GATCATCTCCTACATCCAACGTCGACACGGATGGGATATGGAGATTCTGGCCGATCGACGCGAAGTCGAAGAAATGCTTTTCAAACGGTTCAGCCGGTACGACGAAGAAATGTGGGAAAAAGTCCTCAACACGGATGCTATTTCCGACCTACACCATGAGGTGTACAAACTGTCCCAAACCTACATCGGTTATGCGATAGATGAAGTCTTGTCAGAGGAGGATGTTGATGGCGAAGAAGACGGGAATCACCCAGAGTTTGATTAGTCTTCCGAATCCAAAGAATCCAGAGGGTCGCCCTCAATAATCTGAAGTTTCGCCGTAAACTCGTTGTTTTCGGGGTTATCAACGGAAAGAATCTGAAGACCGAGAGCCTCAATCATCAGGTCTGCCACCTCACCCATATCTTCCTCAAATACCGCAACTTCCTCATCGGTTGTCTCGTCGTCAACCGCCAGGGAAACCATGATTTCGGTCAAAACTTCGTGGATTAGCAAACGTGCTTCTGCCGGGGTTTTTGTAGCCATGCTTGTGATTCTAACCAGGGTTGGGTAGTATGACCGTAAGTCCGTTCCGATTGGCGGGACGGCAAAACACACTAGGAGGATCCGAAGTGTCAGCATCACCGGTAACCCTGGTCGGCAACATAACAGCCGACCCGAAGTTGGAGTTCCTTGCAAATGGAAGTGCCAAACTTTCATTCAGCATCGCCTGCAACCATTATTGGACAGACCAAAGCGGCGAAAAGCAGGAGAAGACGTCGTTCTTCAACATCGTCGCATGGCGCACCCTCGCAGAAGACGGCGGTAACACGCTGGCCAAGGGAAGCAAAGTTGTTGTGACTGGTCGTCTGGAACAGCGTTCGTATGAGGATAAGGAAGGCAACAAGAAGTCGATCATCGAGGTTGTCGCGGACAACATCGGTTTGTCGGTTTACGGTGTCGAGTCGTACCAGAAGAAGGAACGTTCCCAGGGAGTCCCGTCTTCCGCCACTCCGCGCGCAAAGACCGCAACCCGTCCGAGTGTTCCGATGAAGAAGGTTCCCGCCCAGCAGACGTTGGCTGAAGAGGAAGAGCCGTTCTGATGTCGTTCATGCTGGATTATGGCGACGACCAGCCTGAGGAAAACGACGACTGGTTTAGTGAAGCAAAGCAGAGGTGGGCTGTTGTTGCCATCTTTGTGGTGGCAATCGTTATTGTTCTTCGCTTCGTCTGACCAACAGGTGAAAGGAGAAAGCCCCCCGATAAACGCATCCCGTGAGATGCTTCGGGGGACTTCTTCTTATTTGATTACTTGAACTTGCATCGGTTGTGATGCAATCTTGTCTCGCAACTGTGCGAGTTCTGCGTTCATCGCAGGTTTGTTGTTCATTGAGTGTGCGTAGTTTGCGAACTCCGGTTCAAAGAACATTTCGTGCAAGTCAAGGTGATCGCCTTCTTCGTCGGTTGCACCGCAGATTACGATGTCGCCAACGAGGAGTTGGTTGAAGATTGCGCTCACGCACGCATTGGGGTCTAACTTGTCAATGAGTCCTGTGTCGTGTACGTATGCGGAGATGTTCATGTCTGGTTGACGGACAACATCGAACCATCCACCAACGACTTCCCAGATTTTTTCACCCGCCTTGTCGCCAAGTTCAATGGGTTCTGTTTTGCCGTTTGCCCTGACAACGATTGCTTTGCTCATGTTTGCTCCTAGTTGATAAGTAGGTTTATTGTTCTGATTATCTGGAAGATGATTGCGATTATGGATACCGCAAGCATCGTGTAGAAGATTTTACGCATTGGGTGTAACAGACTTAGAGAACTCAACGTCAAGGTTGAGTTGCCCGTCGGGTGCGTAGAACTCTTGGTATCCACGCTTCACTTTGGGGTTGCGTAGTGCCACGAAGTTCACCCGAAGGTTCATGGGTAGGGTTGCGACCCAATCGCATGCTTCTTTGCCGTTCATGAACGGCCCGTACAACTTGTCTCCGTGCATGCCTGGTTGCGGAACTCGTGCGATGAGAACAGTATTTGGGTACTGTGCTTCCATTTGTGCACGGAACTCGTCGAAGGTTGGTTGGTTTTCAGACATCGTAAATCAAAATGCTTTCTTGACCCATCCCGTCTCTACCGAGGACGTTTACCTCGGTTTCGCCGATGTGCCATGTTGCTCGTGTGTGATGGTGACCACATACTACGACATCCGGTTGAACTTTGTCAACGATTTCGCTGACTAGTGCGCGTTGTGAGACGCTTACTGGGATGTCGTCTTTGTATGAGATTTCTTTGCCGAGTGGTGCCTCGTGGGTGACGAGGATGTCTACATGCTGGTCGGTGAGAAGGTCAACATGGTATGGGTTGATTAGTTCACCTCTCCACCATGACATGCCTTCTTCTCGTTGTTTCCAGTCAACGCTGTACGCACCGCCGTATCCCATGAAGGTTGTGTCGCCGATCTTGAAACGACATCCACGAGGTATCCATCGCACCCACTTATTGGGGGTGTCAATCGGTTCGTTGTCTCCGTGTTCTTCTTTGAGTTCGTGGAGAATGTCGTGGTTTTCATGGTTGCCGTCTACCCACAGGATGTGGATGTTGTGCTGTTCTGCCATGCGTGCGACGTTGTTTACGAACTTGCGTCCACGAGGAAGGTGTACCCAGTATCCGAAGTCACCACACGCAATGATGTGTGTGCAGTCAGACTTGTGTGCGGTTTCAATGACCCATTGTGCGTGGTCAATGTCTCCGTGTATGTCTCCTGCGAAGAGAACTCGTTGGTTCTCTTGTATTGGGTTGTGTAGTTTCTTCATAGGTATCATTTTATCGGCTCCACAGATAAATGTCAACCTATCCCCAAAGAGTGTAAGGGGAGCCTAACTACCCGCCAGAGCAAGCAAATACGGCTAATCTTGACACATGGCAACAAATCTCACAGACAAAATCATCGCCACCCAAATACCCGAAGAAATCATTGCCCTCATCGTCGCCGTCGGATCAGACAAAACAATCGACAAAAACAACCAGGAAGTCAAAGAACTCCTGCCACATCCGGCAGTCGTACGTGCAGTAATGGCAGAAGCGGGACTCGCAGCAGCATCACCGGCACAAGACCTCGACCAGGCTGACGCGTGGATCCGGGAACAACGCGACTGGCAAACACGTGCAATGCTCGTGCAAGCCCAACTCCAAGAACAGTTCCCCTTCACCAAAGAACAAGCAACAAAAGGAAACCTTCCCGTTTGGGCAGTAGAACCGTGGGCAACCAAACTCCTTTACCAATGGGCAGACGGACTGCAAGAAGCAGTACTTCAAGCCGAAACATTCCTCCTCAACAAATAAGGCGACAAACATGAGTGACTTCCCGGAAGACAACATCGAAGCAGCAATGGATCGAGTAGCAGAATCAATAGTCCCGACTCGATCGAAAAACACCGGCACGGCAAAAGGCGAAACGGCCCAAAGCCAAATCCTGATACGTGCATCTTCAGAGGATCACGAGTTAATCAAGAAAGCCGCAGCCTTCCTCGGAATCTCAATGTCGGAGTTCGTCCGAAAGACAGCAGTTGAGAAATCCCGTGAACTTATTGAGTGCCAACACCCTCGGTCACACAGAAAGTCATACCCGTGGAGCGAAGTCTGCCTCAAGTGCGGTCAACGACTCAGGGACGGCGACGGTCATACATACATGACAGCCAAAACAAAAAAGAAGTGAAGAAGCAGAGAAAACCACTAAAAAGAACACCCCTCAAACGGTCGAGCAAACGGATCAACCAACGTTCAGCGAAACGCGAGAAACTGTACGAATCCCGGAGGCCGTTCGTGGCGGGACTTCTGGCGGAGTTCCCCTGGTGTCAAGCCTGCCCGGTGTTTGCCGGACACGACGGAAAAATCACATTCGTTCGACGCAAAGCAGTTGACGTACACGAGTTGATTCGCAGGTCTCAAGGGGGAAGCATCTTGGACAGGGAGAACTGCATCACCGTATGCCGTCCTTGCCACAGGCGCATCGGAGAGCACCCACAGTTGGCTGTTGACCTCGGTTTGGCGAAACGGTCGTGGGACAAATGAACACGATGGGGTTGGACTTATCCCTCACATCTACAGGTGTGTCTATCGGAGGGGTCACTCAAAGTATCCAATCGGATACCCGTGGCGTTCACCGGCTGCAGCACATCAGAAATCGAATAATCGAACTTGTTGTCGAACATCAGATCACATTGGCCGCTGTCGAAGGTTACTCTTATGCGTCCCGCCACTCGCAAGCACATTCGCTTGGCGAACTCGGCGGCGTCATCCGGCTGGCCCTGTTCGAGAACGACGTAACATTCATCGTCATTCCCCCTACATCCAGAGCGAAGTTCGCTACAGGTAAAGGAAACGCAGGCAAACCCGAGGTGTTGTCAGCGATTTCCGCTAAAACAGGCATCGTTTGGGCTGGTGGCGACGGGTCGGACAGATGCGACGCCTGGGTTATGGAGCAAATGCTTCTTGTAAAACTGGGGCAAAGCAGTTACGATTGGTCGAAAGAGCAACTCGATGCTCTCGACAAGGTGGACTGGACGGGACTCACAGATGGCTAGATTGCAACCAATCTCACAAATCGAAATTGAATCAGAAATAATGCGACTTATGGGGATGCTCGAAGAGGAAACCGAAGCATTCGAAACGTTGGCTACAGACTGCGCCAAAAAGGAGGCGTTGATGAAGGCGAACTGGGCTAAGGAATACCTGTCTGCGAAGGGCTCCATCAAGGAACGGGAAGCGTGGGCTGACTACAAACTGTCAGACGAAGCCTACGCATACAAGATTGCCGAAGCACTCGTCAAAGCCAAACGAGAAAAGTTGCTTTCCGTCCGCACATCACTTGACGCACTCCGGACATTGAACGCGAACGTACGTGTGCAGGTGAACCCGTGAGCAACATCCACGAATCAATCCGGCATCTGGCCACCCCTATCGACAAGTTAGTCCCGCTTCCCGGCAATCCCCGGAAGGGCGCAGTCGAAGCAATCATGGCTTCGTACCGGGAGTTCGGCCAAGTGAAACCTGTCGTAGTGAAAGCGAACGATGATGGCACCTCAACGGTTATTGCTGGCAACCATCAAGTTGAAGCGTGCAGACGGCTCGGCTGGACAGAGGTGGCGGTCGTACAGTTCGCTGGTAGCGACGTGGACGCAATCGCATTCGCTCTCGCAGACAACAGGACAACAGAACTCGGCACAACAGACAACACTCTTCTCTTTGAAATGATTGACATGGCTGAAGAGCACATGGAACTGTTTGAATCACTCGGCTGGGACGACTTTGAGTTCGCCTCCATGGAAGACAACTACACATCCACAGACGACGGCACATACACCCCGCCTGTGATGCAGACAATAGACACAGCACCTGTCGCACCACAACCATCACCCGTAGTCACCCGTGACGCTGACGGCGAAACCACCCTCTCAGCACCTGAATCAGTTGACACAAACACAGCAGTCACACAAGGCGCACCTGCAGTAGTCAACAACCCCTCAAAAGCGGTAGTCCAATACACGCTTGTATTTGACTCAGCAGAGCAGCAACGCAAATGGTATGACTTCATACGCTGGCTGAAAGCAGACGCAGGCTATGACGGCAACACCACCGCTGAACGGCTACTCAACTTCCTAGACAGTCACGCAAACTATTGACATCCGTACACCCCCAAAGTAATATGAGGGTATGGCAAACAACGACTACTACTGGTCAGGCGCATTCGACTGCAAAGACTGCGGAATCCACACAGGCGAAGCACACGAGTACTACATGGTCAACAACGACCTATGGAAACAACACGGCACAGAACAAGGAATGCTATGCATCGGATGTCTAGAAAACCGGATGCAACGACAACTCACAGCAGACGACTTCACAGACTGCGCACTCAACAACGGAATCTACGGTCAATCACCACGACTACAACAACGACTAGGGCACCCATAAACCACCCGTAAGCCTCAAAACGAGGCAACACAACAATCAACTAATCGTTCTCAGGGAAAACCTGCACAGGTGCAACCTTACAAAAAGTCACATACGAATCAAGAATCGCCTTCACCAAACCACCAATCCTCTCACCAGACTCAACAACAGTCTCACTAGGGTCAAAGAACACAGGATGACCAACATCATCCAACTTATACTGCACAACCTTCACCCGTGACTCACCCGACCACGACATCGTAAACACACACAACGCCTCAACAACATCAGTAAACGGATTAGACGCAAACTCCCTCGCCAAATCCCCACGCACATACTCACCAACACCATCAACAGGACGCTCACGAAAATACACGTCAGTCACAAACGACAACGAATCAAACCTCTTCACCCCAGACCGATACGCCAAACGCAACGCCTCAGGAAGATTCTCAACAGGATTACCATCCAAACCAGACTGCAAACCAACCATCTCATCACCATGCTCAAACACAAGAAACGACTTCAAATCAGACGAAACAGAATCCTTACAAGACTCCAACTTCATCGCCTTCGCCACACCACAAACACGCTCAACAGTCACATCAATATCCATAAAAACAGTCTACAAAAAGAAACCTAACCTGTCAACCCCCACCACCACAAACACCCCCCCCACCCAACCAAAACCAGAAACCATCGACAACAAGCAGCGACAACAAGCAGCGAAATAAACGGGACTGCAACCCCTGGAACCGGAGATCAGGCCGTGGGCGGTACTGCGCTATTTTTTGGGGGTGTTGGTTTTGTTTTAGTTTTTCTGTTTGGGGTGGTGAGTTTGTCTGCTTGTTTGATTGCTGTGTCGAGGATTTTTTGGGCTTGTTCTAGTTGTTTGATTTCTTTGGTGAGTTGGGTGATTTCTTTGTCTAGTTGTTTGATTTCTTTTGTGATTTGGGTGATGTCGGTGTTTGTTGTCATGGGTTGATGCTAGTTGGTGTTTTGTTGTTTTGGGTGGTTTGGGGTGGGTGTTTTTTGTGGGTGTGTTGTGTTTGGTTTAGTTTATCTAGGTGGGGAGGGGTGAGTGATTGCCCGCCGTTTTAAAAATTTTTTTTGGGGTCTTGTTGTCGGTACGCTTTTGGTTATGCCGTTTAAGGATGTTGCGCGTAGGCGGGAGTGGGAGCGGGATAGGGCATGGAAGCGTCGAACGCAGGCTCGTCGTGATTATGAGCGGGAGAGGCGTAATAGGAAGCGTGTGGAGGTGTACATGTTGTTGCCTGAGCCTGAGCGTTCAAGAAGGTTGGAGGCGAATGCCCGTCGTCGTGCGTTGAATATGCGTTGGGGTGGGCGAGATTGTTAGGGCTGGTTGAGTTGGTTTATGTGGATGAGGCGTGTGTTTTGGGGGTCGTAGTCTGAGGGGGTTCCTTGTTCCCATGCGTCGGTTTGTTTTATCCATCCGTAGATGGTGACTTCTCGGAATTCGGGTGGGGTGGGTTTTGCTACGAAGAGTACGAGGTTGGGGATGTTGTTTTGGTGTTGTCTGACGGCGGCGGTTTCTCGTGTTCTGAGGCGTCGGACTTCTATGTTGGCGCCTACGTCGGCGATGTGGCGGTATTTTTGGTGTTCGGTGTGGTGCCATACGTGTCCGGACCAGTAGCGGTTTGTGTGTTTGGCTACGGCTAGTTCGCAGATGGCGGCTGCTACTAGGGCGGTTCGGTTGTCTTCTTGGAGTTGTTTGTTGCCGTAGTGGGGTGCGTCGTGTTTTCCCCAGTTTGCGGTGTATCGGCGTATGCCTATGTTGCAGGCGTGTTCGTATTCCCAGGGTTCTAGTGTGATTGTGATCATTTGTGGCGTTTTTTGTGGGTTTGTGTTACTTGGTTGATGGCGTGGAGTCCTAGTAATGTGATTTTGTATTCGAAGATTTTTCCTTGTTGTTGGCGGTGTTCGGTGTGGGGTAGGGGTTTGCGGGTGAGGTAGCCGAGTTTGTGGAGTTTGGTGCACCAGTTGCTGATTTGTCTGCTGGTGTAGCGGTGTTCTTGGAATTTGCGGTAGTCGTTGATGGGGAACCATTCTTGGTTGGTCATTCTGGAGCGCATGGAGGCGTAGCAGAGGACGGTGTAGGTGCCTTTTCCGTAGGCGACGAAGGTGGAGGGGTGGGTTAGTGGGGTTTTGGGTTGTGTGTTTTTGGGTTGTGTCTTTTTTTTGCTTTTTTTTCGTGGTTTTGGTTTTAGGGTTTCGCTGAGGTTTATCATGTTGGTTTGAGTGTATTGCTTTGTGGTGGGTTTTGCTACTAGTGTGGCGGTTATGACTGATCATGTTTTTGAGAAATTTAATGGTGTTGTTGTTTGGGATGATGCGGCGCGTGTGGCGACTGCGGATATTTTTGGGTATGCGTCGGGGTTTAAGCGGTCTTCTGCGGTGATTGCTGATTTGCGTTCGTTTTTGGATGCTGCGATTGGGTTGGATTTTGATGCTGGTAATCGTACGTATGAGGCTCGTTATGGTTCGTGGCGTGAGGTTGGGGCTGTTGCGGTGTTGTTGGCGAAGAATCTTGGTGTGGTGTTGGATGTTGATGTTGTGTCTGGGACGTTGGTTCGTAAGCAACGTGATTATGGGCATGAGAATATTCGACGGTTTGGGTCGCAGGGTTTGTTTGTGCGGTTGCATGACAAGGTTGCCCGGTTGGAGAATTTGTTGTTGTCGGGTGCTGTTCCTGAGAATGAGTCGTTGCAGGATAATGTGATGGATGTGGTTGGGTATTGTGCGATTGGGTGTATGTGGGAGGCTCGGGTATTTTTGTTGCCTTTGGATAGGGCGGCGTAGTGTCGCATCATAAGAAGAAGGCGACGAATAAGCGGACTTTGGATAGGGTTCGTTTGGCTGGTACTCCGATTGTTCCGAAGGGTTTTAAGCCGTTTGTGTTGTCTGGTATGTCATCTGAGGATGATGTTGTGGAGTTTTTGCGTAAGGGGGTTGAGGCTGGTGATAAGGATGCCGAACTTCTTTTGGATTTATTGAAAGTGTTGACAGTTAATGATTTGATTGTTGAGGGTGTTATTCGTATACAGAAATAGGCCCTTGGTTCTGTTTAGTTTTTAGGGTTGGGGTGTGTGGGGTAAACTTGGTGGGTGGCTGATGAGATTGTTGATGATGCGTCGGTGAAGTATCCCGGCGAGTTTATTTTGGGTGTTGTGCGTAATTCTTTGCGTCGTCGTCGGAGACGGAAGCGTTTTTCGTTTAAGTCAACTGGTTTGGATGCGAATGCTTCTGTGCATGACTATTTTTATATCCAAAGCAATAGTCATAGTAAAAGCGCTTCTCCTTATACGAATGATGCGTTGCGTGAACGGTTGAAGAATCGAATCATGGCTGGTTCTGAGGGTGGTCGCCCTGGTCAGTGGTCTGCTCGTAAGGCTCAGTTGTTGGCTGTTCGTTATCGTGCTGCTGGTGGCGGGTATAAGAAGGGTAAGAAGCCGACGAAAGCGCAGAGGTCTTTGCGTAAGTGGACTCGTGAGAAGTGGCGTACTTCTGATGGGAAACCGGCTTTGAGGGATGGTCAGATGCGCCGTTATCTGCCTGATAAGGTTTGGGGTAAGTTGACGCCTGCCCAGAGGTCTGCCACGAACCGTAAGAAGATTCAGGGTGATGGGCAGGGTCGGCAGTTTGTCCCTAATACGGAAGTTGCACGAAAGAAGGGTAAGGCGTACCGCAGTCGGACACGCTGATGTTTAGTGGTAAATAAGAAATCCGCCCCACAACATGACATTCTTGAAATCAAGAGGGTTGGGGAATGGGGCAAACTTGAATATCACCACCGTTTGACTTGTGGTCATGTGGAGGTGCGTAAACGCCCGTCTAAGGCCCCTAGGATCGCTTGTGCGTGGTGTGTGGTGGCTTCCGAGAAGCAGAGGGAGTTGAAGGCTTTAACGATTGTTCAGCCTCCGGTTTTGGAGGAGGTGTGGGATTTTTATGATGATTCTGTCGTTGATGAGGTGATGGTCGCCGATTTGCGTTCTGGGGTGGCTAATGCTTTGGGTTGTCCACAGGAGAATGTGGAAGTTGTCGCAACTATTGACGACGACGGTAATTTGCGAGTTAATTACGTGTCGGTGTTTTTAGATTATTCGCAAGCAAAAAATATTGCTTCTAGCGGTGCCTCTGTTGTTGACATTTCTGGGGGCTGACCAGTAACCTGATTCCACACAAGGGGGTTCTGTGGAACAGTCAATTTATCGGGCTCTTAATTTTGATGTGAATCAAGCGGCCTGTCGTGGTTCTGACATCAATCTTTTTTATCCGAATACGGCATACAAGAACAGTCGTGGTGGTTCGCGGTTTTATCAAAATCAGGCTATTGCGATTTGTTCTGGTTGTTCAGTGAAAGATGAGTGTCTTGAATATTCTCTTCATTATGAACCGTGTGGTGTGTGGGGTGGGAAAACAGAAATTGAGCGTGACATCATCAGACGCCAGCGAGGTATTTCTTTGCCGGCTGATTGTTATCTTCCTGATTCGGTTAAGCGGGAACGCAGGCGTTATAGAATCCCCGTCATGAATCAGCGGGTTGAAGAGTGAGCGACATAGTCGCTTCGCAGACCGTTGAGTCTTTTCTTTCTCGATTGAATGGTGTTCGCCGTACTGGTACTGGTTGGCAGGCACGATGCCCTTGCCGTAACGATGACGATAATCCATCTCTGTCTATTGGTCAGGGCAAGGACGGTCGTGTTCTTGTTAACTGTCACCGTGGTAACGGGTGTGATGCTATTGAGATTTGTTCATCTTTGGGGATGAAGGTGACTGATTTGTATCCTCCGAGGCAAGAGGAACGAAAACTTACGCTTGTCGCAACATACGACTACCGTGACGAAACTGGTGCGATTGTTTTTCAGAAACAGCGTTTTGTTGACCAGTGGGGTAAGAAAACTTTTAAGCAGCGTCGTCCAGACCCTACGAATGCAAAGAAGTGGGTGTACAGCCTTGATGGTGTGGACAAGATTTTGTATCGGTTGCCTCAGGTTGCGCAGGCTAGGCGAGATGGTGAAGTTATTTGGTTGGTGGAGGGTGAGAAAGATGCGGACACGCTTGTTGGGCTCGGTTTGTGTGCGACGACTCCACCGAACGGTGCGGGTAAGTGGCTTGACATCCACACCAAAGCGCTTGAGGGCGCAAATGTGTTTATCATCGCCGACAACGATGAGGTTGGCAGGGAGCACGCTGTTGATGTCGGAAATGTTCTTGTCAAGAACGGATGCACTGTATCCACTTGGATACCTCCAAAGGGATTTAAAGATGTAACCGATTTGATTGAGGCTGGCAACACGATCGATGATTTGGTTGAGTTGAAAGATGCCGAGCCTGTTGAGTCAGCGTCAAAGGAAGTTGAGACAGAAGAGGTAAGTGATGTTGCGGTGGAGAACGCAACAACCAAGATGTCTTCTCTTGCTGAACAGATTGACAAGGTGTTGAATCGTGATGATTTGTCGGAGGACACCAGAATTTCTCGTGCCTCAATGTTGTTGTTGCAGTACAACAGGGAAGACGACTACGACAGAGGGAAACTTGTTAACTGGCAAGAGTTCCTCATGGAGGAAGTTGATGAGGGTTTTGATTGGGTTATCCCAAATCTGATTGAGCGTGGTGAGCGAATCATGGTTGTCGCCGCTGAGGGTGTCGGTAAAACGATGTTGGCTCGGCAGGTTGCGATTTGTAGTGCCGCTGGAATCAACCCGTTCACTATGTCAAGGATTAAGCCGATTAGAACTTTGACTATTGACCTTGAAAACCCGGAGCGGATTATTAGGCGAACATCCACTTCAATTATGGGTGCGGCTAAACGTTTCGGCTATGCGGATTCTATTGATGCACATATTTTGATTAAACCTGCTGGTGTTGACCTTCTTCGTGCGTCAGATAAGGCAATCATTGAGGAAGCGGTGGACAAGGTAAGACCAGACCTTTTGCTTATTGGTCCCGTGTATAAGGCTTTCATTGACCCTGGTGGCAGGACTTCTGAGGCTGTAGCCGTTGAGGTTGCGAAGTATTTTGACATGATTCGCGACTATTACAACTGTGCTCTTTGGCTTGAGCATCACGCCCCCTTGGGTTCTTCGATGGCTACCCGTGATTTGCGCCCGTTTGGTTCTGCGGTATGGTCACGCTGGCCAGAGTTTGGTATCGCTCTTCAGCCAGACCCAACATCAGTTGGTGAATATGTTTACGATGTTCGTCACTTCCGTGGGGCGAGAGACCAACGCCAGTTCCCCATCAAGATGAAGCGAGGTAAGGTCTTCCCGTTTGAGGTCATTGAATTCAATAAGATGTCTACATGACGGAAAAGGGTTTGACGCGCGAGTTTCTTGCGGAACGTGATGTCCGCATCTTCAAGATGCGTCAGGCTGGTGTGCCCATCACGGAGATTGCCCGAAGGTTTGGGGTTACATCAAATTCGGTTAACTCGTCAATTAAGAGGCAGTTGAACAAGTTGAGCCAAGAAGCGCTTCTTGCCTACCCTGAGGTGCTACAGATGGAATTGGAGCGTCTGGACGCGTTACAGCAGGCAATCTGGCCCCTTACGCAGCACCGCAAGGTGAAGATGGATGATGGCACCGAGGTTTCTGTTGAGCCAGACATCAAAGCGGTTTCAACTGTTTTGTCAATTATTGACAGGCGTGCAAAGTTGCTTGGTATGGAGCAAACCAGTGTCCACGTGAATATGGACGTTCGTGATTCCACTCAGAATATTCGTGCTGCGTTTGCGAATGCGCCGGGTGTTAAGGAAGTGGAAAAATTTGATCCAGAGTCAGAGGCTAAGAAGTTGCTTGCCGTGATGCGGGAGGCTGGGGTATTGCCAGAAAATGTTGTCAACGAGTTGTTGGGCAATATTCCTGCTTTGAGCGAGTCATATATTGAAGATGCGGAGGTCATTGAGGATGACGAATCATCTGACTCTGGCGATTCGGGCGCTTAATCTTTATCCTGTTTCAATTCATCAGACTCGTTATGGCGGTACTTACGAGGGTGATGATGCTCTTTGGTTCGCTGTTTCGGGAGATGTCCCCGAGGATGCTGTCGGTGACGATTGCGAGTGTTTGGATTTTTGGCTTTCTGACGATTCACTGCTCGTGGGTCGAGGCAGGACACCGAATGAAGCCCTTGTCAATCTGATTCAGCGAGTAAAAGGTTTCGCTGAACTTCCATAAATCAATTATAGATTATTGCCGTGTAGCAGATGGCACATATCATTTTGACCGATTGTGCAACGGTTCACTATCATTTATGTAATAATATTCGGATGCCTATTTTAGTACTTTTAATAACTGTTGGAATTGTTGCAGTATCACATGCTTTTCTGATGAAGTCTGTTAGCGAATACAGTGAGTACGGGTCAAACCCGACACAGGACTGGCGTAATTTCGAAGCCAGCAAGACTGGTTCCCGAGTTAACTTTTTTTAGTTACTTTCTACCCCAGTTATATGGGTGTTGGTTGAAAAAGACTTCTTCGCTGAAGTCGGTGGTGATAATCATGTGCTCATCAAATATCTGTTGCGATGTTGGCGGACATCTATCTACCACTAGCGTTCTGAGTAGCCACCTGTCGGTTCCGTCGTAGCGTGGTTGAAAAGACTTGCGACCATGGATAGTTTTCCGGTTGTCAAGAACTAGAACATCTGCGGTTTTTAGAGCAATCTGTTGAATATGATTCGGGATTTCTGTTTTTAGATTTATCAAAGCAACTTCTGCGTCATCATCAATCCCGCGCATCAGGAACTCATCAAAACACATTTCAAAACCATCTTCGGTTATTTTCAGAATTGGCATTGTGATGACCTGGTCCGGCTCTCCGTTCTGCCGGAAACTGTCATCAACTGATGTTATGTATGCATTCCGACATAGTTGACTGATTGTCCAATCGTCAAGACCAGCGACAATATCTTCAACGATTGCATATGTCGTAAACGCTTTTGAATCACCCCTCAGGCACATCAGCAAAAGATGTGATGGCTTGAACGGGTGAAATGCTGTTTCCGTGTGAAGTTGCAAATCTATTTTGGACGATGAAGATATTTGAGAAAACTCAGTCCTTGGATTCGGACAAATTGATTGAACCAATCGACCATTTTGTTCCTGTTTATACCCAGTCGGTATTCCGTAATGTCTGGAGAACTTAACAAGTAAATCGGTTGCCTGCTTTATCTCATCTAACTTTGTCAACGGGGTTATCGGGGTCGGCGGGATGTCACCTATTAGCGCACCCTCAATCAGAGTTACGGGATTCATCACCTCTCTCCGCGTGATTTACCTTTGCTTGGTTGCTTCTTGCCGACTGGACCATGCAAATCATGAGTACGGAGAGGGTGACCGAACGGCAAACGTGTTCGTTTGCGCCCAGCCTTCGTTCCGGGAACAATCTCAACTTCTTTTGTGATTGGGTTTATCCGTTCACGCTGTTGTGGGCCTCGTGAGAGCCCCTTTCCACGTTTCTTTCCCATTACCTATTGTCCCCGCTTCCGTGGAGAGTGTTTGCTTCTTGCCGCTTTGACAACTTGTCAATGTTGGTTCTCGCAACAGTCGCCATGTTGACTTTTAGTAATGTGCAGAGTTCTGATATATACCAAAGAACATCACCGATTTCAGCCTGAAGCATGAGGCTCTGTTCATCTGTCAGTTCCGAATTGTGGTCACGAATAAGTTTCTTAACCTTGCCAGCAACTTCACCAGCCTCAGAAACTAAACCGAGAGTTAGATACTCAAGAGCCTGCTCTTTGGGGTATACGGCTGTAAGTTTCGTCCTGAATTGGTAGTTTGCAAAATCCATGTCGTCCACTTCCATGATGTTTTCCTACTAAATGTCGTCCCTATAAAAAATTTCAAAACCAGTATCAATCAGACCAGATGCGAGGGATGAGAAATACGATTCCCGATCAATCGTTTCCTCGTCCAGCGGAACTGGGTCAAGTTTGAGCGATGCCTTTAATGTTGCAGGATATGTTAAATCACGGAACACATCAAGACCTGCATACCAAAGCGGGCTATTAAATGTCACCTTTCTGCCAAGTTCAATTTTGTAAGGCAGGGAAATAAATGTTGCGTCTTCTGATGAAATCTGAGTAAAAGAAATACATTCTTTTACAGGGGAGTCTGGTTCTGCAAAAAGTTCTGCGAGATTCTGGTCTTTCGTGTCTGAGGGGCTCATTGAGCAGTATGCCTCAGCAATAAACGTGAACTGATCCACGCCCCATCCACGCCTCATGATGCATGCAGCCTTTGTGAGAGCCTCAATCCGCTTGTCTCGTTCCATCTGGTGCGTTTCTCGTAACTGCATGATGCAGACAAGTTCGTCATTTTTCCAGCAGAAGAGGTTGATATTTAGGTCTTCGCCAATCCCCTCTTCTTTGATTGTCAATGATTTTGCGACTTTCGTGGATTCGACGGCAAGCGCCAATTTGTCAAACTCTGTGGCGTATTTACCTGTCTGCATACAGGAATACGGTACTCCATCTGCATGCCCACCAACGGGAAGGGGGTTGCATTTTGGTGGTATCTCTCTCAACTAGTGTCTTCACTATGGCATCAAAGAAAAAGACACCAACAAAGAGCAACAAAAAGAAGACAACAACCAAGAAGAAGGCTGCTCCCAAGAAGAGCCGCCCTGCCTCAACATCGACAGCCAAGGCTTCGGTCGCTAAGGCACAGGTTGAGGTCGCTGCTGCTGTCTCCAGTGTTGAGCCGGTCGCTAAGGAAGTGGCAGGGAATGTAGTCGTTTACGCAAACGATGTGAAGTCCAAGTCGCTCCGCCAGCGCGTCCTCGCCTGGTTCCGCAACGCACAGTAACTTTTCCTATCGCAGATAGGCAAGGTACATTTGCTGTTTTGTGCTACCCCGAAATGGGTTGCCGCACAACGGAAATATCTATTCTGTCGGCCAGTTGACGTAAAAGTTTTACGCCCTGTGCTGTCTCATGCATAGAGCACCAGTCCTCTAGCCCGCTATCAATCATTGCTTCAAGGTACTCAACACCAACTAAAAATTTGGCGATGTTCGCTTTAGGAACACCATACTTTTCGATATCGGTTTCTTCCTTGTTCAATAGTTTCTCTGATGCTCCGCAGGCAAGCAACAGTGCGCCGACAATATCTACAGACTTTGTGTATGGGTCATATGTCAGCGTTTTGGACATCCCGCGGTTCTGCAGGATGTCAGACGCCTGTCTGTATATGCCATGCACGCCCATGTCGTGTAAGCAGAAAAACATGATTAACGAATTGGGCAAGCCCCAGAAGCGCAAGCATCCATATCCAAATCGTCACCCGATGTGTTGCTGAGTTTGATGCTCATGTCAATCTTCTTTGACATTGCGTTGTATTCGTCCTCCGTTATTTCCTCATATGGGGGCAACGGGAAGTTGTGGTCGCTATGCAAAAGGAATGAAACTGACTTTACATTCTCGTCGTAGTTCTTGGACAACCATTCCTTGATGGAGTCAAGTTCGTCCTTCTTGTAATAAACAGTTACGGACACAGCATTGTCTGCCCATACCCTCTGCATTTTTGCGACCCACTCCAACTGTTCAATGGCGGTCATGTTCTTGGCAAGAATGGCGTTATCTGGCGACTTGCACGGGAACTCCACGACGTACTTGGTGTGATCTTCACGACCATCCAATCCGATATCCCACACCACTTTGTGCCCACGCTTGCGCAGCGAGTCAACTAGAGCGTCAGCGGCCCCAAAGCGCACTCGCCGAATGTAGAAAGGTGCAAATGCTGGGTGAATACCCGGTGTGACCCCTGGGAGAAGGGAAAGCGTTCCAGACGGCTGAACAGTGGTCAAACGAACAGACTTCGGCAAATTGTTTTTCGCTGAATACGTTTCGTCATATTCTTCAAGAGCCTTATACGCATTTGACAGCCACCCAATCTGCTGTTCAGTGCACTGGAGGATTCCAGTGATGCTCTGACCTAGGCGTGCATTCTTTCGAACGATGTTTGTCGTCTTTTCGTATGGGTATTCCAGTCTGGTGATTTGCTTCTGGAGCATGTAGAGCAAACGGGAAATTTCTCGTAGTTCTTTCTCCGAGCGAACATTCGGAAGGAATATGGTTGCGAGGTTGCATGATTCTCCGTCACCCAATGCAATCTCTGCACATGGGTTGAATCCCTCAACTGTGTTATCAGCCTTCGCTTCCCCAGTTCGCCCATACTTTCTTGCTAGACGGCGGTTGACAAGACCATAGGGCTCACCATTGCCCGTGTAGCCCTTCCAGAGTTCTGGTTGGATGTGCTCGTAGTAATCGGCATAAATGCTGTTGTTGCTGTTTGCTCGCCATGCTGGGATGTCGCCAGATGCCCAGTTTTTTGCTCGCAAAAACAGCACATCGTCCGGGTCTCCGATAGCGATTTGGGCAGAACGGCGAGACGACCCAGAAACAACAATTCGTCCAATGATGTTGCATATGTCAAGAACATCAATGGAACGCAACTTCTTGCCTTCACGGTTGTGGAACACCTTGGAAATGTCTTCAATGCCCTCCACTAGTGCGCCAGGTCCGCTTGCGGTTCCACCAAACGTCTTCAGTGGGGCACCAAACTCACGAATCAGAATCGTTGAGTACGAGAAAGACTTTCCCGTTTCAAAGAATGATTTCAGGACACTGTGTAGAAGTCGTCGCCACCCTTGGCGGGAGTCTGGGACGATGATGTCAGCATCGTTTGACCGCTCGTGTGTGATTCGTACACCTGGCTTCACTTTTGGAAGGTCGTGAATCTTCGATCGCTCAACGGAAAAACCAACACCTCCACCGAGCATCAAGTAATCGAAAAGAAGTTCAAAATCTTCAATTGATTCAATGTTTGTGAAATAGCAGTTGTTCAGCGATGAGGCGTTGAATTTTTTGATTAGTGGAGTTCCGAGTTGCCATAGTGCGCGACCAGAGAAAGAGCAACGCAGGTTGTAGACATGGTCAAAGATTGATTCCAAATCTTTTTGTGTCCATTGGACGCCGATGTCTACCGCACCGTTTACGCATCGTGAAACTGTTTCAATCCATGTTTCATTTCGATCAAGACCTTCAATTGGTCGAGAGTACGTGCGGAGGTAAACGATTTCTCCAAGCCCACTAAAACCCCACGGAGGTGTTACATGACGGTATTGTTCCAAAAATTCTGGGGTTAGTGATGCCTTGGACATTGATTGCGCCTTTTCTTTCGTAGATAGAATTAGATAAGAGGATAATTATACGCCAGCCCCCTCTTTCAGTAAATTGGACTTACTGATTAATTAGACCAAGTTCACGTGCTGTGGATAAAGGGATTGCTTGCCCTTTTCTGTACTTGAGAACTTTGATTGTTTGTCTGGGCGCAATTTGCTTTTCCTCGTAGATATTTTCTTCCACAACAAACATTTGGTCTTTGTCAAGCGACGGGAATACACCCACTCCGAAAATGCGTTCTGGTGGGATATGGTTTTCTGGAATGCAGTCACCAGTCGGGTGCCCACAAACTGGGCATGGTGAGCGATCTGCTCGAATTAGGCGGATATCTCCGTAGATGTACTCTTCTGACTCGCCCATTTCAAGATGTTACTACACAGCAAAAGGGCGGCACCTTTCGGTGCCGCCCAATCCGCCAGAAGGGGGTTTATTTGTTGGCGAATTTCTTGCTTTTCTTGAGGTTTTCGTACTCTTCCTCAAAAAGTTTCTTGAACTCGGCGCTGTACTTGTTCTCTAGTACGAACCATGCGCGACGCTTTGCTTCCATCCGGCGACGGACTTCTGCCTTGCGCTCTTCCTTACGGCGCTCTCGCTCTTCTGGGGATAGCGGTTTACGTCCTCGGCGTGTTCCGAGTTTCTTTCGCATTTCTTGATATGTAGTCATAGTTTGCTTTCTTGAGTGTTTTTATTTGGCCCTATCGGGTTAGTAAAATAATACGGTGTTAAAAATCTAATTGCAACCCCCAAAAACTCAGATTCTCTAATTACATCCCTGAAATTTGCCGTTCGGGGTGGGGTTGTGTATCGGTGAGCCACTGGTTAGAATAACACCATGAGTTATACACCATTAAAAACACTAGAAATGCCCACTGTACGTAGCCTCAAAGAATCAGCCATAATCTGCAAAGATTTTGATGCAGTTCTTACTGTAGGACCTTCTCCTGTTGAGGTGAAGAAATTCAATCACCCCAACCACAAGATTGTCTCTTTCGCAGATACGGCAAGCCCCCACTATCCGGATTCACCGAAACTGAGCCAAATTCTTGATGCGGTCACATGGGGGATTGGGCAAAGCAATCTTCTTGTCCACTGCCATGCGGGTATATCCCGCTCCACCGCAACAGCGTGGGGCATCGCTATCGGCAACGGGGTGCACCCAGAGCAAGCAATTAAGATGCTATGCGAAGCACACCCAAATGATTTGTCCCTATGGTCAAATAAGGGAGATAAGCGACCCTTTGCACCAAACCTTCTAATCGTGGAACACCTTCAAACTATTTTTGGGTTTAAAAACAACGAACTTAAAACCATTGTCCACAAGTATTCAAGTTGGTACTAAACATGAGCAAACTAAATGTTTTCTATAACAACGATTACACGGCTTCTCCTGAATCTTTTGAGACCACTCGAAAGTCAAAGTTTGTAGCCAAGAGGCTTGCCAAGCATCACGCAAATGATGTCAATGTCGTTGATCCTCGTCATTTTGTACATCAAAGCACAATTGATGAACTCATCACCGCAACACACACCAAACAGTATGTTGACGCACTGAAAACTGGAAAACCATTACACCTTGCAGCATCAAGCGGGTTTGAGTGGGGAGCATCAACATACGATTTTGCCCTTGCGCATGCGCATGGCGTCGTAGCATCAGTTGACTTAGTTATTGAGAACGGTGGTCGTGCTGGGACTCTTTCCTCGGGTCTTCACCATGCATCGCCGGAACATGGTTCTGGTTTTTGCACCGTGAACGGTCTTGCTGTCGGAGCGTTACGCGCCGTGCAACAAGGACGAAAAGTAATGATTCTTGACTTTGATGCACATTGCGGTGGCGGAACAATGAAGCATCTCAATCGAATGATTGAAAATGGACAAATCAATAGCGGAGACATCGTTCAGGTTGACCTGAGTGTTTCTGGATTTGATATGTACGAAACAAATACAGCCAACTACAGGCGTGTCGTTTCACTTCACTCAGACAGCAATATGGGTGACGATGGCGAAGAATCAATATCTGATTCTGGTGACGAATATATTGAGTGGATTACCGATGCTTTGGTGGCTGCTGAACTTCGTTACCAAGACGACATGATTGTTATCTATAATGCTGGAATTGACCCAATAAATGTTGTTGATTTCGGTGACCCAATGGGAGTTTTGGAGCGCAGAGAGGAACTGGTATCAAGTTGGATTGCCGATAAGCCATCAGTGTTCACACTGGCTGGTGGCTACAAGTGGAATGATTTTACGCTTGACGACATTGCGGATGGACATATCATTAACATCGCAATCTGGGCACGACACCTTGCACGGGTAAGCGCATGATTAAACACGGAACATATAACGCCTATACGAATGGTGGATGTAGGTGCGACAAGTGTCGGAAGGCTGCGTCTGACTACATGCGCCAGTATCGGTCAACTGCAAAAGGCAGAGAAACGCAACGGTACTACACTGTTTTAGGAAACAAAAAAGCACAACTAGCATCTCAGTGGGTACAAAAAAATAGACCAGATATTTGGGATGCTATAAGTAAAAAAGCGACAACAATCATTCAGGAAAAACAAGGTAAAGGTGGTTGACCAATGAAAAACTCCTACAATCCACAAGAGGAAATAAGTGATATTTCACAGCGCCTAACTGAACTTGCGGAGACCTACGAAAAACGAATCAAAGCGCTTGAGGAAATGGTCATCTCCATGGAAAAACTTCTCAAAGATATGGCGACAAAAAGTGCTTACTTTGAACGCGGTCAACACCGACTGGGCACTAAGATTGACAACATTGAAGGAACCATTGGGAAAACATTTCCCTCTATTGGAGATACGACGAAATGGACAAAACAGTAAACACTAAGCCAAAACTGTTAAGCCTCTTTTCTGGCGTTGGTGGGTTTGATCTTGGTTTAGAAAATGCTGGCATGGAAACCGTTTTCCAGTGCGAATGGGACAAGCACGCTGCGGATATCCTTCATGCACACTGGCGGGATGTTCCCAAATGGGGAGATATTTCAACCCTAACCGGGAAACACATTCTTGATTGTGCCCCAATCATAGATGTTGTTGCATGGGGGTCGCCATGCCAAGACCTTTCCGTGGCTGGCAAACGTGCGGGGTTGGGTGGCGAACGCTCAGGATTGTTCCACGAAGGTATTCGAATCATCAAAGAAATAAGGGAGTTGACAAATGGAAAATACCCAAGAATCTCTATTTGGGAAAACGTCGCCGGAGCCCTATCGTCCAGCAATGGTGCCGACTTCGGGCAAGTCCTCTACGAAATGGATGAAGCAGGGGCGTGTTTCTCGGAGTGGCGAATGTTGGATGCGCAATACTTCGGAGTCCCACAACGGCGTCGAAGAGTGTTCCTCGTCTCTGTCTTCGATTCTTCAATCGCCCAAAAGTGTCCAGACCCGTTACTACCTGTCAGCGAAGGCGTGCGCTGGGATTCTGCGGCGAGCCGACCGACGGGGGAAGACGCTACCCGAGCGACTGAGCAAAGCCTTGGAAGCGGTAGTGAAGTCGCAAACACCATCTCTGCCAGCCTCTACCACCACGGAACAGTAGTCAATCAAGATGCAAATAATGGGCATGTAGTTGTCAACGAACCGTATACGGTGACAAGTTTTGCCAAATACGAACAAGGTGTTGGAACATTGCGTTCCAATGGTGGCGATTTGGCTGGCGGGTCGGAAACCATACTCGTGGAAAATATTGTGTCCGACGAAAACCAAGAGCGTGTCCAAAAAGCAATCATCATGCGTCAGCGCGAAGGCAAACCCGGTGGTGGCAAGGGGCCGCTATTGTCCGTAGACAAATCGCTTACGCTGGCGGCTAATGCGAATGATCAAACATTGTTCGTAGAGGAACCGATGCTTATTGACGGTCGCCGTATTGATGATGTTCGTGTCTATGAACCTCCAGTGCAAACCTTGCAAGCACGCATGGGTACTGGTGGGAATAATGTTCCTGTCATAGGTTTTTCCCACACTCAAGGTTTGTCTGCACAACCATCCGAATCAGCGTGGCCAACCTTACGGACTCAGGGGGCAGGGATGGCGGTGGCTATCCCAATTCAGGATGGGCGAGATATGGAGAAACACCAAAATGGTATTGGAATCGGTGAAGAAGGCGCCCCTTCCTACACAATTGACCAGACTGGTGCGCAAGCAGTTGCGTATTCAATTCGCGAGGACGCAAAAGCCAATACATTCTCTGCAACGGAACTTGACAAAGCGAACGCCTTGGGTGCGCTAAGACCATCACCCCAATCACATCATGCCCAAATGTTCATTGTTGAAAACACTGGTGGCAACTCGGTTATTCAATACGACGGCTACAACCAAAAAGTAAACGAAGATGATGTGTCTGTGACAATCAGAATTGGTCGTGACTCATCTGACTGTATTGCCCAACCACAAGAAGTCGTTGGGACTCTTCGCAGTGGAGGAGATGGCGGTGTCCCTTCAAGCCGTGGCGAACATCTGGTCATTGACAATCAGGTTCAGGAAGAGCCACTTATGGCGGTGCGGAGGCTGACCCCGCTGGAATGCGAACGACTCATGGGATGGCCAGATGAATGGACCAGATGGAAGTCGGATGGCAGTGAGCAATCTGATACGCACCGATACAAGCAGTGCGGCAACGGTGTCGCTTCTCCGGTCGCCCAATGGATTGGCGAAACTATTGTTCGGATTATCGGCTCTGCCGACGAAAACTAGTTCTTTTTAAATTCGGCCCAGGTCTTATCTCCAACACCGAAATATTCTCTGGCGTAGCCAGATTCGATGATGTCTTTATTTAGACAAGCAGTTTTGGGGTCGTTGATATCTTCCGAAGAATAGATGCGAGCCAAAATTCGCCCGTATTTATCGTTTTTGTCGGGGATTGTGTTCACATACACCCATTTGTGATTAGTCAACCAATCCTTTGTGAAGGCTTTGGCTTTCAAACCTAGTTCTTTTTCAGCCAAATCTTTTGTTCGTGATTCGGGCGTGTTGACACCATAAAGACGAACGCGAATCTTGTGATGGATGTTGAATCCAAGGTCAACCATTAGGTCAACCGTATCGCCATCAACTACATGCAAAACTGTTGCGCCGTACCAAAACCGTTCGCTCATTAGGATTGTTCCTTAATCAAATTTTCTTTGATAATCCACAACTTGCAAATTGCGTCAGCCTCAATCTCACCTTCAACAATTTCGCAGCCTTTGCCACCCTCAAAGAATTCACAATTTGAGCAAATCATCCCCTCTGCTTTGAATGGTGACTTTGCCACATAATGTGCGCCATCTGAACCTGTTCCTTGATTCCATTTCCCAAACTTCTTTGAGATTGCTTCGTACATTTCATACATTGCCTTTTGACGAGGATTCAAGTCGGCGTTGTCTTCTTCGTCAGGCTTCGCAATTACTATGCGGGCATTCTGTAAAAGCGCTCGCATTAGTTCGTGGTTATGCATATCTCTATTATCCCATACAAAGCAAAACCCCCGCCTCAACCCCATGTTTCGGGGTCTTGGCGGGGGTTACGCTTCAAACGGCGTTAGCCGTTATCAGGCAGGTGCTCCGTCGAACGTGACAGCAACGAACGCCTCAGGGCGCTTGACGGCGAGCGCAAGGCGCTGCTCGGCAAGAACCACGATTGCGTTACGGACGAAGAAGTCCGCATGCTGTTCGCTGATTCGGATGGACGCTTGCTCGCGGTCGTACAACTGCGCGCCGGTTCCGAACGCACCGACGAGAGCGGTGCCCTCGGCGATGGCAGGAGTGTCCACGACGGGGATGCGCCACAAACGTGGCTGACCACCGAGTGCAACCGAGACAGCAACGAGGTACTGACCGTTGTTGTCCTTCGACAGTTCGATGTCTTCCCAGTCGTTCGGGTGCAAAACGACACCCGTCGGCTCGTAGTACGCAAGGAACGACAGCGTGGCAGCGCGACGAATCGCGTCAGCCTTGAGGTCGCCCACTGCGCCAGAAGACCAGTCGTAGGTCTGGATGCCCGATGTCTGAAGAACGCCAGTCAGGTTCTCGCCGGTGCCATCACCGTTGAGAATCTGCTCGTCTTCCTGCAGACGGAGACCGTACATCAACTCGTTGTCGATGATCGAGCGCAACTGCGGCTCGTCAGCAAGAACGTTGCGGTGTGCGGCTTCCCAGTGGGCGAGTGTGCGGACAGGAGCCTGCTCACCAACGAATGTGAAGCCAGACTGCGGCTTCGCTGCGAAGGTTGCCGGCGAACCACCACGCTCAGCAACTGCTGCGGCGTTGTTGGTGAAGCCCGTCATGCGGAAGTACTCGATCACTGCTGCAGTGGTCGTGCGGGTTGGGAACAGGTCACGAACGCGACGTGTGCGCATCGGCGGAACGACGATGGCGTCACGCTGAACCGAGCCGAAAGAACCAGGGGTGCCACTCGGCAGTGCCGAGTAGATGTCCTTGGTGCCCCAAGCGCCGGTCACATCGGCACGGTTGACCATGTAAGGCGAAGGCATGTTCGCGCCGTTACGACCCTGGTTCAGAGCCTTGAACTCGTCGGATGTTGTGAACATCTCGCCGAGGCTCTTGGCCTGATACGGAGCCGGAGCGGACTGCGAAGCGACGGCGGCTGCCTGAGCGACGGACTCAGCCGACGACTCCGAACCCCAGCGCTCTGCATCGCGCATTCCCTCAAGACCCTCAATGAGTCCCTTGATTTCGCGAATGTCCGACATGTTGCGGTCAAACGCACTCTTCTGTTCTGCGGAAACAACAACTGTTCCATCTTCGACCTTGAAAGAGTCGGCAATGGTCTTGTTGTCCGCCATCTTTGCGCGAAGTGCACCTTGCAGTTCGCGGAGACGACTGTCATCGAATGACATATTATTCCTCCTACGGAATAGTTTGGATGGGTGATTTGTATTTCTTGTCGCGACTTAGGTAAGCACCCAGTCCAGTAACGTTTAAATTACTGTACTAATGAGAATAACACTTTGGTAGTACTTTAAAATGCAACCCCCATAACGGGCAGTTGTATTTGATATCTTTACAGCCTTTTATACCGTTTAACTACTTGGGGGCAGCACGCAGATTTGTATTTGATACCAAACTCTCCATCATCAAAATTGCCATCTTTCTTGGCATTTTTGGGGTCTTTGGATGGATGATTTGCGGGAATAAGGTCAAAATCTTTCCGCGTTCCCTTCGGCATGGGGGCAGATGAACTCATTGCTTTCAGAAATGTTCCAACCCTTTTCATCGCCTCTTTTTCATCACCAACAGACAAACCACGTAGATAGACAGTCTTCAAATCACGAAGATTTGTTCTGAACAATGGGTTGTCAACATCGGCATTATGACGCCTAACACGGATAGCGAGAGCATTCACTGCCTCGCTGTCAATTGTCGGTATTTTTCGTTTCGGACGGTTTATTTCCTTCTTCTGAATAAAAGAATCCGCTAGTTCTTTCTTCCTCCCACGACGACGACCACGAGGCGAGTTATCGCCACGAATGTTCATCACACGGTTATAGTCGGATCCGTTTGAGCACGGCAACCAAACAATCTTGCCGTCGCGTGCCGTATATCTCCTGATTCCTATACATCCGAGGTTTCTTGAGCGGACACGAGCAGAATCGGGGTTGGTGAATACATCAGGGTCGGTTGATCGACTTACAAAGTTGACAAATCCTTTATGGTCAATGTCTGTTACGTCTTCATCTTTTCCTGCAACTGGTGCAGACATAAGACCGCCACCGTCAATAGTCTCAATCCCAATTACGCCACGCTGACCCAAATTTTCAAACTTGTCGGTTGCAACACATGGTGCGTAGTACCGTTCTCCGCCAAGGATAACTACACGTACTTTTGAGCATCCATTGCGCTTTGATGCAGCAAGAGCCATCCCTCTGTCTTTGTAATATTCTGAAGATTTTGATTCCATTCTCAGCGACCTGTGAACAATCTCGGCCTCTGAGACAAAACGGCTTTTTGCCCCCGCCTTCAGATATTCAGACTTACCTTTTCGGATAGCGACAAACTCGTCGTGAGACGCACAGGGCATCCACGACCCGTCAGCCTCGTGTGCACCACGGCATCCGAGTTGGCGGGCTACACGAAGAGCCTGTTCACGAGAGACTTTCGGTTTTTCACCTTTTGAAGAAAAGGAAACAGATTTCATTAATCTTCTATTTCTATATTTTCCATGGATGAACCCATGAACTCATCGTAAAGTTCATCAATCTTGTCTCTATTCTCTGGCTGGGAAAGGTACCACGCCATCATGTCTGACGCATTTTCATCGTCTGATTCATTTGCGAAGGCAACAGCAATCGTCAAAATACGTTGGCGAAGTTCCGGTGACTCCACATTGTCAAAAAATTCTGCGCGCATTGCAACAATGTCTTCATCTGAAAGTTTCATTATGCCCTGACCCTTCTGTTGCGACGCCTAACTGGTGTCAATGATGTCCTCAAAAGTCTACGGGGATCAGACTCAACTTTTTCTCTAGCGAATGTCAAAATACCGCCACCAATTGGTGCATTAGCAAGGAACCACCCTTTAACCTGAGCATCACGAACCTTATCTTTGCCGCTTCCCGAGACGGCAAAAATCATTTCTTGGTGTGAAACCCGTGGCTTGGTGAGCAATTTCCTCACTAGTGCATATTCTTGGTCGTTGCGAATAAGCCCACCGCCACCAAATTTCTCATAGAAACGAACTTCTTCAAGAAACGATTCAACCGGGAATGCTGATCTTGGCTTATAGCCAACTTTTGCCCAAACAAACTGACCATCCTGAGCGGCTGTAACTTTTGCTTTGGTTACGCCAATTGCTTGGAGACCCATGAAGGCATAGTTGTTGTAAATGGTTGCAATACCATTGTTTTTGTCGGCATCATTGGTGATGAAAAGTGTTCCGTTGTACACCTGCTTGTTGTTCAAAGTTATTGACCTTGACGATGAGCCGACTTTTCGAAGTATCCGACCGTTACTGTCAATTTCATTGAAATTAACCTCAACACTGAAACTTGAACCAGAGCCCCTAACAGAGGCAACGGCGTTGTAGAGTTTCCCGTTTTCTCCAACAATTTTGTCATGCTGATAGAGATTTTTGATATAAGCCTGCTGCTCGGAAGGTTGCAACATGCGGAATGCTTCAGGCGTCATGTCCTTCCACGGCAGGTCGCCATCGCCATGTCGTTGTCTTAGGTATTCACCGATTTTTTTCTTGCGTCGCACAATTCCATCACCAATAACATTTTTGATGTTGTCCGCCACACCCTGCCCGAGTTTCGCTGCTTTTTCATCAAGTTTGAAATCTGGTCGTTGCTGAGCAAAACGAACAGCAGCAATCAAATCGTCTTTGCGTGACTGATACGCACGGTATTGGGCGAGGTTTCCATACTCGCTACTTAGCGACGCAAGGAATTGAAGAACATTTTCGTTTTGGGGAGAATTTTTTATCCTATCTTTTAGTTGTGTAATGCGTTCTAGTATCTGATTTTCGTTCTGTGGAATTGCAAGACGAAGATTCTGGTTAACCCTGTCTGCTATTTCTTGGTTGGTCGCATTTGCATTGATGGAAGCCAGAACTCTCAGCAGTGATCTTTGCATGGCTCTATTTGCAGAATGAACACCCTTCAAATGTTGACCATCCAACCCGTCAACCCAAGCAAATGCCTTTGCCCGCAACTGCTCATCTTGAATTCGATTAACAAAACCTTTAATTTCGTCAATTTCCTTCTTGTCAATACCTTTGATTTCCGCAGCAGCAAATGCTTTCGGTTTTACCCCACCAGCATTTACCTGTGGTGCGTTTGGAACAGTAGGAGGCTCTGGGGCGTTGGGCGCCTGTGGCTCTTTCGGTGCCTTTGGTGCTTGTGGCTTAGGCGCATTGCGTCGCTCATCACGCTCACGAATCAGCCTATTGATCCGGTTTGTTCGCTCGTTATAGTTGATTCGCGCAATTTCGTACTCTTCATTGCGGAGGACAACTAATTCTGCGAGAAGACCTATTTGTTCTTTGCGTTGGTCGTTATCTGGTTGGTTATTTATTAAATCTGCAATGCGATTAAGTGCTGATCGCCTATCCCCACTTCGTCCAGTCATCCTGTTGAGGTCGGCATCTCTTTGTTGATTGAGAAGAGGGATACGGTCTTCACCATACTGTCCAACAACACCAATTACACGAGACTCAATCTCGTTTAGTCTTCCATCAAGTCCACGCAATCGTTGGAGGACGACTGAACGCCTATCTTCGCTCATCGGAAGACCTTCAACAAACTTGCGGACTTTCTCTTCGTTCGCGGCGTTGCCACGCTCTGGAATGTCCGAAAGCAAATCAGTCGCTTTGATTCTTTTTCTGGGCGCAGGTTTTGGCGGTTGCGCACCAGCATCTGGAACCGCATCAGCGTTGGGTCGTTGTGTTGCAACACGCTCGGCCCTCTGCTCCGAAGCAACGCGACGACGCTGGCGCCTCGGCCTTGGCGTAGGCTGAACTGGTTGAGCCTCTGGAGCGTCAACTCTTGGCGCATTTTCATCCGTTCTTGGAGCACCAGGCTGAACAATCTCCCGCTGCATTCGTCGTTGTTCCGATGGACGAAGATTTCCACGGCTTTGGCGTCGGCGTCTTGCTGGTGCTGCTGGTTGTTCAACTACCCGCTCTACACGGTTGCGCCTACCAGCGTTAGCCCCACGGGGTCGTCGTGGTGGGTTGACTACCTCAGTTGACCTGTCATCATCTCGTCCTTCAAGCCGTTCTGCAACTCCTCGAAGACCACGCTCAAGACGACCTGCCCCTCGTTCGGCGTTTTGTAAACGGTTCACCATTCGTTCGTTGCGGCGATTTACTCTCCTGCCGCGGCGACCATCATCAATATTTTCAAGACGTTCACCGATATTTGTTATTGCATTAGCAATACGTCGCGCCACTCCCCAGCCACAGTTTCGTCCAAAGCGATCCGTAATTTGACCGCCATACCGCGTACCGACTGGGCACCGCCAACCTCCACGCCGGTTCGTTCCCGGAATTGACAGATTGGGGTCCCACATTGCCCGTACACGCTTTACCTCATAATTAAATGTTGTTTTGTGTCTTTCCGAAATGAATGCGGACGCTTTGTAGGCAATGATTGATTTTGCTTCTTCTGTTGAAAAAACCGATATTGGGGTGTCAGAAATTGAAACAATAGGGAGCATCTTTTCTTGTTCTTGTGACTCAGATGCTTCTGCTTTCGCTTTTTCTATTGCCGCTGGAAGCAAATTCTGTGGCATTGGGCCGTCAATCCTCATGCCTCTATCTAGTGAAACTGCAAGTTCTGATTTGGGTATTGGGGAATCCTCATATTCGTCAACAAGGGCGCTGACAAGTTCTTTCGCATTCTCTGTTAGGGGCGTGAATTTTGAGCCTTGGCTGGATACAAGCACGGAGAAGAAAGGCTTGTTGTCTCGTGTCCTAACCAGAAAAGCAGTGTTCATTGATTTGCATCTTTCTAGATTGCAGAATAGTGCGTGCGTAGCATCAAAAACGCTATAGAAATCTTACCACTATGTGATATGCGCCGTAGAGCAAGCACGGGGAGACAGATTTTCGGTCAACCCAACACTGGATATGTAACCAATTTCAGAAGTTGTATTATTCTGCCTTTGGTGTTGCCCACGCACTTGCTGTTGCCACTGACTTTTTTGCTCCGTCCGATTCTGGCTCAAAGAAATCAGATGGATTTGGTGAATATCCGTTTGACTCCCAGAATTTCCCTAAGTAGATATAGGCGATGTCTTCGTATTCGTTTGTAGATGTCGCTTTTTCCAATTTTTCAGCGACATTGTTGAGATATGTTTTCGTCTCATCGTCGGTAGAAGGGTTAATCATTATGTTGACTTTCCCATCTTCAATCACAACAACAGAACGAGGCGCTTTACGCTTGTCTACATCATCAAGAAAATAACTTACATATGTTCCATCTTCAAACATTTCTACTCCCTTGATGCTTGAGCGATATTGCGCAATGTTGCTTGGATGTTGTCCCTATTCGCTCTGATTCTATCTTGTGGCATGCCAATCGCTCGCCAATAACGAACCATTTCTGTAACCACATTTGCAATTGTGGCGTCAGACAGATTGCGGAAATTTTGTCTAATTGCCGCCGAATCAACCCTTTCCAGTATTCGTCTAGCATCGTCAAGAGACCTCTGTGGCACGATCCCACGCCCTCCTGCCATAATTCCATGGTCAATCGGCAGTTTCTGATTTCCCGCCCACATGTAGTTGTTGATATGCCTGTCTGGATTTCCAAGAATCTCATCAATAAACTTGACATGTTTTGATGCTTGGCGGTCAGGGCTGTTTGGAGCATTGCGCCCTTCGGTAACATCCATGCCATGAACATCGCCAAAATGTTCAACAAGAATACTGTGGTTCATATTCCGTCTATTTCGCTCTCGATTTACACGCTCTTCTCTTGCTCCAATAATGCGAACACGCGCCATTGGGCGGCCAGACAACTGACCAATAAGAGCAGCCAACTGTTCACCCACCGCTTCATCTTCCACAAATGACGGAGATTTAATGATGTAGCGCTTTCCAGTTACCTGATCAACCACAAGATATGTTTTATGTCTGTCGGATGCGGCACCCCTATTATTGATACCGTTCCCAGGGTCTCCAAGTAGTTGAAATCTTTTTCCATTGACTGGAGTTCCCGGCATTGCTGCATTATCAAATATTGCGTCTTTGACCAAGAGGTCTGGGACATCATCAAGCGACCCGCCATTCGCTAAATGATTTTTTGCATCAGTAGCATTATTGATTCCCACATTTCCACTTGCAACATGCTTTGGAACGAGGACGCCATCAACGACGGTGTGTCCCATGTTTTGCTCAAATCGCTTATTGCCATGCCCGTGAATGCCAGTATTAACTGACCTGAGGTCAGAAGCCTTTATTTTGTCCCCATCAGCCCCTCGGCGTCGCCGTGTTTTACGAACTGGTGTTTGTGGTTCTGGTAGCGGTTCTTCAGCCGGAGGTGGCTGTGGCGGTTGTGATGGGAGTCTGCGAGCAGGAGGCTCAGGCGGTGCCTGTCTTTGATTTGGGGCAGCAGCACCACGGTTGCGCTCTTGAATCATTCGGTTCACATAATCACCACGGGCATTGCGCTGATTGTTGTTGTCGTAGTAGCGACCGAAACGGCGCTCAAGTTCGGCTTTTTCTTCGCCTTCAGGGAAATCTGGTTCACGCCAATACGCAGTGTCTGGAAGACCATTCTGGCGGAAGCGGTTATATACATTTCTCTCTGAACGTGCATCGGGAAGACTTCCACCCAAATCTGGTGGTTGTGGTGGTGCGGGTGGTGCGGGTGGTGCTTCTGGAACAACTCGTGTTGGTCTAGCCGCAGGACGTTGCTGTGGAATCGGTTGGTCGGCAGGACGAGGACGGCGATTAGCGCCCTGACCAGCCTGTGCATCTGAAGCATTCACCCTGCGACGACGCGGGGCTCGGGGTTGAGGTCGACGCTCTGGTCGTGGAGCAACATTCCTCTCGTCAGGAACTTCACCACCATTTGCGCGACCCCATGCTTCACGCAGATTGTTGCGGTTGAATTTGTACCACTCATCTCGGGTGAGTAAACCAGCCCGACCGCCACGACGCTGAATTTCTTGCACACGATTCTCGTACTCGGCGTATTTGCGATTTACGTAGTCGTCGTACCTTTCGCCCGCTCGTGGTGCATCACCAATATCGCTGGCTGTTTCGTCCACTCGTTCTGCTGCTGCTCCTCGGCGTCGAGGTTGCCTTGGTGGGCGAGGTGGCTCCTCTGTGCGCGGAGCGCCAGGCTCTCGGACTTCTCGTTCCATTCTCCGCTGTTCAGATTCACGAAGATTGGGTCGCCGTCTCCTCGGCGGGCGAGGTGGTGTTTCTCTATCTTCTGGAACATCGATTTCTTGTTGCCGTTGCGGTGCGACACGACGAACAGGACCAACACGAAGCGGACCATCTTCGCCGAATACCTGCGCTAAACGACCCCTCCTGCGTCCGCCAGTTGTTGGTTCTGCAACGCCATCACCTTCAAGACGTTCTGCGATACCACGCAATCCACGCTCAACACGTCCACCAGCGCCAGCATCTCGCCGGAGTCTGCTAGCCATTCTTTCATTTCTGCGATTTACTCGCCGACCACGACGACCGTCGTCAATGTTTTCCAATCGTTCGCCAATGTTGGTTATTGCATTTGCAATCCGTCGTGCTACACCCCATCCACAGTTACGACCAAAGCGGTCAGTTATTTGACCACCGTATCGTGTACCTACCGGGCACCTCCAACCGCCACGGCGATTTGTTCCTGGGATTGCCAAATTGGGATCCCATAGCGCACGGACACGCTTAACCTCATAGTTGAATGTTGTTTTGGTTTGGTCAGCGATAAAGGCGAGCGCTTTGTATTCAATGATGTTGTGGCGAATTTCGCTTGGGAAGTCATCAATTACGCGGTCGGCAACATCTGATGAATATACGGTTTTTGAAATCATTGCTGGCGGCTTTGTTCCGCTTTCATATTGCGGAATGTTTGCTTCCTCTAGAAATGATGCAATCCGTGTTCGTGTTTCCCTATTGACTTGCAATGGACCCTCTATGCTCAGGTCATCATCAAGCGCCCCATCAAGTTCGTTTTTCTTTATCGGCTTGTTTTTGTAGGCTTCATCAAGCGCATTTGTGACATCGTCGGCATCTTCGGAAAGTGGCTGAAAGTCTGTTGACCCAGCAGAAACCGTTACGAGGATATACGGACGGTTGTCTCGTGTGCGGATGAAGTAAACGGATTTCATTTCTTTGCTTTTGCCTTAAGTGATTCCTTGATGAAAGCCTCATAAACCCATTTGCGCACTGTTCGCTCAACACCATCCGGACCAGTAAATGTCACTAGTTCAAGCGGTTCTGGGACATTGCCGAAGTCTTCTGTGTATTTGAATGCGCCTTTTGTTGCGTCCGCAAATTCTTTTATGTTTGCGCCGACATCATATGGATTCTTATTCACTGCACTGTTTAGTTGTCGCCCAAATTTCCGGCGTTCACCAACGGTCAGTGGTCGCTGTCTTTCAATGCTGATAGAAGCACCATTGGGTGCAACAAACGCAATCCTACTCATTGATGGGCCAGCGAGAAGCGCAAGATCATCGGAGGATATTGCTTGTGGCGTTCTTGCTGCGCGAATCATTGCTCCATCCAGCATGTCTTTGTTTCCGCTGAACTGGCGGAGAACAGACGATGGAACAACTGGACGAAGAACGATTCCGTCACGACGAATCATCCGACCTTCACCATCCTCTGCGCTCTTCAGCACTTTGATTGCATCAAGAACCGACTTGTTGAAAGCCTTCCTATTCGGGGCGGCATTTCTTGGTATTTTTGCAAGACGCTGAATTTGAAGAGTTCTCTCACGCGTGTTTTGTCCCTGCACAACTTCAGAAAGACTTTCTGCGCGTGCAGTTGGTGGCTTATTGTTTGCACGTCGGATTGCTCGTGCAATCAAAGCCAAGGGTCCTGGGATGTCAAACAATTGGGCTCCACATGTTGAGAATTGGTTGTCTGTGAATCTGCCACCAAACTCAAATCCTGCAGGGCATCGTGAAATCTTGTCATTGACATTAGGGATGAAGCGACGAACCCCGCCACCACCACCTGGAGTGAGGGCGCGATAAATACCCGAACGTATCGGGTTCCTTGCCGGAGATACGTTTCCAGGTGTTACATATGAACCAATGCCTTGAATAGTCCTTCCAATTGTTGAACCAGAACTAACAAGTCCTACTTTTTCGTTAATTGGGTCACCGCCAACAACTCCCCTGCTGATTGTTGAGCCAAGGCGTGACATTCTTTGACGAAGATAAAGATGTGCTTTAAGATTCAGCAAATCCCTGTTCCCGTTAAGTGGGGTTGAACGAATGTTGGAATGACTGGTTGCAAGTTGTTTAGATTCGTTGATTTTTATGGTCATTTCCGTTCCGAGCGGGATGATTGTCCGTTTCACTGAACTTCCAGTACGGCATCGACTCTTCACCCTGCGTGTCCGCAGAAAGCGGTCAATTGTTTGATTTATGAAACTGCTCATCGGTGCCCTTTATTAGGTCGCAACTTATTTGAGGCTGAAATAATTGTACATTACTGAATATCACTCCGATTCCTTCGGTTTGTCACCAATTCCGACGGATTCACGCCACTGTTCAATGTTTTTGTCGTTGATAACGACTTTGCCGTTTCTTGGCCGAGTACTCAGCATTACATCAATATCCGTCGGCATTACGGATTCAGTAACAATTGTATACCAGATTTCCCCGTCGTATCCATGAACATAGGTTGCGCCAAGAAAACTGGTGACCCTTTCGCCACTGTGCCCGGTGTAGTCAGGTACTTTTAACGCCATCAGAAAATAACCTCTTCCTTTGGAAGGTCTGGCATCCGACCAGAAACCGCTCTCAATTTACGAACCCATGCTTTCGCTTCTGGGGTCATGATAGTTGAACTGACCTGAGAATTTTGCGGAACAATCAAACGTGTCATCCGACTAATATCATCAATAACCTTGTCATCAATTACATTGGCATCAGGGAAATGTTGCACATATTTGCTAATCGTGATTCCCTCTGCAACGGACTCCCAAATGTTGGTTCTTGCGTAGTCGGACGATTGCCCAAGGTTCGGCAAAACATCCCTAAATGTTTGACCTTTGCTTTGTATGCGCATTGAGTCAAATCCAAGAACACCACTGAATGCCTGACGGCCTTCCTCCATGAAATCCTCAATACTTTGTCCGTCAAGCGCTGTCTCAATGACTCGTCTGATGCCGTCAATTTCTTTGAAATCTTCAACATCATCTGTTTTGTAACCAAACATCTTATTTCGGTTAGAGCCAACAGAATCCAGCGCCTGATAAAGGATGTTGTCCTTATCCCTCAATACTGTCTCTTTCGGAGAATAAAACTGGTTCAAGTTTTGAAGAGCATTTGAATCACTGTCAACCGCAAAACTGTGAAGAGTTCTAGTCGTGTAGTTACCAAAATATTCATCAAGATTCTTTGCTCCGGTGTAACCGAAGTTTACTCGTCTTTCTTTTTCATCAGTAAAAAGTTTCGTAATATCAGACCATTTGGCATCAGGGTCAATACCGTGGTCAAGTGCAAAACGTGAGCCAAGATATGTGTCTCCAACATTTTCACCTTTGGAAATAATCTGTTGAAGCGCCGGCTTTGCGCTCGCATCCGGGTCAATGCCAACAGACCTTAGGATTTCAACATAGTGCGATGCGTGAGCAACTTCGTGGATAGCGAGATTCACCTGATTATCGTCTGCGCCAATAATTCTCACCGTATGATCCAGCATGTCTCCTGCCCTGCCGACATCATCACTCAGTTTGGAATTATCCATCACCAAAGAATCTGGCACGATGCGCACAGCAGGAATTACTTTTCCATCACTATGAGCGGCCATCCATGCGTAACCACCAGCACCGTCCAAACCCCTATCGCTTGAACGATGTACCTCAAAGGTGAATGTTCCTCTTAAGGATGGGTTATCGGCAAGAGAAATCTCGACACCGACAAGAGACTCAATTATTCCTTTGGCAACCTCATTGCGGACGGCATTTTTGCCTTCTTCGGTTTGCATAATGTCAATGATTTTCTGTAATTGACCTGCAAGTTCCTTGCGTCTTGCATCTCTTTGCGGCTCAAGCCCGTCAATTGCTTCAGTTATGAGAGCAATTCGCTTAGCGCCATCTTTTTCAAGATAGTCAAGTGAATCATCAATCATTTCCTTTGCACTTCTTGACTGTGGTATCCCCATCTTCAGCATCAATTCGTCGCCAAATTCTTCAAAACTTCTTTCCCCACGGTCTGGGACATATTTTGCGAGGAGTTTCTCCGACTTCGCCTCAAGTTCGGTATTGAAAGAATCGGCATCAAATGTGACTTTTGCGAGTAGCGGGCTACGATCAGAATCTGCTGGTGGTGAAGCATCAGCCAAATCCATCTGCGGGGTTTCAAGTCTCCTATTTTCTTTTCTGTTCTTTTTTCGGATTGACGCAAGTACGCCAGTTGAATACCTTGCGGTACCAAAAAGATTGAGTCTGTCAATAAGTTCATTGGCCTCTGACCGCTGTTCTGCTGTCAGTTTCCCACTCTTCTCCAAACGATTAAGCGCTAGTTCAGCCACATCTCGTCCTGCAGAACGAACCAAATCAACACCAAGAAGAGTCATTGCGGAAAGCGTCCCAGAACCGTCAACATTCAAGTAATCCAAAGCGTCAAGAGTTGCGAGCGAAGCCATTACTGCAACACGTGCAGCACCGCGAACTTCTTTCTTATCTAGGACTGCTTTTGCTTGAGAAAGCAGTTGACCAACTTCTCTCCTGCTAGCACGAACCGCACGTTTTGCGAGCGCCAAGCCAGGAACCATGCAGTTGGACATCTGCATGTCGGTAAACTGATTGGCGTTTGGCGTACCCGGCGGGCAACGAAGTTTCCCCAACTCGTCAACAATCACTCCAGCGGCACGCGCAGCACGAGAGCCAACAGATGAAATGTTTGGGTTGTCCCTCAGCGAAGGACCAAGAAAGCCCTTGAACAAAAGGACATTTTCGTGAACAGAAGATACAGATTTTCTGTATGCCTCCACCCTCTCGTTTGCATCCCAAGCAAGAGACGACTTCATCGTCTCACCTACTTAGAACGATTCGGCTTCGGCAGGCTTCTCTTCTGTTGACTCAACCACCGCTTCTGTCACATCGGACTCGGCAACCGGCTCAGCAACGACTGCTTCTGCTTCATGTGCAACGGACTCTTCAGCCTTCTTTGATGAACGCTTCTTTGGTTTTGGCTGGGCGGAATCCTTCACTTCTGAAGATTCTGCTCCGCCGATAAATCCAGCGCTGTTGGGTTGACGAACTTTCTTCACTTTGTTTCTCCATCTTGCTCAATTTCCAATGCGAGCATCTCAAACTCCATCAGGGAACCGATGAGATTCTTTGCTTCGTCGTCAGAAAGTTTCTCTTCATCTGTTTCGACCAGAGACTTCTCTCCGTCCATCCAGTTTTCAGGAATCATTTCTTCCTTGCCAAGGTCGCGGGCACGCTTCATGATGTGCTTCTTTGCCGCTTCCTTATCGCCTGCGCGACCGAAAGCCTGAATTGCGTTCTGCAAGTCCGCCTCATCAACGATTGGGAATGATCCGTCTGGAAGAGCCATGCCTTCTTTGGCAAGTTCTTCACGGCGGTCGTCGCTATACATGCGCTTCAGGGCAAGGTCAGCAACTTCCTCATCAATATCCGATGCTTCTTCGGCATCGTACTCGTCATATCCGAGTACTTCTCCGTCAACACCAACGAAGACATCGTAAGACTTGCCGTCCGTGCCCTCAATTTCAACGGCGTATGCGTCGTAGCCCTCGAACATGTCTGCATCAACGGCAACAACTTCGCCCTCAATGGACTTCGTTGCAATTGACGCTGCTTCGTCAAACGAGATGACTTTCTCGCCAGGGACTGTGGCAACTTCGCCAATCAAATCCTCATTCAGGAGGTGCCATCCCATGCACTCGCCGGTAGTTCCGTCAAAGTAAGCCTCAATCGGCTTTCCATCTTTGCGCTGAACATCAACAACGAAGATATCCGTCTTGTCTGCGTATCCAGAGTCAAGGATTTTTCCGCTGAACATATCTTCGGCGATACCTTCAACTTCAAGAAGTGTCGGCATATTTTCGTGTGGTTCGCATCCGCCAGGGCAGTTTGCGCAAATGTCACTTCCACCAGGGTACATTTTGCGCTCAATCGCGCAAACGAACGCCTGCTCGTCACCATCGAACTGCTCGCTCTTCACGCCCATGCTTTCCATGCGCTTCTTGCGTGCATTCTTGCGGTTCTTGAGCATTTCCTCAAGTTGACCCCACATCTTTTCTTCTTCTTCGTCGTCCATTTGGTCGTCGCCATCAACTGCTGTGACAGCGTCTTCCTTCATGTCGTCTTCTTCTTCGTCGTCCTCTTCGTCGGCGACTGCTGCGGCCATTACTTCCATCGGGGAAGTTGGCTTGGCTGCTGACGCCTTCTCTTCAACATCCTCAACATTCTCTGTTGTCTCAGTTGTTGAGTCTTCAACCCAGTCGGACTCAAATTCATCATCCTTGACTGCGACGGCGGTAGCACCGCACTTGCCGCAGACTTTTGCGCCTGGCTTGTATCCGCACTCAGAGATATCAAGACCCTTTGCGCACTTAATATCGCCGTTGGCGAGAAGTTGGACTGTCGGTGTATCTGCCATGTCTTCTGACTCCTTGTATTGCATCGTCTTCACGATGCAACCCGCTGGATTGGTACAACCACTACATGGCGTAAGGCGTTTAACGCCCGAAACCATGCAGTGATATTTTGCTGATTTTTCTGGTAAACCTGTATTAGAAGTATAACCCATAATAGTGTTTGCTTTCTGTTAGCAACGCGACATCATGCAAGTTGCTACTTTTTGCTTTCAATATTTTGGATTACATTGGTGAGAGCATCATATGCATCGCTAGGAATATCTGCGATGTCAAATATTTCAACACCAAATTCATTTGCTTCTGACTTGATTCCGTAGTGTTCAAGAACGGGGTCAAGTATTTCCTTAATGCCAAAGACGCTCTGTGTCTTGGCTTTCACGAGGAAACTTCCGCTTTTGAGTTCAAGTTCATTGACCCCTCCAGCGAGAAGAACTTCCTGCATCAACTTGTATGCGTCACGCAATTTCTGCATATTTCGTGCATTTATTACGCGACCAGCCTTAACTTCAACATCTTCCTCAAGTTCTTTGACCATCTCAGCAAGCGCTGCGGCTAGGGCAGCAATCATTTCCCTGCCCCCACCACCACAACTTCCGCCACAACCGCAACCACCACCAGGCTTTGACATGAGAGGCATCTCAATGGTTTGCCCATCTTCGTCTTCACCCTCAATAACCCAGTTGTCGTCACCAGTCATCTGCGAGATGAACTCTGGTTCTGCGTTCATGAACTCACGAAGAGCCTCGTATGCCTGCTTGTTTGCGTCCTCTTCGTCATCTGTCTCAAAGTCCGGCAAGGAACCAACAGCCATCCGTTCTGCTACTTCTTCCATCATCATTGCGTTCTTTTCCTCAGTTCCCTGATCTCCAAAAACCTCAATAATGTCTTCCACCGTGAACGAGCCATCATCTTTGCGCCCTGCCAAGCGACGAAGTCGGTCATTCCACTCTGAGTCATTCCAAATTGAGCCGTTGGCGATTCCACGAATCTTCTTGCGGCAATTCTTCATCCCAGGATGATGGCATCCTTCGTTCGGCCAGAGACCAGTCGTTTCGTGGTGAAGCCATGCACAGATGTTGTTCAATGGGTACAACTCTGGATGGTTAGCAAGAATCACTCGGCATCTGCGGAATCCACCTGGCTTACGCATGATTGGACGCCAGTAGCGGAGCAAGCGCTCAAGGTTGCCTCGACGAGGACCGTACCCACGGAAACGAGCAGTGACCACTTCCTGCGGAATCAAGCCGCCAAGCGGGTCAGCCTTTTCTGGCGACTTCGGCTTCACACCAACGGGAACCTGCGGGTCTTCATCCATGTCGTAGCGGTCTTCAAAACGACGTTCTTCGTCTGTGGTGGAAGGACCTTCGTCGCCGTTCATATTGAGAAATACCAACTTTGGCTTGACCCGTGTCGGGTCGCCGAACATGAACTTGCCGTCTTCGTAGTGGTAGGAAACGCGGAGTGTGGTGACACCCTGCTCGCCACGGTGGTCAAAGATGACCTGGTTGGCGTCTGATTCACGAACACGAACAGCACCACCAAACCGTTTTGCAAGCGCACTTGCGAGGTTCGCCGCACGACCTAGTTCTGGCTTTGTTGCTGGAACGCTGTCGTCGTTTTCCTCGTCTGATTCTTTTTCTTTTGCTTGTTCCATCAGTCGGCTAATCATTTCCATAACGCGGCGCTTCTTAAACTGCTCCATTGCGCGGGCACGCATCATCCGCTCCACTTCGGAGCGATTCATCGCCTTCGGTGTCGGCTCCATACCCTTTGACCGGAGTTCGGCGTAGACAAACTGCTGGCATTCCTTTTTGAAAGACGGATCTGATGTCACAGCCTCAATTGCTTTGGCTTGTATGTCACCAATTTCTTCAGTCTTCTTGGAGTTTTGATAACGCTCCAGCAGCCTTCTGCCTTTTGCGGCAAGTTTGGATGCATCTTCCATGTTCTGGGGAACAGGTTCACCCCAAGCGGCTGCCGACAGTGCGAGACGTGTCGGTTTGCCGTTGTCGTCCTTCATTGGACCACTTGGGTTTGTAAAGAAACGAGTAAGGAATGAGCCCTTGCGACGCATCTTTTCTGGTGTGTCGGCGGGTCCCTTTACCCCGGGCTTGAGGTTTGAGCCCTGCGTGCGATTGAAGTGTCGTCGACCAGCGGCGGTCAAACCACCCTTGGGGTCTTTGAGTGGCTGGTCTTGCTTGATGCTGATTGTTCCCGTGAGTTGGTTTGCGCCATGCAAAACGGGTGAAACTTCGTAAAGTTCAACTTTCTTGAGAATGTTTGCTTGCCGTGCTGGGTCAAAGTCTGCCTCAAGTGTTTTGTAGCCAATTGACCATTCTTGTTCTTCCCCAAAGAACGAAACATCTGCAAATGCTTGACGTCCACGCTCTGACTTGAGGTTGAACTGAACTCGGGCGTACATTCCGCCGATTCCAGCATTTTTCATTTTTGCTGGCAGTCTCGGGTCGGACTTCGGAACCTCGTAGATTTCTAGAACTTTTCCAATCGGTTCATTCCAGTTGTGGCCCCAAACTACGCGAGGCTTACGGCGCTTAAGGCTTTCCGTGAATGCGCCAGAGATAATGATGTCCCCGACTGAGTCTTTGTTGCCGATACCCGCTACAAAGGCTTCAACAATTCCTTGGGCTTCGTCAACATTTACTTGCCCTTGGACTGCCTTATATTCCGTAAGTTCGATTGCTGTGTTTGGCATGAGTCTCTCCTGTGCTCATACCACAATAAACTATTTAGGTCTTCAAAAATGCAACACTTTCAGTAAAGTGTCTTTGGTTTACTGAAAGTCAGTCAAACCTGAAGCGCAAACGGCATCTGCAGTTGTATGTAAGTGACGGCGGAGCAAGTGGGTCGCCAGGGAAGCGAAGCATTGTTCCACCGACAGCGAAGCCTTCACCAAAGTCAACTGTCTTGCCCTCAAGGAACTGGTGAGCGGTCCTGACCTTGGAATCTTTGCGTGTGATCCATGTCTTGGTTAAACCACCAGATTCTTTTCCGGAAAGGTAGACACCAGCATTGAATGCGCTCTGTGCTTCGTGTTCCGCCATTGCGCGGCGGCGCTTGCGTAGGAGATTAATGAAAATGGCAGCCAAAGCCAGTCGTAGCAATTGCGATTTGTCTTCATCATCCCCAGATGCAAGAGCCACGAGAACCGCTGCCGCAATTTCCTCAAAAGTTGACTGATTCGCCTGTTGCATTCGCTCAATCTGCTGTTCGGCGAGTTTTTCCAGTTCTTCTTGGTCAATATTCACCGGCATGTTTGTTTTTGATGACACATAGTCTTTTGCTTCGTTGCAGATGGCGATAATGACTGGCTTCACATCATCCGACAGTTGCTTGTTCCATACGTCAATGTCAAAGAACATGTCTGCGGTTAGAACGCCAGAAGAAAGTGCTTTGAGTGACTTCTTCCCAAATGCTTTTTCTACAACTACTCGTTGCTGTCGCTCAAAGAGACGCTCAAGTGTGCGGTCAAGAATTTCCGTCCACCTATCGGTGTCTGTGTCTGCTTTTGTTTCAACTTCTTCCATGAACTTTTGGTGGAGTTGAGATTGGATTTCCTCAAAAGCGCTGAGTTGCTGTTCTGCTGGTAGTGCGCCAGTTTCCATCGGTTGTTCTGCGCCAGTTGCGGGAGCCTCTCCTTCTGGTGCTGGAATTGGTGCTGGCGGTGCCGGCTGTGGCATTTCCGCTGCTCCGTCTTGTGGTGGTAATCCAGCCACGGGAGCATTTTGCTCGGTTCCGACCATGTCAACTGGTTGCTGTTGCTCTGGTTTGAACGCCTTCTCGGTATTTGCAATCGGAGTAAGGTTCGGATTGGAGAGAAGAGAATCCGCAAGTTCCGACTCAACTTTTTTGCGACCAGTTGACGATCGGTACTCGTTGACAGAAATCAAACCTTGCTGGAATTCATCCATCGTGTACCGCTCTCGTTCCTGCTTCGCAAGAATGAGAATCGGAATATCCGCCGTGTCAAAGTCAACATAGTAATTGTCATCAAGTTCATCTAGCGCACGACTCAATGTATGCAGATGGGGAACCATTGTTTCCATCCAGAAAACACGAAGTTCTTCTGAGGCATTGCTGAATGTTCTTCCAGCAGCATTTCCTATAACAGACTCTGGAACTCCGAATGCTGAGAGGATTTCTTCTTTCTGGATTTGACGCAACTGAATGTACGCAGCGTCTCTCGGAGAAGCAGAAGTATCCACATAGTCAACGCCGTCTGTTGACGCAATGACACTTGTGTATCCGACACGGGAAAGATTTCCGCGGAAACGAGCCTTTAATTCTTGCTTGTCGTCTTCTTCCATGTCGCCACGAACAACGATGAGACCGCCTGGTCTGCCGTCGTTCAACAGATAGTTGCGGTTGTACAACTTCGCAAGGTTCTCAAGTTCAATTGCGATTCCCGCCGATTCCATTGGCGTGATTGACAGATATGGGTCAAGCGGATGTGGTCGTCGAACCCAACAAACATCTTCTGGCTTGAGGGTTACCTTTGTTCCGTTGCGCATATCAACTTCATAGCCAGAAACAAATTTCCTGGGGTCTGGAATTGGTGCTGTGTGTTGTGGGGGGAGGAGATGGAGACCAATGATGCGACCATCACGTCCCCGAACTTTTTCTATGAAGGCACCCCTACTGCTCATGAGCAGTTGCGATGAAAGTCTGTATCTAAAGACGAACGAGTTTTCGCCCATGTTTGTTTTTGAGTTCAGTAGTTCAACAATTGTTTCGTCTGTTGTGACTATTTCTCCACGCTGATCATTGTCTTTGCGAAGCATGACTGGCAGGCGAGCCTGATTGCCGGCGATTGCATCAATACAGCGGAAAACCCATGTGACTTTTTGGATTCCCTCTCGGTATGCACGCTCGATATCCCAGCCATCCCGATACGGCTTTCCAGCACGACCAGCATCAAATGCGATTGGGGCACCAGCGTTCAAAATTGATTTTTCTTCAATTCCGCTACGGATGTCCTTATTGGCGAACCCACTATTCCATGCCATTATTCAGACCCCAACAAATATCCGAAAATTCCGCAAGTGACCCCTCCAACTATGAAGCCCGCTGGTGGGAAAATTAGAAATGAACCGACTGTCGTCCCACCAACAAATAAAACCATTAGACCATTTGCTGCGGATGAGCGGGTCAAGTACTTCCCGAGTTTTGATAATTTGTCCATCTAGACCGTCACCCTAGCAAAAGTAAGACTCAAACCATAGTACATTATTGGTGTTCACGAGATTGCGGAAACCATGACAGACTGGAAATCAATTTTAGAATACCTCCAGCCCAAAGAACCGTCATTCTGCCCTGAGCAACCTTCCATAACTCAAAAAGTGTTTTTGAGAACATACGCATTGGAAGCATTGTTCGGTGGTGCTGCCGGTGGAGGTAAATCTTCTGCGTTGTTGATGGCTGCGTTGCAATATGTCGATGTGCCTGGCTATTCGGCGATTCTTTTCCGCCGTACTTACGCAGACCTCGCCCTTCCGGGAGCGTTGATGGATCGTTTCAGGTCGTGGATTTCGCAATATGACGATGTCCACTGGAATGCAAACAGTTATGTTGCGACATTCCCATCTGGTGCACGTATTTCGTTTGGCTACTTGAACAATCAAAATGACTTTCTTCGTTATAAAGGTTCAGAATTTCAGTTCGTTGGCATGGATGAGGTGACGGAAATTCGTGAATCTGATTACAGGTATTTGTTCTCTCGGCTCCGCCGTCCTGCCAGTGGCGAACTTTCCAAAGTCCCCCTACGGATGAGGGCGGCGTCAAACCCAGCCCCCAACTGGGTGAGGCAACGGTTTATCGTTGAGGGCAAGCAAGAAAGTAGAATTTTTGTACCTTCCTTCCTTACTGATAACCCTGGAATTGATGCAGAGTCATATCGTCAGGCGCTTTCTGCTCTAGATCCGATTGAACGGCGAAGGCTTGAAATGGGTGACTGGTGGGCTACAACGCTCGGAACCCTATTTGACAGAGCCAATTTCCCGATAATTGATTACACGGAGTTGCCCCAGATGACCAGTTCCACACGGGTGGTCAGGTACTGGGATTTGGCTTCAACTGAGCCATCAAGCAGTAATCCTGACCCCGACTGGACGGTTGGGACGATGATGCTGTTTGATAATGGAATTGCTTATGTCTTGGATGTCCGTAAAATTCGGGCAAAAGCAGACAAAGTTGAGGCATTTATTGCAAGAACAGCGGAAGAAGATGGCAAAACAGTGGCGATTCGCATGGAACAGGAGCCTGGTTCTTCGGGCAAGGCTTTGGTTGACCAGTACGCCAGATATGTGGTTCCGGGCTGGGATTTGCAGGGGGTCAGGCCGACTGGTGACAAGGTGACGAGAGCAAGACCTTTCGCTGCCGCCGTAGCCAACGGTAATGTTCGACTGGTTAGGGGTCCGTGGATTACCGACTGGTTGGATGAGTTTTCCTCCTTTCCCGAGGCATCCAGCCATGACGACCAAGTTGACTCCGCTGTTGGGGCATTCGTATTTTTAACGGGATTGGGGTTGCCACAAAGGGGACGCGTCAGTATCATCGTCTAGCGAGTACCAATGTTGCCCGAAAGGGCAGAAAGGCTAGAAGATGAAAATCAAGAAAGTATCCAAGACGCAACTACGCAAAGCGTCAGAAAATAGCAGTGCTGTTATTGCAAATTGGTTGCGAACAAATCGCCTGAAGGCTGACTTGTCGCAGGCCCAACTTGCAGACCTTGCTGGAATTGACAGGAAGACTGTCAATCGTATTGAGAACGGTCATTTTTCTCCGAACATTGACACGATGACACGCGTCGCTGTAGTCTTGGGCAAGAAAACACCATCCATCCCACTACATATCTAGACCAAGCGAGGCAACTATGACTATTGAACCGTGGGAACAGTCTGACGCAACAGCGCCACTGACTGACTTCCGTCGGGCAATCATGGACTTGGGTGACCATGTGCGGAAAATTGCTGACAGCGACAACGAGAACGATGTTATTGATGTTCTCGTGTTGCTTCATGCAATCAAAGCGGAAATCGGATTTGTTTTTTCTGAGTACCAAACATTGGTGACAGACAAAATTCCAGATTCTTCTATGGTTCGTGCCTCGAACGGTCAGACGATTGAAAAGAAGATTGGCAATGACCGCCGTTCATGGGAACATGAAAAACTTACTAGCGAAGTTTTGCGTCGTCTAAACGAAATGTCTATTGACATGGATACCGGCGAGGTAGTCATGTCCTCACAGCAAATAGCACTCAAACTGCTTGACTATCTGCAACCTTCGTATTGGCGAGTTAAGGAACTGGCAAAACTCGGAATTAACGCAGACCAATACTGTGAACTTGGAGAACTCAAGAGCAGCATCATCATCAGAAAGGTTGATAAGTAATGAGTAACCTATACCAGCAACTTTCCGAGGCATTTCCTCAGGAAATGGAAAAGACCGTAAATAAGAGCGGTACGGTTTTGACATATGTGCCAGTTAGCGAAATCATTAATCGACTAAACAAAGTTCTCGGTGTTGATAAGTGGTCATTCACCATCGTCCGTTGCGAGCGTGATGCAAACGACCCAGACTTTGTCGTTGCACATGTCCGCATTGACTGGTACCAAACCGAGTCCGCCTGCGTGTCTCGTGATGGTTTCGGTGGACAGAAAATCAAGCGCAAGAAGGATGGAACCATTATTGATCTTGGTGACGAGTTCAAGGGCGCCATCTCTGATGCATTGAAGAAGTCAGCACAAACACTCGGTGTCGGTTTGTACCTTGCCAGAAGCGAGGATGCAATGGAAATTGAGCAGGCTATTGAGGCAAGCGCCCAAGCACAAAAAGAAACTGGGTCGCCAAAGTATTTCCAAGTAAAGGAAATGTTTGATGGTTTGAGCGAGGAAAAGAAACGAGACGTCAAAAAGTTCTGGTCCGATTACAGCGGTGGAACATCAAAGCCGTTGTCCAAAATGGTTGACGATGAACTTGATGTAATTCTGTCTGAAATAGTCCGATTGCAGTTTGACGGAGCAACCCGCATTGACCCAGCGAATGGTGCAGGCACGGACGAAAAAGCAAACGACGACTGACGTGCTGACTGCTCCGGATTACCTATCGCCTAGTTCTATTTCAACATTTCATCAATGCCCACTGAAGTACAAGTACTCACGGATTGACGGGATAAAGGAGCCGCCGACAGAAGCGACGCTTATGGGCACATTTGTCCACGAAGTATTGGAGGGTTTTTATTCACTTGCTCCGAGTGATAGAACCGTCCACTCCGCCAGAACGCTTGCGTCATCGGCATGGCAGAACTACGAGAAGGATGCATCAATAGTTCTTCGTGGCAATGTTGATTCCATCAGGGCTATGCGGTGGAGGGCATGGTGGTGTATTGAGAAGTTGATGGCGATGGAAGATGTCGCCGAGGTTCATTTTGATGGGATTGAAACTGAACTAAACGCCGAAATTGATGGAGTCAAAATCAAGGGTTTTGTTGACCGCTGGCATTTTGATGGGGATTCGATTGTCATTGGGGATTATAAAACTGGGAAAGTTCCCCGAGAACCGTACAGAGATGACAAGTTTGACCAATTGTTGATTTACGGAATTATTTTGAGTGAATCAATGGGTAAGGAGTTGAAGTCCGTTGAACTTCTGTACATAGGGCATGGTCAGAAACTTTCCAAAACCCCAACCGGCGAAGATATCGCAAGAGTTAAAAAAATGATTGTTGATACACGGGCAGAGATTGACAAACGGTGCCAAACGGAGGTATTTGAGGCTCGTCCGAGTATGCTGTGCAACTGGTGTTATTTTAAAAAAACATGTCCTGAGTGGAGTTAGTTAAAAAATGAATGATGATGCATTTGCGCGTTTGGTCGCTGATGAGGTCAAAAACAAAGCAACCGGTGAGGAAGTTGCCTATCTGTTGTTGCCAGAGAACTGGTCTAGGTGGCAACGTGCGCTTAAATCACTTATTGACAATCTGAACTCGCAGCGAAATTCCATTATTGAAAGCGAACGCTCAGCAATCAATAAATACAAGCACCTTGGAGATGAGGGCGTTGTCATCATTTCTGAACTGAACGCAAACTTTGAAGATCGCCGCAGGAAGATTGAGCGCTTTACTTTCTTCGTTGAGCAAAAATACGATGAAGTAACCCGAAAGATTGCCACAAATACTGAAGAGATTGATAAGCGTGTCGGTATGGTCGGTTTCTATCGCCGAGCAATAGAGAAGCATCGAGAGTTGATGAAAGAGTACGAACTTGACTCAACGGACATTGATGATGCTCTTTGGGCTGCGCTTGATGGACGCTGGGAATTTGACGACATTACAGAAGAAAGCGCATACGAATCCCTAGACAGGGACTAATGTTTCTTCGTGACACGTCAACGACTATTCCTTGACATTTCATGTGTTGATGCGGCAAGGCAACGGATTCGCCATGTTTACGACACATTTGACACTGTTTGTGTTCAGTTTTCTGGCGGTAAAGATTCGACTGCCATTCTTTATCTGGCGAAAGAAGTTCACGAAGAACGAAATCTGGGTCCTGTAAAAGTTATTTTTCGTGACGAAGAGATGGTCAGTCCGTCGGTTGTTCGTTTCGTTGAGAAGGTAAAGAATTATGACTGGGTTGATATGGAGTGGTATTGCCTTCCGTCCGGTCAGGAGGTGTGGGTTCTTGGTCGCCGTGAGTACGCGATGCTCTGGTCTCAGGCACGGAAAGAAGACGGTCGGCTAGTAAGAGATATGCCCGAGTGGGCTATCAGGGCTGAGCATTTCGGTTTGGATCCAGCAAAACCCTCGCCAAAACTTGTTGACCATTACACGATGCAGGGGAAGAAGGGGAGGACGGCGTTTATTACTGGTGTGCGCGCCAATGAGTCAATGGTTCGCTACAGGTCGTGTGTTCAAAAGTTGCATGAGAACTATATAGTCGCACCGTTCATGATGCCGAAATCAATTCCCCTGAGGTTTGCAAAAGTTATTTACGACTGGACAACCGAAGATGTTATGAAGTTTCTGATTCACGAACATAACGCCGAGTACTGCGAATACTACGACCTTGCCGAAATGACTGGAAGTAATTCTCGTGTTGGCATTCCACTTCACTCTGTCGCTATTAGGAGGATTGGGGATGTTGTCGCCACGGAGCCAGAATTTTACGATGACCTTGTCAGGTGTTTCCCGCAAATTGATGCGCAGAGGAGATATTGGAAGTATTTTGACATTGAGAGTTTGATTGCGAACTATGCGTCAAACGGATGGGACGGAGTGCGTGATTGCATTGAAGATAACATGTTGACTCCGGGGCTGAAGCAGGATGCTATGAAGTTTGCTTCTGATTTTAGGAAGAAGCGCGCAGTTGACCCGTTTGGTTTTCCGCTTGAGTATTTGATTCGAACACTTTTGTTGAATGAGTTTCATCAATCAACCCCTACGCCAGTAGGTCCGAAAACAAGGGCACACACAATGAGAATGAAGGCAATTGAGTCTGGGGAGGACTATTAGTGAATGTCGTAACTGTTCCGCTTAGTTCGTTGAGGGCACCGAGTTGGGGGTCAACATATCTTCTTCGTCCTGACAAAACGCTTCTTCGTATATCGCTCGTTGAATCTGGGTGGTTACAACCTTTGGTTGTGCGACTTGATGACCAGACAATAATTGATGGAACGAAAAGGTGGGATATTGCCTGCTCGGACGACAAGTTTTTGTCCAAGTTTGGTTCCGATGTCCCCGTTGTTTACCATGATGTTGACGAGATTGATGCGATGATTCTTCATGTGCGCCTGAATAGGGCTAGGGGGAATGTTCACCCGGTCGGTCTTAGCGCAATCATGAAGAAGATTGTTTACTCAGGGAAATACGACGATAAAGATTTGTCAAATATCTTCGTAATGGGTGATGACGAGGTTGACCTTTTGCTTTCAAGCGGTTTGCTCAAGAATAAGAACTGGGCAAAGTATGAGTATTCCCGAGCATGGGTTCCGATTGAGGTTCCGAAGGGGGCTGATGCTGGAACATCGTTTATAGAGCGACCACCTAATCCCGATAGGTAGTTTTAGACCCACTTTCTTGAAATGTGGTAAAGTCGTTGTAGTTTCTTTTCAGGGGTGAGTATGCCACGACCGCGTTTCACGGAAGATATTGAATTCCGCACAGATGTCAATACGGCTGGTGATGTAATTCGTCGTGCCCGGTTTGTTGCGCGTCCTAGGCGTGTTGGCGGAAGGACTGTTCCTGGAAATGCGCGATACTACCGCCGACGACAGCAGGAACTGTTGGCTGGCCGTCGTGCCGCCCAACGAGCAGCAAGGGGTGCAAGACGGACACGTGCGACTGCACAAAGGGCTGGGCGTCGCGCTGGTAATCCTCGTGCCGCTGGTGGTGGTCGTCGCACTGTTACGCCTCGTGGTCGGGGTGGTGTGCGTGGAGCGCTGGCTCGTGTTGCTCGGGGTATTGCCAACCGTCTTGAGAGACGCCGTACCCGCCGTCGTTGATCGGGAGGTGAACCGTGCTGGTTACGGTTTCTGAGTTACAAAAATATATGGACATCCGGTTTTCAAGCCGTCAGGAAGAGGCTGCCGAGTATGTCATAGAAGGCTTGCAAAGTGAGTTAGAGGCATATTTGCGTCGACCAGTTGAAGTTAACAACTATGTCGAAACATATGTGATGGACAACAATCATGTTGGTGTTCCAATGTCATCTTTCCTTTACAACTATGACGATGTCGGAACGCATGAAATGATGAATGTTGCCCAACCGCCAGTGACTGTTTATTTGGACAACTCTCCAGTTGCATCTGTTAACTCGGTTAAAATTGTGCACCCGAACGATGCAACCGAAATAACACAGGTTGAAGGTCGTGACTACATTGTCCGTAAATACGGGATTGATTTGTATACCGCTTTTTCGAACGACAAAGTTATTGTTGATTATGAGGCTGGTCTTGATGGGGAAAACATCAAGATGTTCAAGTTGATGATTCTGCGTGCTGGGACACGAGAGATGCAAAATATGCATGACGATGTTGTCGGAGTGAAAGACCTTGAAACACGAAATGTTGCTCCACTTGAAACGGGATTTTTGGAAAAAGAACTTCTCGCAGTTAAGCGGTGGCGTCGAAACAGAATAGCCTGACATGACTGTTGAAGTGCGTGTACGAGTTTTTGCTGAAGCGGCTATCCGGCGTATGCGCGATATGGAGCGCAGGTCTAAGGATTTCAGACCAGTTCTCAGATGGGCGAAGCGTGAAATTGAAAAAGCAAACGCCCGAAACTTTGCTGCCAGCGGACTTCCTGTTGGTGGGTGGGCACCGCTTGATGCAAGGTACGCAGCGTGGAAAGCAACAAACTTTCCTGGACGCCCAATCATGGAAGTGAACGGCAGGTTGGCGGACAGTCTTACGAGGCTGGATGGTCCGGTGAACAAAATACGGTTGAAGTCGGCAGAGTTTGGCACCGATGTGGAATACGCAAAGTTTCATCAGTACGGAACAAGCAGGATGCCGAAGCGTCAAATTGTTTATGAGCCAAAGGGTTTTGCGAGGACATTGGCAGAGCACACTGGCGAGTATGTTGTTTATGGGCGGTTCCGATGACAGAGTTAATGCAGGGCGCACAATTCGCCAAAGCGTATGTAAATAATTACCTAAACGCTGACTTACCGTCTCGTTTAGTTAAGTATCGCAGCGGGTGGAATCTTGACGACCGTGAACTGCCGAATCCAGAACTTTTCCTCACATACGAGCCGATTGCTTTGGATCACTGGCCGACGGTAATAACTGTCGCTATTTCAACGAATCGCTTTGAGAGGTTGATGCTTGGCGCGGAGGGCGACCCCCTTTACAGAGTTAATTACAACATGAGGACATATATCTGGACGAAAACAGAGGGTTCAGAAGAAGTGACCCTTATGCGAGACAGATTGACAACCGTACTTCGTTCGGCATTGCTTGACAGACCCTCTCTTAATCGTCATGACGCGACATATGGATGTGATGCCCAGATTGATGAAGAAAGTCTCACCGAAGAATTTTCCGACTTGACCCTAATCAAGGGCGACCGCGTCTTGGCGGGAGCATATTTAGGGTATGATTTAATGTTGACAGAAGTTATTTATAGAGACCAAGTTGGTAGTCTCTCGGAAATCAGTACAGAAGTATATAACCTTCGTGGAGAGTAGTTTCAGATGCGTGTTATAACGGATAAAACATTTGGTGGTGAAGACGGGATGGTTCGTATTTGGAACCAGACTGCTGGCCTCGTACAAGTTACGCCAGATGGTCATCTGTTGGGCGCCCATCAGTCTGCTTGGGTTGACGACAATGAGACTGTTCAGCACCTGATTGAAATCAACCATGTCGTAGTTACTGCTGGGACATCAAAGAAAACCGCAAAAAAAAATACAAAAGCCAAAGCAAAGCCGATAGACCAGCCCCAGAAAGATACCTCAGAGGTTCTTCCTGTTGTCCTGGAGCAAGACCCTGAGGTAACTCAGGTTAATGAAACACAGCAAGAAACAGCAACAACTGATAATACTGCAATACTTGACAGTTTTGTTTTGGATAGTTCGCCTATCGCAGACAATACTGAAAGTGTTTCAGTCGAGAACATCTAACTAATGTATACTCGCTGTAAGCAATATTTCCTGAGTTGCATCAAGACGACGGAGGATGCCGGATGCCCGGAGTAACAATTTCCACAGCAGTTCGCACAGGTGCGGTTAATACAGGTGTGGCGCCAGCCGCTACCTTCTTCGTCGTCGGTGAGACGACACGAGGAATCGACACTGAAGCAGTTCTCGTTACATCACTTGAGGATTACGAGACCAAGTTTGGCGCTCATACCACTGGTCAATACACCTGGTACTCACTCCGAACATTCTTTGAAGAGGGCGGTGTCAACGCCTATGTTGGCCGCGCAACAGCAAGCGATGCGGTTGCTGCAAGTGCAGCCCTTCTTGACAGCACATCTGGTGCTGGTCTGACGTTGACAGCGGTCGGCGATGGATCATGGGGAAATGACCTCGAAGCCGTCGTTACTGTTGACGGTTCTGAGTTCACACTAACTGTCTCATACGAAGGTAGTGAAATTTTCTCTGGCACATACACAAGTCTTTCGGGTGCGCTTACGGGAATCAACTTCTCAAGCGGTGCAGCAAACTATTTCACCGCTGCTTACACGGTTGGTGCAGACCCGACTGAAACACTTGAAGCAAATGCTGGCGAGGCGTTCACATCTGGCGACAACGGAACAATTGCGAAGTCGGACTTTGTTTCTGCTCTTGATTTGTTCAGCGCCGAACTTGGCTCTGGCTGTGTTGCGGCACCTGGTGTCGTGACTGGTTCGTCGGACGACTCTGTGTACACGGGATTGCGTGAGCACGCAGTGGCAATGAACCGAATTGCGCTTTGCAGTTTCTCAACTGGGACATCGCTTTCTGGCGCACGTTCCGCTTCGGAGGCATACACCGGAACAGAGGGTCATGAGCACATGGCTTTCTATCACCCGTGGGTAGTGATTCCTTCTGGAACTGTTACCGTCAGCATTCCGCCCGAGGGCTATGTCGCTGGCGCACGTTCGCGCTCGCACAACCAAGTTGGTCCGTGGCGAGCATTCGCTGGCGTGAACTCTGAGGCTCAGTTTGTCTCTGGTCTCGACATGTCTGTCAGCCGATCCGAGGGAGACCTCATGGAGGCAGCACGTGTCAATCCGCTCCGTGTAATCAACGGACGCGTTCGTATCTACGGCGCACGGTCACATTCAACTGTCACCGAGCAGTGGCGTTTCATCACTGCACGAGACACAATCAACTACATTGTTGTTGAGGCTGAGAAGCGTCTTGAGGATCTCGTGTTCTCCACAATTGACGGACGTCAAACACTGTTTGCAAACATCATCAATGCTTGCCAAGCAGTTCTTGAGCCGGTTCGCATCAACGGTGGATTGTACGAGGGCTTTACCGCCGATGGTCGCCGAATTGACTACGGATACACGGTCAAGTGTGATTCTTCAATCAACCCGCTTTCGCAACTTGAGGCTGGCACGGTGAGGTGCCGTGTTGGTGTACGAGTTTCGAGCGTCGGTGACAAGATTGAAGTTGAACTCATCAAGTCAAACCTCACAACAGCATTGGCATAACGGAGGAAGTAAATGGCACGCCCAGTTCTTTTTAAGAACCTCGCTACACAGCGTCAGGTTGTCGCAAAGATTACACCGAGCAACGCTGGTGGTGACCTTCCGACGTTCCCCGACTACTTCACACAGGTGAGTGGTGGTGAAATCACAGCCGCTGTTGAAAAGGTTTACCACGGTGGCGACATTTTCCCAGAGACCCTGTGCGCTCCTTCGGAAATTGGTGACGTAACACTTACTGGCTACCTGTCCGCAGATGCCGATTTCTTGAGCCGTCTCCAGCAGTTGCGCCAGATGGTCGGTCGTGTCCGCTACAACATTGATGTCCATGTGTTTGACTGCGATATTGCTGTTCCTGGCGCTGACCGCTCTTACACGAATGCGCTTCTGGTTGGTTTGACAGAGCCCGACGGTGATGCCACCTCGGGAACCCCTGCAACCTTTGCGATGACTTTCAGCATCTCAACGGTTTCGGTGGCTCGTAACCCGCTCGCCGCTGGCTGATAAACCCCCTTTCGGGGTTCCATTTTTGATGGCATGGCTGTGTTAGTGTTGCCCGCATGAGCAACGACTTTACTTTCACAAGCGGAAATAATGCTGATGCCGAGGCTGCGGATAGCAATGTCCTGAATCAGTTGAAGGCGGTTATTCAGAAGACCACGAAGCGTGAGGATATCTTCATTCAGGTTCCTGAGCGTGACGGTGTTCTTGTCCGGGTTTCACCGAATATCACGCAGAACCAGTTGCGTGCATGGCGTCGTAACGCTGGAGATGACACGAAGAAGGGTTTGGATACCCTGAAGTTTTCGTGCAACGTTATTGCTGCCACGTGCACTGGCATCATGATTAACGATGAGATTGTCACCAACGACATGGGTGTTGAGGTGACTTTTGCTTCTCAGGAAATCATGCAGATGACTGGTACTTCGCGTCCGCACCCAGATTGTGTTCAAGCATTTTTTGGTTTGGAGCCACACATTGAGGCGGCGGCTGTCGCCATCATTGAGGCTTCTGGATATGGTGACGCAGTTGAGGCTGTGGACCCTACGAAGAGGTCTTCGGAGAACTAGTCAGCGACGACCGCATCAAAATTGCGGCTCGGCTCGGAGACCTCTTTCATTGCGACCCGATTAAGTTGCTTGACTGTGATATTGATGAATGGCTGATTCGCCTTGCCTGTGCTAAAGTTATAGAGCAGGATAGAGAAAAACAGGAAGCAGAAGCAAAGCGTCAATCCAAACGCTGATTCCGCTGGAGCGCTCAATATCCGTCTAATCAACGGAGATATGTATGGCACGAGAGCGCGTAGTTATCAATATCGAGGTCAACTCGGATATTGCGACGATTGAGGCTACCCGTGCGGCTTTGGAGCGTCTTACTAAACAAAACCGTGACCTTAACGACGAGTATGACCGTCATAAGAAACGCATCACGGAAGTAACTAAAGAGAACAAGCGCCTTAACCGTGATAGTGACATGGTTGGCAATTCGTTGCGCAATCTTGGTAAGCATACGGCGACATCCAGTAGGCGGTTTGCCGGTTTGCGTAAGTCTGTTTTGAGTTTGCGTAAGGATATTGGAACACTAATTAGCGCTTTTGGTGGAATGATTGGGGTTGTAAACAAACTTTCTTTGATTGAGATTCCTCTTCTCGCTCTCGGCATGGCTGGCATAACGTCCTTGTTTAAGAGTGGTACAGGGTTTGTGAACCTTTATAGAGCGGCGATGAGTTCGCTTGCGTACACCGCTGCTGGCGTCGGTGTTGCTGTCACCACGGTTATATCTGCATTGCGTGAGTTCCAGTCAGTTCAATTTGCGCCAATGTACGTGGATGGTGCGATAAATACCGAGGATCGTTTTGCTGCTGCGTCTGGGGCGATGCGAATGTTTGTTGATAATACGAGACTTGCTGTTGTTGGGTCCGAGTCGCTTCAGAAGGCTTTCGGTACTTTGAGTAAACAGAAGCCAGTGACTGGTGGAACTGTTGCTGCGTTTGAGGGCTTGATGAATATTGTCGCCGGTAGCGGTGGGGATATTGGGAAGGGAAGCGAGAAACTTGCAACATTTTTGGCGCAGGTTCAAAAGGGTGGACTCGGGAGTGCCGCTTCAGCAGCCAAAGACCTTGGTCCTGACTTTGAGAAAATCATTAAAGAAGCGCAAGCGCTTGGTTTAAAGACATCTGACGAGTTTTTTAAGGCGGCTGCTGACGGTGCTCTTGGTGAGACTTTTCAGAAGAAATATGCGGGCCAGTTGGATGCTCTTAACGACACCCTGATTGGTCGTTTTAAGACTGCTTTACAGAGCACAAAAAATCTTTTGGGCGATATTGGTGACCAGTTTCTGCAGCCTACTGGTGAAGCGGTAATCAAGATTCAGAGGATTATTGAGCGGACGATACTGCAACTTACTCCCATGTTGCGTCAGTTCGGAACCGACACATTTTTGGGTGATGTCGTTAATCTGATTGACAAGGTATCTGTCAAGTTTGTTGGTTTGATGAATAAATATCTTGGTACCACTCCAGGTTTGTTTGAAAAACTTGGCGAATACATGGATGCGATTGGTAAAAGGTTTGAGAAGGTTCAGGATTGGGCTCGACAGTTTGTTGATGCTGGTCAGTTAATTACAGACAATTTTATTAAACCGATTTTTGAAGGTTTGATGGACAAGTTTGGTGGAGGAATGAATGTTCTCGCTAGTTTGGTTGAGGCTAATGCGCCGTTGCTGAGGTCTCTCGCTGACAGCATTGTTGATGTTATTGCTGCAATTGGTGAGTACGGGAACATGCTTAAAGAGGCGTTTATTGCGGTCATTCCGCTTCTCAATGTTTTCTTGAAGGTCACTGAAAAGATTTTTTCTATTTGGACGAAAATAAGTAAAGGTTTGTTGAGTGTTTTCGGTGGTATCGGTGGTGGTATCGGTAAGGCTCTTGCTGCTGTTCCTGTTCTATATGGCTCACTTATTCTTTTCAGTCGTTTTTTCAAAGTTTTTGGCGGAATGTTCGGGAAAGATATGAGCATTAAGGCGAACAATGTTTTCGTCAACGGTAGAGGTATTGGTGGTGGGCCGATGGGTGGACCTATGGGTGGCCCAGGCGGAAGGCCTATGGGTGGACCTGGGATACGAGGTCGAATGGGGTACTCATACAACCTTGCACGTAACAGTGGTGTGGGGATAGCGAGGTCTGCTCAGGCGGGTTTGCGATCTGGTTACGCTGGCGTAAAAGGTCTTGGTGGTTCTGGGGCATTCAACCAGTTGTACGGCTTGGGGAATATGGGTTTGATGCTCGGTGGAACTGCCTTGATGGGTGCTGGTCAAAAAATGGGTGGGACATCAACTGCTGGTGGAGCAGCGCTCACTGGTTTGGGTGCGGCAGCAAATCTTGGCGCAGCGGGTTCAATGCTTGGTTTGGGGGAATTGACATTTGGTACTGGAAGTGCAGTCGGTACCGGCGCAATTCTTGGTGGCGCTGCCGCTATCGGCGGAGGTTATGCGGCTGGCTCGTATATTGGTTCTAAATTCACAGATGATTCCGTTAGGTCGCGCGCAATGTCAGCAGCGACATCAGCGGCAGTTGGCGCTGCAATCGGAAGTGTTGTTCCTGGAATCGGAACTGCGGTTGGTGCTGGATTGGGTGCTGTTGTCGGTGGTGCTGTTGGGTATTGGAAGGCTGGCGCGGCGCGTAGAGATGCACGCAAAGCAGCAAAAGGCGTCATGGACAACTTTTTCATGGAAACAGAAGACGCATTCGCGGCTGGAGATGTTGAGAAACTGAAGGCCCAACTTGAAGGATTGAACGCCGAAATCGCCAAAGCAGCAACTGGCGATATTGACTACTACAACAAAAAGATTGACGAGCAACGCAAAAAGATTGACGAAACAGCAAAACAGATTGATAACTATTCAAGGAACGCTGATCTTGCTGAAAGAATGTTTGGGAAGAGCACCGATGCGTTGAACAAACTAGCCGAAGAAGCCGGCATCAATGTGCGCGACAAGGTTCTTAATTTCACTGAAATGCTGAAACTTGTTGGGAAAACTTCCGAGGAGCAGACTCGACTGGTTAAGCAATTTTGGGGAACTCTCGGCGGTCAGGCTCTTGGTGGTGCGCTCGGAAAACTTGACAAAATCAGGGAGCGTCGAGATACACAAAACGCTCTGGATGCTTCACAGGCGTCGCTTTTGGGTGGAAATGTTTCTGGCGAGAATCTTCTTTCTTTCGTTGAAAATCAAATCAAGTTCTCTACGGCGGAGTACGGAGAATTGGGTGGTTTGGCTAATGCCTATGAATCAATCATTGCTGGTTTGTCTGGTGAAACCTTGGGCAAACTTGATGATAAAACAAAAGAAAAGTTGATGGCGCTTGCCAACGACATACTTGACCCAACAGCGTTGGTCAAATCAATGGATCAGGAAATGCTTGCGACAATGGTCGGCGGTGCGAGTGCGCTTGCTGGTATGTCTTCGTCAGACATACTTTCTTTGGTTAATCAAAAGATGAAGACAGATCCGAACTTCCTTGCGAATTTCGGCGCATATCAAAGTCGAAATAACATGACTCAAATGAATGCAATGATTACTGGTCAGGGTGGCATTGTTGGCGCTTCGTCTCCGTATGGTTTTATGCCTCAGATTACGGTGAATGTCAATGCTCCGGTAATTGACCCAGAAGTTGTTCGTCAGATTCGCCTAGAACTTGAAGCATCGTTGCGCACGGCAAGGGAAAAGGGTGGCACCTTCACTGGTGGTGCAGGGACGTTTAGGCGTTAATTATGGCTACTACTGTAACTGCGTGGGTCCGCATAAACCCTGCCCTGACAAATGCTTCAGCATTAACACAAAATGATTCAGTGCAGAATGTTGTCCCACTTATTATTCGTCTTCTTCCAGCAACACCAGACCAAATTGCAGAAGATTTCCAACTTCCATACAACCCGTTGCAGGTTACTTACGGTGATCTATCTGATGAGGTTACGCAAATTGCGCGACCTGGAACTACACCGATTATTGCTTTCAAGTCACATCGGTTGATGACTGTTGACTTTTCGTTCATAGTTGCGCAACCAGGCGACGGGCTTGCCACGAGTGTTGATAGTTCTTTGCAGAATTTGCGTAAATTTGCTGCGAGCAGTAATAGGGTTATTTCTTTACTCAATTTTGATTCGTTGACAAACACGCCTTTTGTTTTCCGTAATTCCACTCAGGAACGTCTTACTGATGGACTGTTTTTCAATATTGTTTCTCTTGAAATTCAGAGTGTCAGAAGGAACAAAAACAATGAGATAACTCAGGCGAATGTCAACATTAGTCTCGTTGAAAACAGGAACCCGCTGATTAATGTTGCGTTCATTCCGCCACTGAAGTACACAAAAAAACCAGAAAAATGTTCCAATAAAAAGTATCGGCGGAATAATCCGGGGAAATGCCCCAAGAAGACCGAGAAGGTTACCTCTCCTTCGCAGTCCGAATTGTCAAGAGCGACGGCTGCAAATAATGCCTATGCGCAAAAAGATGGATTTACGCGATGCTTCTTTAACGCAGATGGATCAATGGTCTGTTCCTGATGATTACTTCCGATGTTCTTTCAATACAAAACCACGATACTTTGCAGAAAGTGGAATTCGCACAAGCGGTGACTGAATTGCGTGTAAATTATGACATCAATGGGTGTTCGCAGTTAACCGTGAACGTCGCTGATTACAAAATGCGAATGTGGGATAACAACTATTTCCAAGTGAGCACACCAGTTTTGTTTAAGGGTGAACGATTTCGCATAGCATCAACCGAAATTTCGCAGGCTGATGGTGAATATGTAAATGTTAAACTGGAAATTCGCACTGAGGCTGTGCAAAAAATGAAAGAAGACAAGACGCCACAGTCCTACAGATCGTCAACTGGTTTCGAATTTGCAAGAAAGGTAGCGAACAAGTTCGGACTTGAGCCGATAATTCAGGAGGTCGCTGGTGTAAAACAGGCGACAATCAAAGTAAAAGAAAAAAACAATAAAGAGTCTGTTTGGGATGTCCTGCAAAGATCAGCGCAAGATATCCAATTCATGTGCTTCGTTGCGGATGGAAGATTGTTTTATGCTTCACCGCAGTGGCTTCTCGGAAGATGGGGTTTGGAGTCAACGCCTGGGGCAACATTCGAGGTGTATAGGGGAAAAACGGAAAAACGAACTCTTCTGTATATTCCGTTGATTTATCCAGCAGACCCAAAGTTGAACTTTTTCTTGTTGCAAATGCCAAACATGCGAAGGTCTGAAGACTCGCCGAAGGAGTCGGAGGGGACAGCGCAATTGTGGGCTGGTGACCGCTACGAGGAGGGAATTGGGAGCGCCTATAATATTCGTGCTGGGATGACAGTTGTTGTGTATGGGGTTAGTGGATTTAATCAAGCATATTTAGTTACTTCGGTTGATTATCAGTATGGGCTTTCGGAACCTGTTGAGGTTGCTTTTGCTACTGTGGCTAAGTTGGCTCCCGCCGATAAAGCGAAGATTGATGAAAAGGTTTCTGAGGTAACTGTGATTTCGGGAACTGGAGGATGATGTGGTTGTAAATTTAAATGACGGTTTTGAAAACTTCCAGCGTGCAGATTCGCTTCAGAGAATTGATATTGATTTTTCGTCTATACACATCGGCGTCGTGACCGCTGTTGGGTCAGCCACGAACACTGTTTTTGTGAAGATTCCGGCAATCAACGAGAATGCCGAATTGGGTCCTTTTAAGTGTCTTCAACCTTTTACAAATGTTGTTGAAACACCAGTCCAGCAAACATTGACGACCACATCTGGCTCCGACCCTGATGGCGGAACATTTCTTACGAGTGCAAGTTTAAGTTCAACCACAACAGACATTCAGGGTGTCTACGGTACTCTTAATTTGCCGAGTGTGGGCAACCGTGTTTTGGTCGTATTAATGAATAATTCGTTTGATGAAGGTGCGGTGATTGGGAAACTATGAACACTTTAAGACTCCCCATCCGTTTTAAGACAAATTATTCAATGGAAACCATTTCTGATGCCACCGACGAATATTATGCAAAACTGTTGGCAGATTCGCTCCGCATTGAGCCTGGTGAACTCCCGATTAGTACATCATTCGGTGTTCTTGACCCGTCCTTTGAATACCAGACACCGCTAAAAGCGGTTCAGAACGCTGCCCGCCATATCCCAGAAATTTCTGTAACAAATGTTTCGTCTAAACTGGATGATACGGGGAAAATCCTGCTCAAAGTTGATTTTACGATTAAGGAATCCTGATGGCTTCACCAGATTTTTCAGACTACGTTGACCTAACGCTTTTTGATACGACGGCGAACACTATCTACAATGAGGCGATTGAGTACGCAAAGACAGCGTTCCCAGAGTTTTCTCCACGTGTCGGAACCGTTGAAAATGCAATTCTTGAAGCGTTTGCTCATGCTTCGTTCAATTTGACGACAACCATAAACAGGCTTCCTGATGGTTTGATGGAAGGTCTACTCAAACTCATGGGATTCTCCCGGATTGAAGCAACTCCAGCGGCTGGCGTAGTCAGTATTGAGGTGACGATAAATACTGGTGTAACAATTTCTGCTGGAACAATCGTTTCGTTTGATGTTTTTGACACTGGTGGCGTACTCACACAGTACCTATTTGAAACAACCGAGGATTTGATAATTTCATCCGGAAATACCAGTGGAACGGTAAATGTTGTCGCCGTTTCAGCAGAGGAATATCCGGATATACCAGTTCCCCAGGCGCTTACACTCGTTTCGACTACGCCATATATTTTTCAAGTTGAATTGCAAAGCGTGAGTACGGTCGGAACAAATACGGAATCAGATGAAGAATATTTTAATCGTGCCTCCAGATACCTTGCATCGCTGTCAAGTGCTCTAGTTACAGCAAATCAGATGACCAACTACATTTCCACAATGTACCCAACGGTTTCACGATTCAAAGTGTACGACCTTACGGAATCTGTGGACATGGATTTCAGCGCTGCGGACGCCGCTGGAGAGGTCACCGTGGCAATGTGTGACAGTATTGGCGACCCGATTGATAGTGCTCAAAAAACAATCATCCAAGACGATCTTGAATCAAAAGTTATTGCAGGTCTCAATGTGGGTCTGTATGACATGCAAATATTTGATGTTGATGTCGTAGCAGAGGTTGTTGTTGAGACAAATTATTCAACTGCAACAGTTTCTCTTGCCGTGTCCGCAGCAATCGAAAGTTATCTTTCAATCGCTGGTTGGGATTGGCAGGAAGGCGTTGCATCTAACAGACTTTCTGCTATCGCTGCCCGTGTTCCTGGTGTCAAGTATGTCGTTTCAATGTCGTCTACTTTGCCTACTTCCGTGCCTAGCCTTGCCTCTGAGTCGGCTGGAGAAATCACCATAATCGAAAAGGGAGCAATCCCAATAGGCTCGTGCACAACAACAGCGGTTTAATATGCTCCCAACAGTAAACTATATTGATGAATCTGAGCGCAGATTTGTTGAGTCAGCGTACTTTGCAACGCTTTTGGGCGGAATATGGAAATCAGATGCGACTATTACCGAGGATCCGTTAACATATCAAGATTTTGCTTTTGGGTCAATTTTTGTTGACGCAGTTGCCGAATCGGAAACAACCTACAACATCTGGTCAAACCCGTCAACAGATGTGCCGTCACAGTATGCAATCACAACAGACATAGAAAACACAGATTATATTGAGGCGTTTTGCTGGGTTCGTCCGACAAAAAATTGCACAGTAAATATCAACACTCAGTTGACGGAGGTGTACCTTGATGAACCAACAAACAATTTCATGCTTTCATCTGACACAAACGATGTTTTTGAGGGCAATGTTGGTTCTCACATAATTGCTGTTGGTGGCGCCGACGAACCAATATGGCATTTGGTTAGAGCAAAACTGATTCAAATCCCGTCCGGTGACGCGCAATATTCAATTGGTTTGAAAATAAATGTCGTATTTGATGATGATGCATCGCCTGGTGAATTGAACATTTCAAGGCCAACGATTATCAGAACTCATGCCATCTTTGAAAACGAGGCACTACAGGAAACATATCTATTCATACCAGATGTGTTTTTGGAGCAAGACACCGCAGATTTCACCTCCAACGAGGTCACATATCCGCTAATGCGTTTAATTGACGTCGCCTCTGACACTGCGCATGATGTTGCACAAAAAATTGATGAAATCAAATATATGGATATTGAATCAGGGTTTGACAGTACAGATACCGAAACATATAGCACCTTGATTAATCCTCTGTATTCGGATGTTCCGACACTCGGGTGGCTTTCTCAATTCCGAGGAAGAAATCTTGTCGTCACATATGAGCCATCTACCGATGGAGAAGAGTGGGAACAGTTTATTCTGGATTCATCAACTCTTGACGGAACTGATGTTATGGCAACATCATCAATTTCAACCTCTGGGATTTCGGGTGGAGTTGAAGAATATTTTCGCTGGCAGGTAGACACTGGGTATTACGGTCACAATGCCGGAACCATTTCATCAATGCTTTCAGCAATCCAACTATTTCTTACTGGCGATAAAACAATCAATTATGTAGCCACGCCAACAAGCATCCATTTTCAAACAAGTATCACAGAAACGTACGGATCAGATGCTTTGGCAATTGGTGACCCGAACCCGTACATTCTTGCGGTTATTGAACCAGCAAGACCACTTGGAATGATTGCGACCCACGAATTAGTTGCCTAGATATTTACTTTCATATTTGGTTGGCATAAAAAGGTAAACTTGTAGTATCCCTAAAGACGGGAGAAATATGGACGATCAAGAAAACATTGACGATCCAGCAATCGTTGAAGTTGACACCGAAATGGATGAATTGCGCAAGGTATTGCGTAATACCATGTCGGAAAAACTCATAACGAATTTCGTCATTATTGCCGAAGTTACCGATGAGGATGGTCAATCGCTGTCCCTGTCCGTATCTGACAGCATTACGCCATGGCTGGCGTATGGGATGATTAACAGCGCTCTGGCGATGCTAGGGTCTGGAGAATACCAATTCCCTTCAACGGAAGAATGAGGCTAATAATGGATAAAAACATCAAAATGAACCTTGGCGACCAGGCGGTTAAGGGTGCAGTTCTCGGCGCTCTTGCGTACTTTGGCGACGCTTTCGGTTTGGATGCCACGCAGGTTGCGGTCGCCATGCCGGTTGCACTGACAATCCTCGCTTGGGTTTCTACGAAGATTGGTGACAAGGGCACGACAGTCTTGTTCCGTGTTGTCAAGCAAGCGGCAGCAGCACAGGCAAAGAAAAGCAAGTAGTTTCAAGCCACGCGCATTTGCTACCTTATACTTGTAGACGACACAAAATGTCGTCTCCGAGTGTGGGGTAGTAAATGCTTGCTGGAAGGTACAACATAGTCTGTGACCAAGGGTCAACCTTTCAAAGGGTCATAGAGATTAAAGGTTTAGACAATTCTATTCTCAACCTTTCTGGATACACAGCCAGAATGCAGGTTCGTCGAGAAATTGACTCAACAACTACGCTGATTGAACTGACCACAGAAAACGGTCGAATCACCATTTACCCATCCCTTGGAACGATTGAACTCAATCTCACCTCAACCGAAACTGCGGAACTGGCACGGGGCGGCTATTACGACTTGGAGATAATTGACACCTCCAGTGGGGATGTCCAGAAAGTACTTCGTGGAGAGTTCAGGCTTGAAAAAGAGGTCACCCGATGACCACTCCAACACCCATCACTATTGGCGTGACTCTCCCTGATGGAAATTTTAATGCTGTAGTTGAAGATCAGAGAAACATTGTAACCATAAACGAAGAAACCCCCAATACGGTTATTGTTACCGTGCCAGGGATAAACGCCTCAATTTATAGTGCTTCTATTGTTTACGGTAGCGGTGCGCCTTGGACTATTGAGGTTGAAATCTAATGCCCACATACATTCCGTCCGATTACGGCAATATCGGAGATATTTACATTGATGTTGAGACCGGAGATTTCTACGGTCCGAAGACTGAGAGTGGTTGGCCAGATACACCATTTTTTACGGCTTTAACATCTGTAACTGTTGATGCGGCGGTTCTAAATGACCGACATGTACATAGCCAACCAGTGGCGAGTGCTACTTGGGTGATTACCCATGCACTCGGAGGACGGCCATCAGTAACGGTCGTTGACTCTGGTTTGACGAAAGTATACGGGGAAATAGTGTATGATAGTGACACACAAGTAAGAGTTATTTTTTCGGCTCCTTTCAGCGGTTTCGCGTATTTAACGTGAGGTAAATAATGGCGCAAAAGTTCCTAACAAACCTTGATCTTAACCAGAACCAACTGGTTAATGCAACATTTGAGGTTCTTGCAACCGACCCCAGCAGTGGGAACTTTGAGGGTCGCCTTATTTACAACTCCACCGAAGACACAATCAAGGTTTATTCGGGTTCAGCATGGCGGAAAATGCTCCATGACGTCGTTGCTGGTGGCTCTTATACTGATGCGCTCACGATTTCTGAATCCAATGGGCAGATAACACTCACCCTAAACCTTGCTGACACCGACAGCGCTGGTCTTCTTTCAAGCACATTCTGGAATGACCTCAATGATGCGACCTCTGCTGCTACGGCAAGCAAACTCGTCAAGCGCGACGCCAATGGAAATATCAGCGTTGCCGACCCGACATCTGATTCGCATGCCGCAACCAAGGGCTATGTTGATGCCGCTCGTTCTGGTCTGGATGTTAAGCAGTCTGTTCGTGTTGCGACAACGAGCGCAATCAATATTGCGACAGATTTGGAAGACGGCGACACCATTGACGGTGTCACCCTTGCGACTGGTGATCGAGTCCTTGTCAAGAACCAGAGCACTGCCTCAGAAAACGGCATCTATGTTGTCGTCGCTTCTGGTGCGGCAAGCCGCTCAACGGATGCAGACAGCAATGCTGAAGTCACGGCAGGAATGTTCACCTTCGTTTCTGAAGGTTCAACCAATGCTGATTCGGGATGGGTTCTTACTACCAATGACACAATCACGCTTGGGAGCACCTCTCTTGACTTTGCACAGTTCTCTGGTGCTGGTCAAGTAACAGCAGGTGACGGTCTAACTAAGACCGGCAACACCCTTGATGTTGTTGGAACAACCGACAGAATCACAGTAAATGCTGACAGTGTTGATATTGCATCTACTTATGTTGGTCAATCAAGCATCACCACGCTCGGCACAATTTCCACGGGAACATGGGAAGCCACGGATGTTGGTGTCGCACATGGTGGTACTGGCGCCTCCACTGAATCTGGTGCCAGAACAAATTTGGCTTCTGCGTCGTCGGAAGCATCAGGTCGAACAACGAGCACACCGACACTTTCTCGTGTTTCCAAGCAGGGTTGTGCTGCGAGCGTGGGCGGTGTTTCAACAACGACCGTAACCCACAACTTCAACACTGTTGATGTCGTTGTTCAAGTTTACGAAGTTGCAACTGGCGCCACGGTAATCGGTGATGTAACACGAGCAAACTCAAATACGGTGTCAGTTGTTCTTAACGGAACTATTAGCGCGAACGACTACACCATCGTCGTCACGGGCTAATATCAACATTGGCTTCGAGGAGCCAATGACAATATAACCGAAAGCGATTGAGGTCGTGGCGCAAAAATTTACTGTACCTATCACTATCAAGCAGTTGGCGTCTGCTGGCTCAGATGCGCTCACGGTTTTTGTAAACGGTGAAGTTTACGGTCGCGTAAAAATTGAGGCTGGCGGTCGCTTATCGTGGAGCGACGGCACTGGTGTCTATGACACAAATCTTTATCGTGATGGCGCAAATACGCTCGCCACTGACGACATCTTCAAGGCGCTCACGGCACTGGTTTCTCCGACAACCAATGGTGCTCCGTCGGTAAGCGTCCCAGATGGAGCGATTGCGGTTGATAACACAAACAACCGCCTATATTTCAGGTCAAACTCAACATGGCGTGTTGTTGAGGGTGGGGCAACGGTTTCCGCAACTGCTCCAAGCAACCCACTCGAAGGCGCTCTGTGGTTTGACACTAGCGATGACACGCTTTATATCCGTCAGGGAAGCGCATGGGTTGTCGCTGGAGGTGGCGGTGCTTCGGTAGAGGTTGGAGCAACTGCCCCTTCTTCCCCCAGTGAGGGGGATATGTGGTGGGATTCCAACCTTCTTGAACTTTTCATTTACTACTCGTCAGCCTGGGTTCAGGTAACACCAAGTAGTGAATATTTTGACCTAGCAGACCTTGGCGACGTTTCCAGCACACCGCCAACAAATGGTCAAGTCCTCGTATTCAATAATTCAACTGGTGAGTATGAGCCGACAACTTTATCCACTAGCAGTTCACTTGATGGGCTAACCGACACAACATTAACCAGCCCAACATCTGGGGAATTCCTTAAGTACAACGGAAGCGCATGGGTTAATGATGCAATTGACCTTGGAACAGACACAACAGGTAATTATGTTTCCGATGTAAGCGGAGGAACAGGTGTCACGGTTACCCACACACCAGGAGAAGGATCAACGCCATCGGTGGCGATTGGTCAGGATGTTGGGACAACCGCGGACGTAACTTTCAATACGGTCACCGCAGACCTCACGGGGAATGCTGATACGGCAACTGCTCTACAGACTTCCAGGACGATTGAACTTACTGGTGATGTAACCGGTTCTGCATCGTTTGACGGAACAGCAAATGCGACATTGAGTGTCACGATTTCGTCCGACTCTGTCGCCCTCGGCACAGACACGACAGGTGACTATGTTCAGAACCTCGTCGCGGGTACTGGTGTCACGCTTGGTGCAAACTCGGGTGAAGGCGCAACACCAAGCATCGCCATCGGTCAAGATGTCGGAACAACAGCCGACGTCACGTTCAACACCGTAACTGCCGACCTTACGGGTGACGTGACTGGAAATGCCGATACAGCCACATCGCTGGAGACCGCCAGAACAATCTCTCTTGGGGGTGACCTCTCTGGTTCGGCATCGTTCAATGGAACCGCCGATGTAACGATTACCGCAACGGTGCAGCCGGACTCGATTGCCCTTGGTACGGACACCACTGGCAACTACATGTCGGGTGTTACGGCTGGAACTGGAATCAGTGTCACCCACACACCAGGTGAAGGCTCAAATGCGACGATTGCACTTGATGCTGACCTGAGCAGTTTGGGTGACATAACCGTTACGAGTCCTGAACAATATCAGACATTGGTGTATGACGGTTCTGAGTTCATTAACGAATATCCGACAACAGTAAGCAATGTACAAAACGCAGAAACAACCACCCTCACTGTTGGAACTGTTGTCTATCTGTTTGGCGGAACTGGTGACCGCGCATCGGTAAAGAGGGCAGACAATTCATCTGACACAACGTCGTCAAAGACTGTTGGAGTCGTTGCTTCTTCTATCAATTCTAGTGCCAACGGTCCAGTTGTCACTCGCGGATATGTGAATGGCATAAACCTAAGCAGTGGATATGCGGCAGGCGATATTCTTTGGCTTGGCTCAAACGGTCAATTCACTGCAACGAAGCCATCCACCCCCGACCATCTTGTCTTTGTCGGCGTTGTTGTTCGAGCAACAAACAATGGAATTGTATATGTAGCAACACAGAACGGCTACGAACTTGAAGAACTCCATGATGTAAAAGTTAGTAGCCTCGCCAATAAAGACGTATTGGTGTGGAACAGCGCATCGGCTGTTTGGGTCAACGGACAAATTAACCTCGGAACAGACACAGTTGGTGACTACGTTCAGAACCTTGTTGCCGGAACTGGCGTAACCATAACAGATAACTCTGGCGAAGGAACAACGCCAACAGTTGCTATAGGTCAAGACGTTTCAACAAGCGCTTCTGTGTTGTTTGCAGAAGTAGAGACAACTGGAGATTTTACCGTTGGCGGCGACCTGTTCGTCACTGGAACACTTACAACTGTCAACGAAACAAACCTTGCGATTGAAGATACGTTCATATATCTCAACGATGGTTCGACAGTCACCAACCCGGATTTGGGAATCGTTGGCAACTACAACGACGGAACCTACGCACACTCTGGTGTGTTCCGTGACGCAACCGATGGTAAGTGGAAGTTCTTTGACTCGTACACCCCGGAGCCAACGGACCCGATTAACACTGGGCATGCCTCTTATGCTCCTGCGCCAGTCGTAGCCGAAACATTTGAGAGCACGGTATCCACTGGCACCGCACCGTTCACCGTTTCCTCAACGACTGAAGTAACAAACCTTCATGCTGATACTGCAAGTTCGCTGCACACAGCCCGCAACATTTCGCTTGGTGGAGATATTGCTGGCTCAGCCTCGTTTGACGGGTCTGGCGATGTCACCATCACCGCAACCGTTCAAGCGAACTCCGTTGCGCTCGGCACCGATACAACTGGCAACTACATGGTTGACATCGCTGAGGGAACAGGTGTCACCATCACCCACACACCGGGTGAGGCGTCAACTGGAACAATCGCAATTGGTCAAGACGTTGGAACAACTGCGGACGTTACTTTCAATACCGTCACGGCAGATGTAACCGGCGACCTGACGGGAAATGTCACGGGCAACGCCGACACTGCCACTACACTGCAAACTTCCCGAACTATCTCGTTGGGTGGAGACCTTTCGGGTTCTGCTTCCTTCAATGGTTCTGCGGACGTAACCATCACCGCAACGATTGGTGCCGACTCGGTTGCCCTTGGAACTGACACCACTGGCAATTACGTTCAGAATCTTGTCGCTGGTACGGGAATAACACTCACCAACAACACCGGTGAAGGTGCAACCCCAACGGTTGCTGTCACCGCAAACACATACGAAGCATTCGGTGCAGTTGCCACCCACGAATCAGACACAACCAACATTCACGGTATAACGGACACTGCCGCCCTTGTCACTTTGGCTGGGACACAGACCCTCACCAACAAGACGCTTACCAGTCCAGTCATCACTGGTGTGTCTCCGCAAATAACCCTTGCTGGAGATTTGACTGGCTCAGTAACCCTGACCGACCTTGGCAACGGAACGCTTACGGCAACGATTGCCGCCAACTCCGTTGCTCTCGGCACAGACACAACGGGCAACTATGTAAACGATGTAACGGCAGGTACGGGCGTCACAGTCACTCATACACCAGGTGAAGGCTCCAGCCCAACAATTGCAATTGGTCAGGCAGTTGGAACAACAAGCGACGTTACCTTCAACACAGTTACAGCCGACTTGACGGGTGATGTAACTGGAAATGCAGATACCGCAACGACCCTTGCCGCTGCGCGGACGATTTCACTTGGTGGTGACCTGAGTGGCTCGGCATCCTTTAACGGCTCGTCGGATGTAACAATCACGGCGACCATTGGTGCAGACTCCGTAACCCTCGGCACAGACACCACAGGAAACTACGTCAACGACGTAACGGCTGGCACTGGCGTAACTGTTACTCACACCCCAGGAGAAGGTTCGAGCCCGACCGTGGCAATCGGTCAGGCAGTGGCCACATCGGACAGCCCAACATTTGCAGGTGCAACTCTTGATGCAGTCCAAATTGGAATCACTGCTGCTGGAGAGATTGACACATCTTCTGGCAATCTCACAATTGACTCTGCTGGCGGAACCGTAACGGTTGACGACAACCTGATTGTTTCTGGCGACCTCACCGTTTCTGGAACTACAACGACGGTAAATACCGAGACAATCAATTTGGCTGACAACATCATCACGCTCAACAGCAATGAAACTGGCACCCCAAGCCAAAACGCTGGTCTTGAGGTTGAGCGTGGCACCTCAACAAATGTGCAACTACGTTGGAATGAGACCAGCGACAAGTGGGAACTTTCCGAAGACGGTTCTAATTACTATGACATCGCTACCGAGGCATATGTTGATGGACAGACAATCACATCGCTGGATGACGTAGGTGATGTAACAATCACCTCTGCCACATCTGGGGATTTCCTAAAGTGGAACGGTACGGCATGGGTCAATGACCCAGTGAACTTGGGTACGGATACGACTGGAGACTATGTCGGTTCGCTCGTCGCTGGCACTGGTGTTACCCTCACGAATAACTCCGGAGAAGGCGCAACACCGACCGTAGCAATCGGTCAAGCGGTTGGCACGACAGACAACGTCACATTCAACAGCGTTACCGCCAGTCTCACGGGCAATGCAGATACTGCAACCACGCTGGCAACTTCACGAACGATTGCCCTCGGCGGAGATTTGTCTGGTTCGGCATCGTTTGACGGCTCGGCAAACATCACCATCACTGCAACGATTGGTGCAGATTCAGTTGCCCTCGGAACGGACACCACCGGGAACTACATGGAGGATGTCTCGGCTGGAACGGGCATCTCGGTCACCCACACGCCAAGTGAGGGTTCCACGGCAACGGTTGCACTCAACGCAACGTTGGACAACCTGAGCAATGTAAACGCCCCCGCACCTTCGGATGGTCAGTTCCTCAAGTACGTCTCTGCCTCGTCCGAATGGCAACCAGCGGCAATCCCCACCATCAACAACCTTGACGATGTCGGCGATGTAAACATCACGTCCGCAACATCGGGCGATTTCTTGAAGTGGAACGGGTCTGCGTGGGTTAACGACCCAGTAAACCTTGGAACCGATACAACAGGCGATTATGTGCAATCACTGGTCGCTGGAACCGGTATCTCTCTTGCGAATAACTCTGGCGAAGGTGCGACACCGACGGTAACGCTGAACGCAGCGATTGATGACCTTTCCGATGTGTCTGCGGCAGCCCCAACGAGCGGAGATGTTCTTTCGTGGAACGGGTCAGCATGGGTGTCGTCTGCACCATCAAGCGGCGCATCACTCACGGTTTCTGCGACAGCACCGTCGTCACCGTCCGAAGGGGACATGTGGTTTGAGTCCGATACGGGTCGCACGTACGTGTACTACGACAGCGCATGGGTGGAAATCGGAGCCATTTCCGCAGGGTCGCGTGTCTCTATTTCTGCAAATGCACCGTCCAACCCGACGGCTGGAGACACATGGTTTGACTCAGATACTGCCCAAACCTTCATCTATTACGACAGCCAGTGGATTGAAATTGGTGCCTCGGCAATGGCTGCCACCATTGCCGGAACCGCCCCAAGCAATGCGATTGGCGGTCAAATATGGTTTGACTCCAACACAGGCGGCACCTATGTCTATTTCAACTCCACATGGGTGGAGGTTGGCGCATCTGCCCTTGACACGCTCCTCAACACGATTGAGGCAAAGGGCGACATCCTCGTTGGAACTGCAGACAATGCGGTAGACAACCTGACGGTTGGCTCCAACGGGCAGATTCTCGTGGCAGACTCGGCAGAGGCAACTGGTCTAAAATGGGAAACGCCAAACTACGCGTCAACAGGTAAAGCCATCGCAATGGCAATCGTCTTCGGAGGATAATTTATGACAGCACCAAACATCGTCGGAGTCACGACCATAACGGGAAAGACGGCAGTCCTTGTCGTCACCACGAGTGCGACGGCTATTGTGGAGAACACAGCATCAAGCGGCAAAGTGTTCAAGGTGAACGCTTTGTATGTTTCCAACGTCGACGGAACGAATGCAGCAGATGTGAATGTTGATATTTACCGTTCTTCTACGGCATACCACATCGCCAAGACGGTTTCAGTTCCCGCAGATGCAACATTGGATGTGATTGCCAAGTCCATTTACCTTGAGGAAGGTGATGCCCTGCGCCTCACGGCAAACGCAAACTCCGACCTTGAGGCGGTCTGCTCTTACGAAGAGATTAGTTAGTCATGGCGCAAATAGGCGGGATTATCGGTCCGAAGAAATCAGTAAGCATTTCTGAAGCATCCGGTGTTTGGAGCCTGGGTTTTGCCCAAAAAGAGCGAGGCGCTTCAAACTGGCCCACCTTTATTCCACAAATCAATGTTGAGTATTTAGTTATTGCTGGAGGTGGCAGCGGCGGACCAGGCGGTGGTGGAGAACGTGGTGGTGGAGGCGCTGGTGGTTACAGAAATTCGGTTAGCGGTGAATTATCTGGTAGAAACTCGGCTGCGGAATCGCCACTAACTTTTGGTGCTGGAACATACACAGTCACGATTGGTGCTGGTGGTGCTGGTGGAAGCGGTATTCATAATAACGGAAACAATTCCGTTTTCCATACAATAACCTCCATTGGCGGTGGAAGAGGTGACTCTGGTGGCGGTGGACAAAACGTTGGAAGCGGTGGCTCAGGAGGAGGTGGTGGCGGTGCGGGGACTGCTGGACAAGGATTCAATGGAGGCACATCAATAAACAACTCTTCTGGCGGTGGTGGTGGCGGCGCAGGTGGCGCTGGAGGAAATGCCCCATCTGGAGTTGGTGGAGCAGGCTTGGCATCTTCAATAACTGGAACTTCTGTTGGTAGGGCAGGTGGAGGTGGTGCTGGAAATCCCAACTCTAATGGAGGAGGAAGTGGTGGTGGAAATGGCAATGTCAGCGGAACCGCCAATACAGGCGGAGGCGGAGGCGGCGCTGGTGGAAGCGGCGGCTCTGGAATCGTTATTGTTAGGTATTTGACCTCGGAAGCATCATGGGCATCGGTGACTGGTGGGACTGTAACTACTTCAGGCTCCTACACAGTTCACACATTCACCACCAGCGGCACGCTAAGCATTTCGTAGGTTTTAGTACTATGTTCTATAATGTAAGCACAAACATCACAGGAGAGTAAAGAAATGGCTCATTTTGCCCAAATCAACGCCGACAACGTGGTGACACAGGTAATCGTCGTTTCCAACGATGATTGCGCTGGTGGCGACTATCCGACAAGCGACGCACCAGGTGCGGCATTCTGCAACAACCTGCTCGGCGGCACGTGGAAACAAACCTCGTATAACGGGAACTTCCGCAAGCGCTATGCAGGAATCGGTTACACATTCAATGCCGACCTTGATGCATTCATTGCCCCACAGCCCTACCCCTCTTGGACGCTGAACGAAGAAACTGCCGACTGGGAAGCACCTGTTGCACGACCAGCAGAAGGCATGTGGACGTGGAATGAAGCAAATCAGGAGTGGGATGAAGTCGCATCGACAGGGGTGTAACCCATGGCGCTTTCGTTCCCTGCTAATCCTTCGGTAAACGACACATACACGGAGGGAAGCCGTTCCTGGAAATGGAACGGCACAAAGTGGGAACTTGTTATCAGCACACTTGTTGCTGGTTCGGTATCTACTGCTGAGATAAACAACGGCGCTGTTACTACGGCAAAACTCGCCGATGGTGCTGTGACCGCAGTCAAACTTGGTCCTGGTATTGGTGGCGGTCTTGACACCGAGGCTGAGGGTGCGATTTCAATAATGGATATAGGTTCATAATTAAGAGAGCGGAGTAGATGTTATGGCGATTTCAAGAACAGAAACAAGACTGGGCGGTCCTACTTCGCTCGGTACCTCTACGACCGCAATTTGTTCTGCCAGTGCAGGCGTAACGGAGGTCATCAAGCAGTTGCTCATCTGCAATACGGATACTGTTGAGCGCACTTTTAGTCTCGCCATCGGTACTGCGGCGACGGCTACGAACCGTTTCTTTTCCGCCATGCCGATTGGCGCGAATGACACGATTGTTTTGGATACTGCGATAGTTCTTGCTCCAACGGAAACACTTGAGGGTTTGGCTGATACGGCAAGCAAGGTCGTTGTTACTGCTCTTGGCTGGGAAAAGACGACTACCTGATGGCTCTTTCTGCTGGTCTCGGCGCAGGCGGTAATCGACCTGGTGTTTGCACTAGCAGTACTCGCCCTGCTTCGCCCTATCTCGGGCAGACAATTTTTGAGACTGACACCAACAAAATGAAAGTTTGGTTAGGTTCAAATTGGTCATCTGGTACTGCACATACCACACCATTCGCAGTTGAATACCTTGTGGTTGCTGGCGGTGCTGGCGGTGGCTACACCCATGGTGGTGGTGGCGGTGCTGGCGGTTATAGGTCGTCGGTTTCTGGTGAGTCATCTGGTGGAGGTGGTTCAGCAGAAACAACATTGGCTTTAGATTTGGGAACATACACCGTCACCGTAGGTGCTGGCGGAGCGGCTGGAACAACCTCCAATGCGACTGGTGTAAATGGTTCTAATTCGGTTTTTTCCTCTATTACTTCTACTGGTGGTGGTTACGGAAACAGTTACAACAACAGCCCTGCAAATGGAAACTCTGGTGGTTCTGGCGGTGGCGGTGCTGGTGCCAATACCGCTGGCAACGGTGGTGCAGGAACGTCAAGCCAGGGCTATGCAGGTGGTAACGCAAGTTCTAATGGTACGGCAGGTAACGGCGGCGGTGGTGGTGGTGCTGGTGCTGTTGGTGCTAATGCTACTGGTGCTATAGGGACGGGTTCTGCTGGTAATGGTGGTGATGGTGTGAGTTCTTCCATCAACGGTACGGCTACCACTCGTGCTGGTGGTGGTGGTGGTGGTAGATGGAGTTCAGGAACTTTTGGTTCTGGTGGTTCTGGCGGTGGCGGGCGTGGAGGGTATCCATCGAATGTTGCAACTGCTGGAACGGCAAATACGGGTAGCGGTGGCGGTGGCGGTGGTGACGGCGATACGCCTGTCGGCGGTGCGGGTGGTTCTGGAATCGTTATTATTCGCTATTTGACTGCCGATGCAAGCGGCTACACAGTCACAGGCGGAACAAAAGTGGTTGGTCCAACTGGAGCAACCTCTTACACCGTTCACACATTCACATCTAGTGGAAGTTTGGTGATTGCATGACCGTCTCAGCAACAAGCAACGGTCTCCGTCCAGGAGTATGCACCTCAACTAATCGTCCGTCTACGCCGTTCGACGGAATGGTTATTTATGAGACGGATACGGATTTGGTGAAGGCGTATAACGGTTCGTCATGGGAAACCGTCGGACCTACTACGGCTAGCGGACTTTCCTATCTCACGGGTGCATCATTTAGCGCGGTGTCGACCGTCAGTTTTGCATCGGGCGTATTCACATCGACGTACCAGAACTATGTAGTGACGCTAAATCTGACGGCATCAAGCACAGACCAAGATATTTCAATTCGCGTCAATAACGCTGGTACACCGCGAACCGCCGCAAACTATTACGGTTCCAAAACGACTATCACCGGCCCGGGTACGTCAACAAATACCGGAACCAATGGCGGAACGTCCCATAACGCTATGCGAACATTAAGCGCATACATAACATTGGGCGCAACTATTCAGGTTTATTCACCATTGGCAACGGGAACCAATACGTCGTGGACGGTTCAGGCGTTCGGCGCGGAATCAGTTAGCAGCGCAAACATTGTTAGCGGTTGTACGTACAACGCACTAGAGGCGCATGATGGTCTAACTTTCGTTGTTGGTGGCACGATTACCGGCAATTACCGCGTGTACGGTATTGCGAACAGTTAGGAGTCATCATGTCTAAACCACTAATCCAAATTGGCGACGAGGTTCGCGAGATGAACGACGCAGAAGTCGCGCAACGGCAACTTGACATTCAGACCGCCGAAGCAGTGAAAGCAGAAGCAGAAGCGGCAGCCGCTATTCGCCAGTCAGCACTTGCCAAACTTGCCGCTATCGGTCTAACCGACGACGAAATCAACGCAATCGTTGGGGGTGTCTAATGCCGTTATCTAATGTAATCGGTGCCTCATCCATCCTGAAGCCAGGTGTCTGCACGTCGTCAACTCGCCCTGCCTCCCCGTATGACGGGCAAGTTATTTACGAGACAGACACGAACCTGACGCTTGTGTATGAGGGCTCAGAGTGGGCGGTATTGAATCAACAGGTTTTTGGCAGTCGCAACGTGGTTATCAATGGCGCGATGCAGGTGGCACAACGAGGAACAAGTACGGCGGGCATCACGACAAGCGGCTATTTCACGGCGGATAGGTGGCGAGTGAACTACTCGTCGCTTGGGACATGGACTCAAAGCGTTGAGAATGATGCGCCGACTGGTTCGGGTCTGCGCCAATCGCTAAAAATGCTTTGTACTACGGCTAATGCCGCACCTGCGGCAGGTGATGTTCTATTTATGCAGTACCGATTTGAGGGTCAAAATGTGCAACAGTTTCTCAAAGGAACTGCGTCAGCCAAATCTTTCATGCTGACGTTCTGGGTCAAATCAAATGTGACGGGAACTTTTATTGCTGAGGTTGCCGACGTTGACAACACTCGCCAAGTTTCCAAGTCATACACGATTTCGGCTTCGGAAACTTGGGAAAAGAAAACCATTGATTTCGGCGCAGACACAACGGGTGTGTTTGATAACGATAATGCTGGTTCGCTGTTTCTGAACTTTCACATGGGCGCAGGAACCAATTACACATCAGGAACACTAAACACGAATTGGGCAACAACCGTTACCGCAAACCGTGTTATCGGTCAAGTCAATGTCGCCGCCGCCACGAACAATTATTTCCAAATCACTGGTGTTCAGTTGGAAGCAGGTTCGGTGGCGACACCGTTTGAGTTTGAGGACTACGGAACGACACTTGCCAAATGCCAGCGGTACTACTGGCGACTTGTTGAAGGTTCAGGAGCCGAAAGAATCTCTGTTGCCGCAGCGCACAGTTCGTCTGATGCGAGAGCCGTAATAACATTTCCAACCACTATGCGAACGAGTCCCACCCTAGAAATCGCAACTGGTGCCTACTATTCGTTTGAAAGAAACAATGCAGACGACGACATTACGAGCCTCACAATAGCCCAGGCTTCAAAAAGCAGTTGTTTGATTTACAACAACACGGAAATATCCTCAACCGCAGGACACGCTGGTAATTTTCGTGCAACCAGCGCATCTGCAAGACTATCGTTTACTGCGGAACTGTGATGAGAAAATATTACAAACAATCCATTATTGGCGGAGTATGGTCAATTTGGTATGAGGAAAACGGTTTTCGTTACTCTTTCACCGAAACAAATTCCGAAAACGCCGACTATCAGGCGTACCTTGCGTGGGTTGCTGAAGGCAACACCGCAGAAGAATGGCAACCAGACGGCGGAGGTGAATAATGGCTATTGATTTCCCCAACTCCCCCACGAACGGTGACCTGTTCTCTGCTGGTGGAAAGAACTGGCAGTACAACGGAACCGCTTGGGTTCTTCTAGGCATCATCCCCAACGTAAGACTTCTTGACGACGTAGGTGACGTAACAATCACCTCAGCAACATCTGGGGACTTCCTCAAATGGAACGGCTCTGCATGGGTCAATGACACTATTCCGACCATCAACAACTTGAACGACGTGGGTGACGTAACGATTACATCTGCCGCTTCCGGAGAGTTTCTCAAATGGAACGGAAGCGCATGGGTCAATGCCGTCGCTTCCACGGATGTCATGACAGACACCAAGAATGCGGCAATAATCACCATGGATATAGGAGCGTAAGTTATGGCAGTTGGCGACAGGACAGAGACACGGCTTGGCGGACCCACACAGTTGGGTACGTCGACCACGACGGTTTGCACGGCTGCGTCAGGTTACGCAGAAATAATCAAGCAAATCATCATCACGAACACTGACACGGTGGACCGCACGTTCAGTCTTGCCATTGGCTCGGCTGCAACGGCGGCAAACAGAATCATTTCTCAGTTGCCCATTGGCGCCAACGACATAATGGTCTTGGACACTGCTTTGGTGTTGAATGCCACGGAAACCCTTGAGGGTCTTGCTGATGCTGCGAGCGTCGTGAATGTCACGGCGATTGGCTGGGAAAAGCAGGTTTCGTAAACCATGGGCGTTTCCACACCGTATGGCATTCAAGGGCTGAAGAACTATGTAAGGGTCACCACGCCTACGAGCATTGAATATCTGCTTGTTGGCGGTGGTGGAGCAAGTAGTGCTTCAAATGGTGGTGGCGGAGGTGGTGGCGGTGTTCTGTCTGGAACTACATCTGTTACTGGCGGTTCTGAATACACAATAACTGTTGGTGGTGGCGGGTCTGGTGCTGGTTCAACTGGAGTAAATAATGTCAAAGGCAATAACGGGTCAGACACGGTCGCTTTTTCTTTGACTGCTGGTGGCGGTGGTGCAGGCAACAGCCTAAACAACAGCGCTGGTGGTTCAAATGGACGAGCAAGCAATGGTTCTGGTGGCGGTGGGTCGGTGACAAACGCCGGTATAACGGCTGCTCATAATGCTGGTTCTGGAAACGGAACAGGGAAAAACGGAGGCGCTGGGCTTGGCGACATTGCTTCGGGTGGCGGAGGCGGTGCTGGTGCTGCTGGAACTGCCGGAACATCAACAAATGGCGGTACGGGTGGAAACGGTGTTCAAAATTCAATAAATGGAACAAACTTGTATTGGGCTGGCGGCGGCGGTGGAACAAGTAATGGAACTGCGGGGAATGGCGGTCTTGGTGGTGGAGGTGGCGGAGCAACCAATACTGGAACACCTGGTCAAGGCGGTGGGTCGGCACTTAACTCTGGCGGCAATGGTGGTACTGGTACTGGGAATGATGGCGGAAATGGCGGCGACAATACTGGTGGCGGTGGTGGCGGTTCTGGTTGTCAACAGAATCAAGTAGCATCGGCAGTCGGTGCAAACGGTGGCTCTGGTGTAGTCATTATTAAATATCCAGATATTTACAGCGCTGCAACCTCTACGACTGGTTCTGTATCGCTGAGCACGGTAAACGGATACAAAATATATACATTCACCACTAGCGGAAGCATCACCTTCTAATGAGTATCTCAGGCGCACGTAAACCAAGACTCGCTACAGAGTACGGTATTGCATCTGGCGGTACTGAATCAGATATAACCGTTTCAGGTGTCTCATACAAACTTCATACATTTGCGGCAACAGGTACGCTTTCGGTTACTCAACCCGGTTGGTTTGATGTGCTTACCATCGCTGGTGGCGGTGGAGGCGGTGGAAGCAATGGGAGCGACTTCCATGGCGGAGGCGGTGGCGGTGGCGGAGCCCAACTAACGACAATGTACCTATCCTCCAACGCAACAGTGACGGTCGGTGCTGGAGGAAATGGTGGTGCAATAGGTGGAGGAACAAAACCCTCAGATGGAACATCATCATCTGTCGGCGGTGCTGTTCTTTCAAATGGAGTTGCTGCTGCTGGTGGTGGTGCTGGCGCTGACGGTTGGGGTAACAAGAATTCCAATGGTGGTTCAGGTGGCGGTGGAGGAATGGAGGCATCAAGTACAAAAGGTTTTGGTATCCCAACACAAGGTAATGATGGTGGTGCAGGATTTAATAGCAGGGGTCCAGGAAACGGCGCTGGCGGTGGTGGTGGTGCGGGTGGAGTCGGTGGAGCCGGCACTTCGTCTGCTGGTGGCGCTGGTGGCGATGGCGTTGACATATCTTCGTGGCTTGGAAGTGGAGCCCCTTCGTCTCCGTACTACATGGCGGCTGGGGGAGGTGGAGCAAGATACAGCGGAAGTAGCGGTGCTGGCGGTTCCTCTATTGGCGGCAATGGTGGCTCCAATACGACAGGAAGCGCAGCGACTGCAAGCAGGGCTTCTGGTGGCGGTGGTGCTTCTGGTGCTGGATACAACTCTGGAGGAAACGGTTCTGGAGGAATCGTCTATATCCGTAGAAGAGTCTCTGGATCTGCTGTAGGAACGCTGACGTATCTCCCGGTTTTGAATAATGTCGAGTATTTGATTATCGGTGGCGGTGGCGGTGGGGGAGGACGTCATGGTGGTGGCGGTGGTGCTGGTGGTTACCGTTCATCGGTGAGCGGAGAATCCTCTGGCGGTGGCGCATCCGCCGAAGACAAATTATTATTTACTGCTGGAAGCACATACTCAATCACTGTTGGCGCTGGCGGTCCAGGTGGTACTGCAAACAATAACGGAACGCTCCCAAGAGCAACATCGGGTAGCAATAGTTCTGCTTTTGGTATTACATCAACTGGTGGCGGCGCGGGTGGAAACGGGAATGTTGCTGGTGAAGCAAATGGAATTGCTGGCGGTTCTGGTGGTGGCAGTGTTCCTTCTGGTACTGGTGGCGCTGGTACTGCAAATCAGGGGTATGCCGGAGGAAATGGCGGCAGTACTTATCTTGGTGGCGGTGGAGGTGGTGCATCTGCTGCTGGTTCAAATTACTCTGGTTCGACTGCAGGCAATGGTGGCAATGGACTTGCGTCAAGCATCACTGGCTCCTCCATAACCCGTGCTGGAGGTGGCGGAGGTGGTGGATGGACTGGCAACACTGCTGGAACTGGCGGTTCCGGTGGAGGCGGTGCTGGTGTCGCCAACTCTGGAACAAAAGCAACAAGTGGCACTGCCAACACTGGTAGCGGTGGCGGAGGTGGAGGCACTGACTCTGCCCCAAATGCTGGTGGTGGTGACGGTGGTGCAGGTGTCGTCATCGTTCGTTACCCGACAGCAAACGCCACTGGTCTATCGGTAACTGGCGGAACTATTACAACATCGGGCAGTTACACCATTCATACATTCAACGCAACTGGAACCTTCACGGTGGCACGGGCATGAAATCGTTTATCATTGAGGTGAGGTAATCATGCCGTTTTCTTCAGTTTTAGGTGCATCTTCGGTCATCAAGCCTGGTGTCTGCACGTCCTCAACCCGCCCAACGGTTCCCTATGAGGGGCAGTTGATTTATGAGACGGATACAGACAGGGTTGCTTCTTGGAACGGCTCTGCTTGGGTATATACGGCGACTGGAGGGCTAATCACAGTAAAGGGGGAGACGGCATTCTCCAATGTCGCAAATGTGACCGCTGACGGCGTATTCACTAGCGCATACACGAACTACCGAATGATTATTCGTTTTCAGATAAGTGTTGGGCAACTCTCGTTTCAGTTACGTGCCGCAACGGTTGACGCAACAACGAATTATTCAACGCAAAGCATAGTCGCAAACGGTGCAACGCTATCAGGAGCACGTACAACAAGCACATCAAACGCAAACATCGGAAACAATGGTAACGGAGCGTTTTGGGGATTGGCAGTTGTGGAATTGAGCGGTCCACAACTAGCCGAGCCGACGCTTTACCAATCGCAATTTTTGCGACAAGACGGAAACTACACAACGGCTACAGTAATTCAAAACTACTACGGTAATCATTCAGATTCAACAAGTTATGACGGCATAAAATTATTGGGTACTAGCGCCAACATTACGGGCAGTTACACCATCTATGGATACGCAAAGGTCTAACCATGAGAACCAACGACAACGGAATTGACCGAGAAATGACAGCAGAAGAAGCCGCAGCACATACTGCTTGGATGACAGTAGCGGCACAAGAAGCAGAAGAACTCGCCCAAGCCGAAGCCGCTCGCATCGCCGCCAAGGAATCCGCCAAAGCCAAACTCGCAGCCCTTGGTCTAACTGATGACGAAATCAACGCAATCATTGGAGGTGTGTGATGCCTATTGACTTTCCTGGCTCCCCATCCACTGGTGACCACTACTCCTACGACGAGCGCACATGGAGATGGGATGGCTCTACATGGCGATTAGTGGTCAGTGGTACCATTGACTACAACATCGACGGGGGTGGAGCCGCCACTGTTTATGGTGGACAAAGTGTTATTGACGGAGGAGGCGTAGCGTAAATGGCTGTAAGAATTCAGTTCAGGCGAGGCACTGCCTCTGAGTGGACCTCTGCCAACCCGACCCTTGCACAGGGCGAGTTTGCCCTAGAGACGGACACCGGCTACTACAAGGTCGGTGACGGTTCCACGGCATGGACTTCTCTCTCTTATGGGGGGACAACCGGTCAGCCAGGTACAAACGGAACAAATGGTCTTGATGCGGTATACGATACTGATCAAGCAGTAATAAGTGCACGAGTTTTTAGTTAGGGGAAAATATGGCTACATTTGCAAAAACTATTCTGAGTGGTTCAACGGATGGAAAACTCATCAAGGTTGTTCAGACGGCAACTGCTGGAACCACAATCCATACTGGTCCGACTGACACCTCGCATTTCCACGAAGTATGGCTGTACGCAGTCAATAGTGATACGACCGATCGCAAGTTGACGATTGAGTGGGGTGGCACTACGTCGCCCGACGATTTAATCGAGTACACAGTCAAAGCAGAAAACGGTCTATATTTGATTGTTCCTGGATTTATTCTTAAAGGTAATGCCACACCTCTTGTTGTGCGAGCATTCTGCGCTTCGGCAAACGTGGTGTCTGTGGGCGGATACGTTAACACGATTACCTGATTGGGAGGGTGATTAGTTTTGCCAGGTCAATCACGGAACACGCAGGGCGGAAAATCGCTTGCAACGCAGTTGAGTCCTCGCAATATGCGGACTGGAACTGGTCAAGTGAACGCATTGTGGCAGGGTCAAGGTCCACCGTTTCTTGCTACTGGTGGTACTGGAACAACGCTGAACGGATTTAGGTATTTGGTATTCACAAGCAGCAGCACTCTTACCGTTACTGACGGTGGGACCGCAGAGGTTCTTGTTGTCGCTGGTGGCGGCGGTGGCGCATCAAACAACGGTGCTGGTGGTGGTGGAGGCGGTATCCGCACTAGTACTGGGCTTACTTATCAAAGTTTGGAATTCTCGTCCGGAACCTATTCCGTGACGGTCGGGAGTGGCGGCACAGCACCTGGCGATGGAGTCGTAGGCAATGGAGGCAAGGGCGGTAATAGCAGCATTGTTCACAGCGGTGGCACTCTTTCTGCAACTGGTGGCGGAGCAGGAGTTTACGTTGGCGATGGTGGTGATGGTGGTTCGGGTGGTGGCAGAAACCAATACAATGGTGGCAGTCGTGGCGGTTTAGGCAACCAAGGTGGCTACACGCCGTCAGAAGGAAATAATGGTTCTGCTGGCGGCTCACCGAATGGTATCGGTGGCGGAGGTGGTTTCAATGCTGCAACCAGTACCGGTCACGGAGCACAAGGTTTGACAGTAAATAACCTTGATTCCAACTTGTCAACGATTCTCGGTTATACGGTTATTTCGTCTGGTGGTGGTGGTTCTGGTAACTGCAACGCTGGTGGAACAAACGGCGCTGGTGGAACAGGTGCAGGAGGAGGCGGATACGGCAATAATGCTGGTGCTGGTGTTTCCTATGGTTCTGGCGGAGGTGGAGGAAATAACTGTTTCGGCTCCGTCTATCACGGCGGTGTTGGAAAATCAGGTGTCGTTGTGGTGAGGTTCCCAGCGTGAGCAAAATGTATGCCGAACTAGAAGGCTCTGTTGTTGTCAACATCATCGTTGCCGATGAATCATTTGTGAATAGTCAAGAAAATCCAGAACGATTTGTTGAATACACGGAGCAAAATCCAGCATTCATAGACGGAGATTATGTTGGAGGCTACTTCTATGCGCCACAGCCGTATCCGTCGTGGAGCAGGAACGGCGCTGGGTTGTGGGTTGCTCCAGTTGAACGTCCTCAGTATGCCGATTACTGGGATGAGGAAAATCAGCAGTGGGTTTTGTTAACTGAACTTCCCGACTAACATGTATTTGTGCTTCAATTATTCGAAGACCTATTAGACCCGGATTATGCAAAAACTATTGAAAAAACAATGCTGTCAAACGCATTCCCATACTATTTCTTCGCCGACATTGATTATGGGAAAGGCAATGATGTTTATAACTTTGGATTTTCCCACACATTCGTTGACCAGTTTGCCGAATCACGAAGTGATTTTTTAGAACTTGTTTTGCCTGTTGCTTTTGCAATCGGTGATGCACTTGATCTGAAACTTACGCAACTTATACGAATTCGTGGGGTTATGTTGACACCAATTGGCATCGGATACAACCATGTCCGACATACGGACTTGGCCAGTGACCCAGACTCATTGACTGCCGTGTACTATGTGAACGATTCGGATGGGGCGACCACCATATACAACGGAGAAGATGTAGTGAGTGTCAATCCAAAGCAAAACAGTGCTGTCGTATTTGATACACATATGGAACATCATGGTGCAAAACCCGTAAAAACAGCATCACGGGTGGTTTTGAATATAAACTTCAGAGGTGAACCACAATGACTTCCAAACCCATTATTGAGCAGTGGTTCCCTAAACCTTTATATATTGTGAATGACTTCATGGTCGATGAGTTGGTGATGTATAAAAAATGGTTATACGAACTGTTTTCTTTAAATGATGACATGAAGAGGACGGAAGAATTAAATGTAAATAGCACGCATAACATGACAACTCTTCATACGCAGGATATTTTCAGGAACTTGTCAAACGAGATAACGAAGAATGCAACTCAATTCGTGAGAATGCTCGGGTATTCTGGCGACCTTTTCATTAACAACATGTGGGCTAATCATGTTGTCAAGGGTGAATACTTATTCCCCCACAACCATCCGAACAGCATGTTGAGCGGCGCCTACTATGTTGAGTCTGACCACCCCGAAGATGTAATCAAATTTTACGATAATCCCATGAACATGCTTCCTGCGCCAGACGAGTACACATCACTTAGTTACGATTATTGTGCATACAGATGCCAGCCTGGAAGACTGATTCTCTTTAAGAGCGATTTCATTCATGGCTGCCCTGCCCTAAAAGGGGAAAGCAAAATTGTGATGTCTTTCAATATTGGGTTTGTCGGTTCTTTTGATTTTGAGGTCACCAAACCCGCATAAAACTCAATGAGTATTTGCCCCAAATCACCTTAACTGCTAGTTTATTTCAAATCAAATACATCTAAATGGTGTAAAATTAGGTAACTTCTGATTTGTTTGGAGACCCAGTTGAGTATCGCATTTCCGAGCGCCCCTTCCAACGACCAAGAATTCATTGCCGCGGGGAAAGCATGGACATGGAACGGCTCACGGTGGCTCAGGTCTGAATACTCCATAATTGATGGTGGCAATTCGGGAAGTGAACAGAATACCGCAAAATATATTTACGACGGTGGGACGGCATAACTTATGACAGTTCGCAGAATACGACTAAGACGAGATACTGCTTCGGCGTGGACCTCTGCTAACCCAACCCTTGCGCTTGGTGAAATTGCATGGGAGTCGGACACATCCAAGATAAAAATAGGTGACGGTACTACTGCATGGACTTCCCTTGCCTATTACAATGCCTCACTCAACAGCATTGGCGATGTTACGATTACTGACGTAGCCAACGGCGACTTTTTGCGTTGGAACGGTTCGGCATGGATTAATGACGCCGTAAACCTGTCAACGGACACGGTCGGCGATTTTGTCCAATCCCTTGTGGCGGGTACTGGTGTTACCGTTTCCAATAACAGTGGAGAAGCAGCCACACCAACAATTCAAATTGGGCAAGCCGTCGGCACGACAGACAATGTAACTTTCAATACCGTCACCGCCGATCTCACCGGTGATGTAACCGGAAATGCAGACACCGCAACAACTCTAGAGACGGCAAGAACAATCTCGCTCGGCGGGGACCTGAGCGGCTCAGCATCGTTTGACGGTTCAGCAGACATAACGATTACCGCCACGATAAGTGCCGACTCAACAGTCCTTGGCACTGATACAACTGGAGATTACGTTGAGTCACTTGTCGCAGGTACTGGCGTAACTCTCACAAACAACACAGGCGAGGGGGCAACCCCTACGGTTGCAATCGGCCAAGCAGTCGAAACCACAAGCGATGTCACATTCAATACCGTCACCGCCGACTTGACGGGCAACGCCGACACTGCGACGACCCTTGAGACTGCTCGCACCATCTCGCTTGGTGGAGATTTGTCGGGCTCAGCATCATTTGATGGCTCGTCCGACGTCACAATAACTGCAACCATCGGTGCTGACTCTGTTGCCCTGGGTACCGACACGACTGGAAACTATGTTTCCGATGTAACTGGCGGAACAGGCGTAACGGTAACACATACTCCGGGTGAAGGTTCGAGCCCGTCAGTTGCCATTGGTCAGGCTGTTGGAACTGCAGATGATGTCACATTCAATACGGTGACTGCAGATTTGACTGGCGATGTCACAGGCAATGCTGACACAGCAACCACACTTGAAACCGCCAGAACAATTTCTCTCGGTGGTGACCTTTCGGGGTCTGCCTCGTTTAACGGTTCTGCAGATGTCACAATCACGGCGACGATTGGCGCTGACTCGGTTGCACTTGGCACTGACACAACTGGCGACTACGTTGGTTCGCTCGTTGCTGGCACGGGTGTCACCTTGTCCAACAACTCTGGTGAGGGAGCCACACCAACGGTCGCCATCGGTCAGTCGGTAGGAACATCCGATAGCCCAACCTTTGCTGGAGCGACATTGGATGCAGTACAAGTTGGAATCACGGCAGCGGGAGAGATTGACACCGCCTCGGGCAACTTGACCATTGACTCTGCTGGTGGCACGGTAACCGTTGACGACAATTTGGTTGTAACAGGAGATTTGACGGTTTCGGGAACGACCACAACGGTCAACACCGAAACTATCAACCTTGCCGACAATATCATCACCCTAAACAGCAATGAAACTGGTACTCCGAGTCAGAATGCCGGTCTTGAAGTAGAGCGTGGAACATCGGCAAATGTTGAGTTGCGCTGGAACGAGACAAGCGATAAATGGGAATTGACAGAAGATGGAAGCACCTATTACGACATTGCGACAGAATCCTATGTTGATGCGCAGTCCATTGCTTCACTTGATGATGTCGGCGATGTCACGATTACCTCTGCGGCTTCGGGCGAGTTCCTCAAGTGGAACGGCTCGGCGTGGGTAAATGATTCAATTCCAACAATCAACACGCTTGATGATGTCGGCGACGTCACGATTACCTCGGCGGCTTCGGGTGAGTTCCTTAAGTGGAACGGTAGTGCATGGGTAAACGATTCAATTCCGACAATCAACACGCTTGATGACGTCGGCGACGTAACGATTACATCGGCAGCGTCTGGCGACTTTCTCAAGTGGAATGGTTCTGCGTGGGTCAATGACCCAATTAACCTCGGCACGGACACCACTGGCAACTATATGGTCAATGTTTCTGCCGGAGACGGAATAAATGTTTCACACACACAGGGTGAGGGTTCAACAGCAACAATATCCGCAAGGGATACTTTGGTAAGGTTCTACATGGAGGTCATCTGATATGTCATTGACACAAAAACGACTGGTTGGTCCAACCCAACTCACGACGACGACAAGCACGGTCCTATACACCGTGCCGCAAAGCACGACGACCATCGTGAAGCAGATTATCCTCTGCAACACGACTGGTTCTGCAGTAACCGTGACGCTGGTTTGCAAGCCGTTGAACGTCGCTCAGGCTTCTTCGCAGAACTTCTTCAACACCCTGTCGGTTGGGGCAAACGAAACATTGACCTTCCAAACCAACTTGGTTCTGACAAACAACGGAAGCACAGCAAACGCAACGAACAGTGACCAAATCATTGGTTCCGCAAGTGCAAACACCGCCATCAACATCATCATGAACGGAGTCGAAGAAGCGTAATGGTCGCTAGTTTTGTTCGCCTGAACAACTCGTCACTTTCGACAGCAGAGTCAACATCAAGCATTTCTGGCTCGCTGGTGAATTTGGCAAGTTATCTGAACCTTCCAGACCCTGTCTATGGGACTGGAGCGGATGGCGACGCAACCATTTCGGCTGACACCACGCTGACAAGCGACAAGTTCTACAAGAACCTCACGATTAACGCCAACATAAAACTAAACCCAGGCGGGTACAGAATATTCGTACAGAATGTTTTGACCCTAAACAGCGGTTCGGAGATTGGCTACACCACTGGATTTTCCACGGCTGGGACTCTCGCTCAAGGCGGAGCAACAAATACGGCAGTTACGCACAGCCTTGGTGGTTCTAGTGGCGCACAGACGGCGACTGCGCCAACGGCCGCCCTTGGTGGTTCTGCGTACTACCAGCAGCCCCTACAAGCGATTCGTGGCTGGGCGGTAACAGCAGCCTCAACTACTCCGACGTTCTTGCGTGGTGGTGCTGGCGGCTCGTCTGGCGCTGGTGGCGGAGTTGTTCTTATTTCGGCTCGCTATATCACCGTTTCTTCGGGTACTGCGTATTTCAAGGCGCCTGGAACTGCTGGTTCCGGTGGCGGTGGTGGCGGGGTCATTCTTGTTGTTTCCTCTGCGTCGGTACTTAATGCAAGTGTTTCCACTGATGTAACTGGAGGAACTGGCGCATCGGCTGGCACGGTGAACTACATGCAGGTGGCGTGACATGGCATTTGAGAGGCTTGGAGCAGACAGGAATCCCGTACAGAAGACGGGAACCGACAAATTGTTCGGTGCTGGCAGCGACGGAACAGTAACCATCTCCACGAACACGTCGCTTTCACGCGACATGTATTACGCCAACCTCACTGTGAACTCTGGAATCACGCTTTTTACCAACGGATTCAAGATTTTTGTTAGCGGGAACTTGGTAAACGACGGCACAATAGGAATGCCTACTGGAACAGCACAGACGACTTCGGTCATGGCAGGAACGACCATGACGAGAATTGACGGTAATGCTGGGTATGTTTCGGGCGATGCCTTGTCGGGAACAATGACGATTGCCGAGGTCCGTGACATTGAAGCGCTTGTCACGGGCGTAATGCAAAAAGGTGCCACGCGAAGGGTGTGGTGGTCTGGTGCTACTGGAACTGCTGGCACTAGCGGAACCGCAAACCCCGGTGGTGGCGGAAATGCAACTGCTGGTACTGCGGGAACTGGTGGTTCGGCAGGTCAGGGCGGTGGCTCCGTTGTCGTTCTCGCCAAGTCAATTAGTGGGTCTGGAACATTTGTGAGCGAAGGAACTGCTGGAACTTCGGGAAATCCAGGAACCGCTGGAAGCAACGCACCGGGAAACCCAGGGCATAACCCCGGCGGGCATGCTGGCGCACATAATCCTGGCGGTCATGCACAAGGACATAACCCCGGCGGAACTGGCCATAACCCACCCGGTCACTTCCATCACCCCGGTCACCATCAGGCGCCGAATTGCGGAGTCCATGAAGTTTGGGGCTGCTCGCATCATCACCCCGGTCACCACAACCCCGCGCACCAACACACAAACCCTGGAAACTCCTTCTCACATCCAGGAAACCCATTCCACTACTCACATCCAGGAAACCCATTCCATTACAGTCACCCCGGCAACCCGTTCCACAACCCATCTTATTCTGGTGGCACTGCCAACCCAGGAAATGCAGGAAACCCAGGAAATGCTGGAAGTCTCGTTGTTTTGACCCGAGGAATCACTACCCATGTCGCAACCTCCAACTTGACATACGTGGAGGACCTAGATGACTAATATCGACTATAATGGTAATGTCAACAGTGCAGTAACAAACGCAAGTTATTGGAGGATACCTAGGATGCCATACGATTTTTCAAGCCTTTCAGCAGATGACGTTGCACAGGCAAAAGCCCGTGTAAAAAAGGAACTTGAGCGACAGATGTACGAGGCAACCCTCAAACTGGAACTCAACCCCGCGACATATGACTACGATGCCCACACCATTCCGGAAGACGAGTTTGCGCCGGGATATGCGTACAAACTGCAGATTTCTGCATGTTTGAGCCAAATTGCCTTCATTAATGGCATGGAGTAAACCTCTGGTTTGCTAGTCTTTTTGCATGGACCATACAGAACTAGCGCCTTGCCTTGTCTTGTTCGAGGACGTTTTCAAGCCCGGTAACTTCATTGAGTTGCTTGAGGCTGAATGTCAACAGCAGTGGGGGTATCTGTCGTGGTACCTCACAACCGTTGGGCAGGGTCAAACACGGGTTGAGTACAGGTCATCTCTTGCGTGTGAACTTGGGGCATTGGGTCAACCGCTAAATGAAATAGCGGAACCGCGAATAATGCCGCTAGCAGAAAAATGGCACGACATTCACAATGACCTGCAAAAGTGTATATGGTCGTATAGAAACATGTACGACATTGACGTAAAAGAAGACGAAGGAATGACGGTGCTCAAGTACAGCAAGGGTGCAGAGTACCGAGGACATGTTGACCACGCTCCGTCAAACCAAAGAGTTTTTAGCATCGTTGCGTTCGCAAATGACAACTTTGACGGAGGTGAATTGACATTCCCGATATTTGATGTGACAGTAAAGCCAAAGGCTGGAAGTGCGGTTTTGTTTCCTTCAAACTTCCCGTATTTCCACTACGCGCAGGCTGTCGGTTCAACGAACAACACAGACACCAAGTACTCATTTGTAACTTGGTTTAGGTAGACCGATGCTGCCGAGGGTATGCATTGTAGGTTCTGGAACCTCCGGATTGGTTACCGCCTTGATGTTGAGGGCGTTTTTCCCCAACATCAAGGTGACGGTTATATCTTCCAAAGACATCGGGATAATTGGTGTCGGCGAGGGTTCTACTGAGCACTGGCGTCATTTTTTTCAGCAGCCATGCGATATAGACGCTGGAGAGATGGTTGCCCGGTGCGCCGCCACCCATAAATACGGAATCAAATTTGAGGGCTGGACTACACACACTCCAATCTATTACCACAGCATTAGCGGAGAGGGTCACGGACCAAATAACTTTAACGCTGTTTACTCTTTCGCCCACTTCAACGACTGGTTGCTAACGCCATCAATGATTCCACACCTGGATAATGACATGGTTGTAGATGACGTCAAGCAACCCCATGGCACCACAAATCAGTTTCACTTTGACACTCATAAACTAAACAACTTTTTGACGTATCTTGCCGAAAAACGTGGCGTAACATTTGGCGACGGGAAGATTGTAAAAATTGACAGGAATTCAGAAACGGGTTTTATTGAGTCGGTAACAACTGACACAAACATTAAGTGCGAGGCAGATTTCTTCGTTGATGCAAGCGGATTTGCAAGAGTGCTGATGAGTAAACTTGTTGAAAACGATGAGTTTGTCAGTTACAGAAAATACCTGCCGTGCGACTCAGCAGCCGTGTTCCAGACGGAATCTGACCCATCTGGGAAAATCCACCCATATACGAGGGCTCGCGCGATGCCGCATGGCTGGATGTGGGAAATACCGACACAGGAGCGCAGAGGAAACGGCTATGTATTTGCCTCAGATTTCTGCTCCGACGAGCAGGCAGTCAAGGAACTGTCCGAGGCTCATGGTAGGGACATAGAGCCGGCAAGAATAATTAGATTCAAGTCTGGCTACTACAAGCACGGTATTGCATTTAACTGTGCGGCTGTCGGTCTTTCTAGTTCATTTGTGGAACCGCTTGAGGCGACCGCAATAAGCACCAGCATTCAGCAATCACGCATGATTGCGGCAATTTTGCCGACCTTCATGCGTGGCAATAAGGCACAAACAAAGAACTATCAGCAACGCTACGAAAGTTTGCTTGAAAATATTGTCACGATGATTTCTCTCCACTACATCTCGGATAGAAATGATTCAGAGATGTGGAAGGCGCAACAACATGCCGAACTTCCGGAAACACTGAAGGTGCTCCTCGAATTGTGGAAGGAGAGAATGCCCGAAAAATACGATGTTCCGCATTTCGGGTATGAACTGTTTCTTTCAGAGCATCTTTGGCATGTTGCACAGGGTCAAGGAGTTCTTGATAAGTCTGTTGCCCTGGACCAATTAAACGCCTACTGCTCACATGACCCGTGTGCAAAAATTTTCTCCTCCAAAAAACTGCAGGCAGCAGCAACAAGGAAAATTGACCATGCGCTTCTCTATAAGGCGTAAATCGCCAACGGTTAAGCCTGGAATCTGGGAAAACCTTCCAGTCCCAAAACCAAACCAGTTATTTGCCGCCCCTGTTGACAATCGTTTGTGGCATCCGAAATTGGCGATTAGACCATCTCGCTCCAAAACACCTGAATGGTTTAAGGATATTCCGCAAGGCGAGGCGAGCCTCAAGCGATGCTACGGGGTTGCAGACTATCTAAGAACTGGATACGTGGTTCCGATGTGGGCGACGTTGGACGTAAGAATGCCCCTAAATAAATTGGATAAAAGATGGGAAGCACGTTTTGATATACCAGCGTCCCATCTATTTACCGCAGAGATAGCAACCGACCTTTCCGAGCAAGACAATAACTACTACTTTAGTTATGAATCATTGATGCGAAATCAATTTCCGATTCACCAAACGGGGAGTGAGTGCCCGGTTGCAAAACAAAAAAACCGCGAGTCTTCATACCTAAAATTACCAAGTCCCTGGGTGGTGAGAACTGCGCCCGGATGGTCCTCCCTCTTCCTGCCAACCCTCTGGGAGCCAAATGATGACTATGAGGTTCTTGGAGCCGTGGTGCATACGGATTACTATCCGAACGCCAACTGTGTAATAAACATAAAGACAAACAGACCGCTAAGGATTGAGGAGGGAACAATCATGCAACACATAATCCCCTTCAAGCGAGACGCATCAATCTTGGAGACAGAGGTAATACGAGGAGACCAAACCGCCCATACACTGTTGAGGGATACTGGATTCGGTCCAGTTTTCACAACAAAAGAAGACACGCACGGCGGGTACAAAAAAGAACAACGCAGAATGGATGGATTGGTTTCTGATGTATAGAGTCATATTTTGCCCTCAAGAAAAACCAGTTGAAGATGCCTACGACATGGCAAAAGAGTGGGGGTTGTCCATACAGCACGGTGACTCGGCGCGCACCGAGGACATGGAGTTTGACAGGACGGAAGTGCAAGTTCTCTCCATTCCAATTCAGCGCGGATTTGATGCGGAAAGAATTGAGTGTTTGGTCAATATGCCGGTGTCGGTAAAGTACTCAAACGATTGGGACGACGTTTCTGATTACACATTTCTACTGCGCCCAACTGGTATGCGTGTCGGCAAAACCAACTGGGGTGTCCCATCGATACTTATGGACAAACATAGGGCGGTAATGAACATTGCCGTTAGTTTCCCTGGCTCATACGAACTTGTCTCTGTCAAGGATGGAGTAGATAGAGAAATATCCGAGTTTATAGCGATGGAGCGCGAAGGGGAATATCCAGAGTGATTGAATTTATCGGTCACAAATCAACACACATAGCAGTAGTCCCAGACATAATTCCTCCTGACTTGTGCAATGGCTTGATTGATGCATGCAAGCGCGACTGGAATTCTTTGTTTTACCAAGGCCCGACACTTTCTGGTGTGGATACATCAATTAAGTACACGATGGATTTTGACTTCAGCGGGAAACAAGCACAGGAAAAAGGTTGTGATTACGACCTTTACAAAAATTACGAAGACAGAATCACGCAATGCCTGTGGACCGCAGTATCTCTTTACGTTGAGGCGTATTCAGAAATGCGGGCTGCCCCAGGATTGTGGGATACCGGATATCGTCTTCAGACCTACAAGCAAGGAACTGGATATTATCGGTCGCACCACGACGGCGCGCCTTGGGACCCAGAACCGACAAGTCTTCGCGTGTTGGGTGTAGTGATGTATTTGAATACTGTTGAGCGTGGAGGAGAAACCGGCTTCCCTATCCACGACCTCAAAGTAAAGGCTAATGCTGGCTCAATAGCCCTTTTCCCAGCATCTTGGACACATCCTCATCAGTCATGTGTTCCTGTTTCTTGCGACAAATGGATAATTAGCACCTTCATCGTATCTAATCGACGCCAGCCGACAATTAACGAACCAAGCCAACAAGTTCCAGTTACGGTCATTGACACCAATCCAGAGAATCAGGGAAATGAGGAGGGAACATGAAATCCAAGTTCCCCCTAGTCATAAAGCAACTTGTTCCAAGCGCTGAAGTCCGAAAATTCATATCCGACACACAAGGCAGTCAAAGAACAGTCAAAAGCACTGGGTGGGGTCGTGCCACCAATGACATACCGATAATAAAAGACATGTCAACCCAAACTATTGGTGGTTCGTTTTGGGACATTATGTATTCTTGCGCCAAGGAGCACTTTGGTGAAACGGCGCTCCCTTCATACTGGAAGTGGTCTCGCTATTCGCCAAAATACGGGGCGCCGAATATTCCACCACACATTGACATAAATGCGTGTACTTACACAATTGATTTGCAGTTGATGGGGGATGTTGAGTGGGAGATATTTGTTGAAGGGACACCATACACAATGCAAGACGGTGACGCCCTTTTATACCTTGGCTCTGAGCAAATGCATTGGCGACCCAAATACCCGAATCGCAACTATAAATCATTCTTGGAAATGTGTTTTATTCATTTTGTTGAACCCGGGCACTGGTATCACGAAAATGGTCCAAAGTGGATAGATTCAGATGATGTGAGATTGCCGTGGAGAGAGAAAATGATGCATTTGCTGCCAAAATATAAGTGCGACACATATCAGCCATTTGAGGACCCAACTGAATTTCCCGGGTACTAGGATTACCAGATGGCAAATAACAAAATCACTGTTTACTGGTCCCCATCACACGCACTGGGAAGCCAGTATGAGTACAATCACCTCTACCCGTTCCCTGACTCTCTATATCAGGAGTTGGCACCGCTCAAGGCTGACCTAAAAGAAAACCGGGATGATTTTCTGAGGTGTCCAGCAGTAGGCAACAAAATGAAGAAAACATTTGTGTTTAGGTCCTCCACAGATACGCATGTGAAGATTGTTGACGGACAGTACGTATCGTATTGGGTCAACTCGGAAGACGACAAACGGCGTCATCAAACCACGGTTGAACTGCTTCATTCCCCAACTCTTTTGAATCATTTTTTGTTGAACTACCTACATCCGGTTATTTTTTTTACGGATGTTGATTCATTGATTATGTCTCTTACTCCGCCGTATTTTCACAAAACAACCCATTCGCAATACGGTGCAATCGTTCCTGGGGAGTTTGACATTGCTTCATGGTTTCGACCAATAAATTTTGAATTTCAACTATGGGAGGGAGTTGACGAACTAATCGTTCCTGCTGGCGAGCCGTTGGGGTATGTGGATTTCCATACGAGCAGTCAGGTTGAATTGCGCAGGTTTAACATGACTCAAAATTTAAAGAAGATATCAAGTTCGCTTGTTCACGTCTCGCCTCACCGAAGGTATGCAAAGTTGTCTGAGAAGTACAAGTTGTTCCGCAATGCCCGCATATCCCAAGGAATCCTCAGAGAGATACGCGACAACCTTGTTGGCTAGCGCAACATTGCTGAAATTGCACTACCACTTACCGATGGGGCATTTTGCATCTGGCAGTCGAGTTTTTATTTTCATAAAACATCCGCATTCCTTGCATTGAACTGTGGGCTTAAAAAGCCTGGGACATTGGTTACAAATCATCAGTCTTTTCATGTGGATTGGGGTGTTGTTTTGTTCCACTGGTTTGCCTTCTTGTTGTAAATGTTTTTAGCACTCGCCAAACGGGATTTTTGCGCTTTGCCGTATTCTTGAAATAACAGGTTCTACGGTGTTCCATTTAATGTTAGTCCCCCATGTTGAAGATATTGTGTATCTCGTGCATCCACCTATTTGGGTGACGCCGTGCAAGTGGTTGTTATCGGGGTCGTGCGCAAAAACCTTGCCTTTTTGGGGAATCATTGATTTTTCAAAAAATGGGTAAAATGTTTCTCCCCCAGAGTAATCATCATTCAAATAGATAACAGAACCGCATATTCTGTCCATTCCGTCAACATGGTCAATGTGTGTCATCTGATAACTTCCGGGCTCCCATCTGACTATTCCAATTTGGTCACAATACACATTTTCCCCATCGGCAAGTTGTTTACTGAATAAATCACGCAGACGATCATGTATGTCAATTACTAGTTTTTTATATTTAGAATCTTGGTCATCGGACAGCATTGATTCACATAACAGTGGGGTATTTCTATCTTCCCAGAAACCAAAAGTTTGTTTTTTGGTGAGCCAAGCGTTTTTTGTTTTTGCACGATTAATCAAATAATCGCATTCTTCTGCTGACAAAAAATTTTCTTGCTCTACGCCTTTGAATGTTATTTCTTCGAATTTTGGCGCATAACCGTATTCATATGTGTGTAAATGTTTCTTTAGATATTTTATGCTGAATGGTCTATTAGTTTTTGTGTCTACATAGCGAATAAAGTTTTGGTACTCGGCGGTTGATTTATCGGAAAAATCAAACATTTATCTAACCACTGGTTGCTCCGGCTGCTGGCACGCCTGCATGTAGTTGTGCATTTTGGAGATGTCTTCCCTGTAGGTTTCTTGTGTATTGTCAAAACTCCACAATGATGAAATCACAAATATATCTTGGTTGGATAAATATGTAATGCCGTATTGTTCCGCATTTGTTATTTCATCCGCTAAAACGCTACCAACATTTGGATAAAGTTTGTTCTTGTTGTTTTCAAGAATGATTTGATGATTGTCTGGTGCGCTTATGAATACGGCACAGTGAGCGCTGTCGTCTGGTTGATTAATGCAATATGTTGAAAGTATGTTTTTATTTTTCTCGTTCACCTTGAGAATGTCCATTTTTGTGCAGAACATTTCCTTACTAAACGATTTACCCATAAACTCTTTTGTTTTTGCGTGAGTTCTGAGTATCAGTTGGACTGTATGTTGCGACGAGTACTTTCTTATCGGCAACATTTTGAAAAATGAAAGGGTGTCATCGACCCATACATTTTCCGCTTCACATAACCAAACCAGATAATCACATTCTTCCGTGCTAAGCATGTGTTCCTTGAAATACATAAAAGACCGTACACCTCGTACTGGTTACCATTTACCTATCGGGCACACGGCTTCAGCAAGTTTGGTTTTCATGTTCATGAAGCATCCGCATTCTTTACATTGTTTGGTTAATTTGACAAAACGGGGACATGCTTCGCAGATTGAGTAACGTCTTTCTGCTTCCGCCTCCGATATGCGCTGCACATTCGGGTTGACCATATCCCAAGGTCGGGTTGTGCCCAATTTTTGCTTGTATTCCTTCCAAGCGCTCATGTGCTTACATTATCACGATGGTTCAGTGAATGTTCGTGTTTCCGCATTCCATAGTGAACCCAATACAACCCCAATTGTTTCTGATCTTTCTTGCAATGGGATGATTTCTGGGTTTGATGACAGCCCTGCAATCAGTGGCTCCATGTTGGGGATATCTGGTATTCCGAATGTCCCTGTGTATTCTCCGTCAACGAGTACCGCAAAAAACTTCGGTGCCGTGATGTCGGCGTTTTCTGGCGGCGTTGGGTCTGATGGTGTTGGTGTATCTGACATGTTGTCTCCTAATATTTGAACTTATGTTATCAGCAAGCGATGTAAGTGTTATTCCATGCACCCCAATCGGTGAATGCTGGGCAACTGCATGTGGTGCAAGCCCCAGAGCAACCTGTTCCACTTGCACCACTTGCACCGCATGAGCCGTCATACGAAGTTCCGTATCTGTACCTCAGGCTGAAACCTGGCCCGTTGCAATCTTCTTGGTAAACAGTTGTCCCAACACAGCAGACACAGCCCGGCAGTGGTGGCGGCGCCGTATAGCCACATACGCCATCTCGGTATGCTCCGTTGTATCCTCCGGTTCCTGGGCATGTCTGGCTACATCCACAGTCATAGTATTGGTACGAGAGTGTGCCGTCACATGTATATCCAACGTATGAACAGTTGTTCGGCCACGGTTCTGGAGCGCACGAACATGGCGGTGGCGGCGGTGGTGGCGGTGGTCCAGGTGCCACGGGTGTTACGGAGTTTGAAGCACTGGATGTTTTACTTACTCCATATCCAGTCACTGTTGTTACCGTAAATGTATACGCTGTGCCATTTGACAAACCGCTCACGGTTATGGGTGAAGATGCCCCAGAACCTGTTGCTCCGCCAGGGCTCGCCGTCACAACATATGTTGCATTACCTTTTCCATCGTAGGCGGGGAGAGTGAAAGAAACAGTTGCTTGACCATTCCCAGCCGATGCGCTTACGGATGTTGGAGAATCAGCGTATTTGCCTCCACCTGAAAAACCAGGAATCATTATGCGCTCAAATCACCAACGAGAACCCATGTATCAGTTGCCCTCTTGATAAGAGTTGCTGCAGACCATTGTGTACGCAGTTTCAAGCCTGGGGTGCCATTTACAGTAACCCCACCGGAACCAGCAACGGTTACTTGCCCTGCGCCGGTTTGCAAAAGATCAATTCTATCCCCGACAGCAAATGCGACAGAACTGTTTGATGGGACGGTCAGCGTGATAGAGGAAGCATTATTGAGTTCAACCAGTTTTGACAAGTCAGTCAATACGAGTGTGTATGTTGTCCCAGTCTGAGGATTTTGCACAGACCTGAAACCTGCTTGTGGCGTGCCTGTGCCCAGTTTTGTTTGAGTTACAGCCCCAGAACCGATTGTTGTGGCGCCAGTGTTGGTGATTGTTACATCGCCAGACATGTTTACTGATGTCGGGGAACCACCGCTGCTGAATACAACGATTTGACCAGATGTTCCAGAAAGCGAAATGCCAACCTCAACCCATGAACTTCCGTTATAAACATAGACCTTGTTGTCTGAGTCAAGGTACGCCAAACGCCCTTCCGAAAGGGTCGGCTCCCCCAGTCCGCCAAACGAAGCGTCACGGGTAGCAGCGTCTGGGAAGCGTGCAACGACCTGATCCATCAGGTATCCGTTAACTTGGGATGCGGTTAAAACGCTCCCTGCCGTGAAAAGTCTTACGCCTGCGCCAGCCATGAAAACTCCCAATTCTTATGGGTAAGAGTTAAGCAATTATACCCTAATTGCAGTTGCTGAATAAAAAGTGTTCTATTTGAAAGGTTTACCAGTGGCCCATGCAACGAGTGCCCATCTTGTTCCGCTGGTTATCGGTCTAACTCTATGAACCGCCCAAGACGGGAAAACTGTAGCCACCCCGCGTTCACTCGGAACAACTCTAGAAACTGGGCCATCCAGTATTTCAACTTCTCCACCTTCATATTCGGAAGGGTCGGAAAGTTGTATGGTGATCGACAGTTTTCGTTTTTTGTTGTTTACCGGCGACCAGTCCGTGTGCCAATCGTAATGGTCTCCTATTTCATATTTGAAAATTTGAAGTTGCTCCATACCCGAAAGTTCAAATTCAAGTGAATTGAGTTTCTTGAACTGTGAGAAAACAAATTGCCGCATTGATTCGGTTTCAATTTCTGTCCCTTTGACTGATCGAATCTTGTTTTGCTCAATTCCTTTAGCGTAAAAAACGGATGCTTCCTGAAGCGGTTTTTTCTGTGTTTGCGAAATAAGGTAATCGCACTCCGTTTCGGACAAAACAAGTGCACTTTGAACGCCGTCTATGAGCATGCCCTTTTATTGTAGTTGGGCAACGTGATGTAGAATTGTTAAGTTCTTGGGGGTGGTGGATGCGTTCCGGGCGCTTATTGTATATAAATCTCATATTTTTGAGTGCGCTTGCTTTGGTGCTTATGTTCCTGCCTGTCTCTGCAAGTGCTTCGGATGGCAACAAACTCGTCTTTTCGTGGTCGTCGGCAACAGTCTCCCAGCAAGTGAGTGTTCCGGAAGGCTGGGCGAGCGCGACCTCGGTAACCGCAACGGTTAGTGCCGCTGAAGCACAGGACTGGAAAGAAGCGTCCGACAAACTCATCATTGGAATCTCCCTGTATGGAGATGGTGGCGGGTTGATGTATAGCCACGACACAGGGCAAATAACACTTACTGATAACGGGTCATACAACGACTACACATTAAGCGTTACCTCTGAAGGAGTGGGTTCTGGTTGGGCGGATGTTGCATCTGTAAAAATATCAATCACAGGACAAGATGGCGAGTTATGGGCGGGCAACTATGGAACCGCTGTTGAGTCCGCATCGCTTCAACTGAATGATGGAACCGAACTTCTTAGCAATACTGAATTCACGTCCAATGCTGGCTGGGTGTCTTCTGCTGGATGGCAAACATGTTCTGGTGATTCTGGTTCTCTGCCATGCGTGGGCATAAGCGCAGTTGAGATTGCTGCCGCTGCGACAACCACCACAACGACTACCACAACGGTTCCAGAGGTTGCGTTGTACTACCCATCTGGACCTCAACTCAATATAAGCAAGTCCACTGTCACCGATGGCGGGTGGTCACTTTGCTACTCGGGAACCTACGGTGCGACTGCCTCGCTAACCACAATTGAGTCCGACTGCGACGGCGAATACCTCATCCTTGCCGGTGGTCAAACCGGCTCAGACACCCTGATGCTTCTTGCTGCTGCCCCAAGGTCGGATGTGTTCACAAATACGACAACAGCCCACCTATCCAACGGGTCGTACTGGTACTACGGACGCGACCACAGTTCGTCAATCGGCTTTGCCCCAAATGCCACGATTCAGTTGAGCAGTGCAGACGTCTATAACACCTCTGACCAATACCGACTCTCCTGGCATACCAACTACTGCGGAAACCTGATGCTCTGTGGAGGCTGGCGTGTCGGTGCTGTCGTCGGTCTCAACTCAGGAGATTCATACACACGGTATGTGTATGAGTCTTCAGATGGTGCTTCGCCTACGACGACTACAACTACTACAACTACTACGACAACTACAACTGTTCCAGCACCGACTTCCATTGAGGTGACCAACCTCTTGGATGACGGGTCAGAGGGAAGTCTTCGCTGGGCGATTACCCAAGCGAATGGAGCATCTGGTGGAGCCAATGACTCCATCACCTTCGCAGAGGGTCTTACTGGAACCATAACGCTCACATCAAACTTGCCAAATATCACCGACACCCTGACTATTGATTCCGACGATGCAATAACAATTGCTGGCAACTATCAGATGTACATATCAACCGGAGTGACCGCAACGGTTAACGACATGGGCTTTAGCCAGTCGTACATAACCAACGAGCGTGGAACCCTGTATGTGAACAGTTGCACCTTTACAAACCTTGGCAACTATGGGGTGGGCAATAAGAATGGTGCGACCCTCACCTACATAGATGGAACCACATTTAATGGTGGAACACGAGGAGTCTGGTCAGACTGGGGAAATACGCCAAATCCGTTCACCACGGACGACTCTGCATACCAGAACCGAATCTACGTAACAGACTCAACGTTCCAAAATCTGTCAGTTGGAATAGGAACCGAGCGTTCAGTATTTGTTTCTGGGTCGACATTTACGAATAACTCCACCCACATCAATGCAAGAGGAATAAACAAATACAGGATCACCAACAACACATTTAGCGGTGGAACTAACGGAATAATCACGTTCTCCAACATCCCAGCGTGGGAAGGATTCTTTGCCAATAAATCAGTGGATGCAAACAATAGATACATCTCTGGGAATACGTTCACCAATGTTTCCAACTATGCAATTTATTTGGACGACTACTACGGCAGTGTTCCGGACCAGCAGGGTGCAACGATTAGGGACAACACATGGGACGAGACTGGTGTGTGGGTCAGTTGGAGGAATGCCAACGGAAGGTACAACGAAACAGAGGTTGACGGTGGAGAGTATCCGTATTATTCGTTGAGCAACACTTCCAGTGCTCCGCCGCCGACTACCACGACAACCACAACCACTACAACTACAACAACAACTACAACAACTACTGTCGCTCCCGCTGCGCAGGAAGCGCCTCCCCCGACAACAATTGCTCCTCAGCCAGTAAGTCCTGAACCTGGGACGACGACAACGACGACCCTTGCCCCTGAGCCCGAGCCTGAGCCTGAGCCCGAGCCTGTTGAGACGACCATTCCCGAACAGCCCGATGAAGAGATATCACCTGAAGAAGACCAGCCCACGCCATCCGAAACAGGAACAACATTGCCTACTCTTCCTGAGGATGAGACTGACTTTCCTGACGAAGAAGAGGTGGATATCCCAGCCGATGAAGAAGAACAACAGCCCCAATCGCCAGAACCCCAACCAGAGGAAACATCAGAAGAAGAAGATTTTCCATTTGATGTAAATATACCAAATCCAGAACTTGCCCAAGACCTAGAAGACGCTTTGGTTGATATTGGGGACGCATCAGCCGATGAACTTGATGAAGTCCTGTCCGACCTTATTGACGAAATACCTGACGACGAACTACTTGAATCCCTAGATGACGTGGTTGAGGCACTTCTAGAGAACGTTCCGGACGACCAGATTGACGAGGTGCTCGACAGTCTTGTTGAGGCAATCTTTGAGAACGTCCCGGAAGACGAGATTGCAGAAGCCCTAGAAGAAGTCATTGACGTTATTTCCGATGGGGTGAACGTAGATACCCTGACCGAAGAGCAAAAGCACGAAATTGCCACCGTAGTTGAAGCCATTATCGCCTCTGGCGTAACGGAAGAAGTCGCCGAAACGCTTGCCTCAAACGAGGCAGTTCTTGAGTCAATAAACACCGATGAGGCCGAGCAGGTGTTTGAGGTAATTGACGCAGAGGATTTGACCGATGAAGTAGCAGAAGAAATTGTGGCTGCCGTTCAGGATGCCCCAAGCGACATCCGTGAGGTCTTTGAAGATGTTGTTGACCTGTTTCAGGGTGTGTTTGACGATTATGTGATGCTTGGTTCAACAATTGATGTTGGTCAACGCCGAACCGTTGTTGCCGTTACCGCACTAACGACCGCCGTTGGTGGTGCTATTGCCTCTGGTGGGTCGCTTGGTGGTAGCCCATCTGGGGGGTCATCACCTTCCTCGCCGAACAATCCAAACGATGCGGCGCGAAAGGAAGATGAAGAAGAGGAACCTTCAGGAGAGATTGCTGGTGATGGGGTAGAATGGGTGAGGAACATACGAATCTTCAAGTATGTAAATGGGGTGAGAGTGGTGGATTGGAAAGCATTTATCAAGAAATTTGGTTACGGTGTTATGAATCTCGGGTTCACACTTGCTGGTTCCCTCGTGGTTTATTTGACACTTTCTGGGCCTATCCAAAGAATCGCTGGAATCACCACGCTTGCGGCGTTTGGTGCTGCGATGTGGATTCACATGAAGGAACCTGAAGGCGAATAACCGCTAGGTTTCATTTTTGGTGTACAATGTTTAGACCTTTACGTCGCAAGCGCAGGCTTCAACGCCGCAAACGGGGGAAGAACATGGGAAAAGTTGCATGGGACTACATCAAGCCCGTAAAGCAACCAGCAGATGTTAAGGGATTCCAGCCTGGCAAGTTGCCGGACTCAATTCTGCGCCCTGTCAAGGGTGGCGGAAAAATGCATTGGATTGCTGCGTGCGCATGGGAAGCAATGGTTGAAAAAGCCAAATCTGAGGGTCTTGAATTGAAGCCGACCTCAGCAGGCGACACATACCGATCATACGATTCCCAACTTGCCGGATTTAGACAACGCTACCAACTTCAGCCAATTCCGGGAGCGAGCACTCGAACATTTGAAGGCAAAAAGTGGTATTTGAAAAAAGGATTTGCTCCTCTTGCTGCACCAGGCACATCGCAGCACAACACTGGATTGGCGGTCGATGTGCATACCGCTGGAGAACCCAAGCGTCTCAACTGGCTAATCGCAAATGTCAAAGACTTTGGATTTTCATGGGAGGTTGTCCCACAAGAACCGTGGCACCTGCGCTACTGCGACGGCGATAATCCTCCGCCCGCAGTGAAGGCGTACATGGAAAAGAACGGCGTTACTGCGCCGGTCGCTGGAGCAACCAGTTCTGCTTCTGTTCCAGCGGCTGGTTCTTCTGCACCATCGGTCAATGATGATGGTGGCGACTTGGAGAAGGGCGACAGCGGTCCACGCGTAACGAAACTCCAAGAGGAACTTGCCGAAAGAGGCTTTTATAAAGGCAAGGCAGATGGTGATTTCGGTCCGAAAACTGCGGCTGCCGTAATTGCATACAAGGCGTCAAAGGGGTACGGCGCTGGTTCTAAGGCTGGCAAGCGAGTGCTGGATGATTTGGGGATTGGGCTATGAAAGATAAGACGATGTTCATTCTCGCCATCGGTGTGATGGCGGCAATCCTCACCGCAATCGTTGGCGATTATTTGGTTGCCGCACTTGAAACACAGTCAACTGGTGAAGCAGTAGATGTTTCTGCAGAAGTAATGACCCTCGTCCAAACGGCACTTGGTGGTGTAATCGGTATCCTCGGCGGATACTTCGGTGCCAAAGGCATGAAGAAAGACGGACACTGCGACAACTGTTCATGTGAGGACAAGTAGTGGAATACTTGGTCGCCGCAATTTCCGCAGTCACGGCAATCGTAGTTGCTGTCGTTGAACGGCGAACCAGACGAGATGACGAGAAGTGGCAGCAAAATGCCGATGACCACAAGGCTCTTGTAGACAGAATGGACATGATTGGCTCGAATCTTGGTCGCTCACTTGACAGGGTTGAAGACAGCATCTCCCACCACATCATTCGTTTGGAAAACAAAGTTGAGCGCCACGATCAAGTTCTGTTTGACCATCTTGCATCTCATGCAGAATCTGACAAACCAGCAACTCCCCGGAAAAGGGCGGCGAAAAGAAAATGAAAATGAACGAAACATTTAAAAACATTTTGATGCGCATTCTTGCAACATTCGCAGCCAGCGGTCTTGGTGTCATCGGCGCAGGCACAATTGCCGGTGTTCCGGTTTGGAAAGCCGTGTTCATGGCGGGCATCGCTGGAGTCGCCACCGTTGTTGAGGGTTTGTCTCGGGCATTCCTTGATGATGGAAAATTGAGCGCCAAAGAAATCAATGAAGTGTTCGCCAAAGTTGACAAGAAAGCGAAGCGTTCATCCTCAGACGAGCAGGTGTAGTGAAACGCCTTATTTTTGTCTGTGCTTTACTTCTCGCTGGATGTGGATATGACGGACATTACCGCTACGAATGTCAAGACCCAGAAAATTGGGAAAACAAAGAGTGCAATCCACCAATATGCAAGGTAGACGGCGTTTGCTCCAAAGATTTGATTGGTTTCGACTGGGAAGGGGAGGAACAACCGTGAAACAGCGTTTTACACCAGAAGACCTTGATGCACGATTGAAGTTCATCATCGGATGCATACTGGGCTGTGTTTTGCTCATCACTACGGTCGGCATTTTGTATGCCCTCGTTTTTGTTGCCCAGCCAACTGGAGTTCAGGCAGAGAATGACAAGATGTTCTTCAACGTGCTGTCATCGGTGGCGACGTTCATTACTGGGACGCTTGCTGGTTTGATGATTTCTTCTGGTAAAACCAAGCCCGAGGCAAGCAGTGACGATACCACCGAAGAAACTGAATAAATCAGCCTAAAATAGCCATATTTCAGCACAATACCCGGCTTGTAAAACTGCCGATATTGCCCTAAAATTACCTCATTATTAAACATGAGGTATAACCAATGCTTAAATATATTTTGGCTGTCTCGCTAAGCGCATCAGCCGTAGTATCGCAACCACTAGAAAATGACAGTGGGTGGAGACCTGCGTGGGGTCTTGACAGAATCAACCAGCGCACTTTGCCACTTGACGACATATACACCCACGACCTCACTGGCTCTGGGGTGGATGTTTATGTATTTGATTCTGGAATAAATTCGTCGCACGAAGAGTTCGGTGGCAGAGTTTCTGATGGTTTCACTGTAATAGACGACGGGCATGGGACGGAAGATTGCTCAGGACATGGAAGCCATACGGCAAGCCTTGTCGGTGGAGAAACATATGGTGTCGCCAAAGATGTCAATTTGATACCAGTTCGTGTCCTGAACTGCAGTAATGGAAACGGCTCCAGCGCAACACTTTACACAGCGATTGATTGGATTATTGAACACCACGAAGATGGGTCGCCAGCAATAGTGAACATGAGCATCGGCATGCTCAAATCAACAGCATTTAACGAGGCTATGCGTTCATTGATTGACGATGGTCTTATCGTCGTTGGGGCTGCTGGCAATCAGGGCAGAGATGCGTGTTCGTATTCTCCAGCGTCCGAACCAATGATTATTTCTGTTGGGGGAACAGATAAAACCGATGTTCGTGGAACACAGTCAAACTATGGAGCATGTGTAGATATTTTTGCTCCGGGCTGGGATTTGGTCGGTGCATGGGTTGGTGGGGACGATGTCTATCGGTCAAGTAGCGGAACGTCAAATGCTTCACCAATCGTCAGCGGAATTGTTGCTCTAATGCTTGAAGACGACCCGACAATGACACAGGATGATGTTGCCAACCTTCTCATTGACACGGCGACAGTGGACGCACTCTCTGGGCTTGGGGATGGAAGCCCAAACCTTCTTGCTTTCACATACATGTTGGATTCCGTCGAAGCGTCTGAAATTACTACGACAACCACAACTACCACTACCACAACGACGGTTCCGCCAACAACCACAACCACCGCTTTGACGACAACCACAACCGTTCCAGCAACCACAACCGCACCGGAAGCATCTGGCCCCTCATCTGATTCTGGCGGTTCAGAGAGTGTTGAATCCGAGGGCGGTCAAGACAACCCACAGGAAGACACCAGAGAGGTGGCAGTTACCACAACCACCACAACCACTACGACAACCACGACAACCACAACGGTTGCCAACACCCCCAAAATCACCGATGAGCCGATCACGACAACGACAGTCGCAAAAACCCCACTAACCAAGAATCAAATCAAATGTTTACGGCTATTCAAAAACCCAAAGAACATTTCATCAAAACAATTGAAGTTGAAATTCAGGAAATTCAAATGCGCTAGGGTGAATCTTGTAAAAGAAACGGTAGGTGCACACAATGGCGACAAAAAGACGGAAAGCAAGAAGAAATAGACAAGAAACATATCTCTGCGGAATAGATGTCTCCCAATATCAAGGGGCTATTGCTTGGAAAAAGGTCGCAGAACACAAACTTGATTTTGCATACATTCGCAGCAATGTCGGAACAAAAGAAGACGAACGCCTTGAATACAACTCAAAACGAGTAAAGAAAAACAACATACCTTTCGGGTATTACGTTTATGTGAAGCCAGAACTTGATGCCGAAGAACAGGTTTCAATGCTTTTGGAGGCACACCACAAATATGGCGCAAATCTCATTCCACAAATTGATGTTGAACACCACGGCAACCTACACCCCAAACTGGTCAGACAGTCAGTTGACTACATTGTTCGCAGAGCAACAGAAGAACTAGGGAAACCACCGTCGATCTACAGCGGTGACTGGTTTTGGAATTCGCGCGTAAATTCACGTAGACACGGAAACTGCCCACTATGGGTTGCCAAATATGTTCAATACTCCAATGAGGCATTTGATAAAAACCCTGTTCCGGTTCCCCCATCAGAGTGGGCAAATTGGGCTTTGTCTTTTTATAATCCCGCCCCACTCAAGGGGTGGAAAACGTGGGATGTCTGGCAATTTGCTGCTGGTTTCAACGGATGCGGAAAGCGGTACGGTATGGTTTCAACAGATTTGGACCTGAATATCATGAAGGAACAGTCTTTTTCTAGATACCTATTGCAATGATTGTCATGTTCCCCTACTATGGGGACATGAAGAAAAACCCAATCACATTTCTGAAGGTTGTTGTTTATCTTGTTTTCCCGTTCTTCATTGCTTACCCGATGATGAATTGGCGCAAGATACGGAAACGCTATTTGTACGGGAATCACCCGCTCCACGAGTAAATGTTTGTTGTCACTCTGTGGCGGTTTGCATTGGGGTAAAATAGATACATGGGCAGTTGTGATGCCCGAAAGGGAAAAATAGGACTTCCCTGCGTGGGGGAGCCGAACCCGAATTTTGTAGTTTATAGCAAATATTTGGACTAGTGTTGTTTCATGGTATTGACTGACGAAGCAATGATTTGGCACAACGACGGCCACTCTGTGGGGTTGCGCATCAATAAAGAAAACTTAGAAGTCATATCTGTTGTCTGCCCTCACGAAAACACTAAAGACCGCCCATGCGGACACTCAGACACGGAGTGTGTAGTTAGATGGTTTCTAACAACATACGGGATGGAATGCAATGTCGGTGTAAGTAAACCGACCGATCTGCTTGGTGTTGCTTGGACATTCGTCGGCGAAACATACAAAGACCTTGGATCATGTCAAGTTTGGGTAATCCCCACAGAAGATGAGGCTTTTTCGGCATGGATGGTAACTCAAAGTTAATAGGCGGACTACTGCTCTTTGCCATAGGGGTGGTCGCCGGCGCAATCTCAATAATTTTCTATTCAATGTTCTCGGAATATAAGCGTCTTGAACTTGATAGAAAACGTATCAGGGATGACAGTTTTGATCGAGCGCTCAACAAATTTCTTCGGGATTTAGAACACAAGAAGAACGAGGACGATTTCTAACTCAGCCGATTTTTCGTAAAAGGTCGTCAATGATGTCCAAACTCTTGCCGTTTGCATCAATCATTGCTATTGCGAGTTCCCTCCAGCGATCACGGTCTATCTCAAGTGCGTCAATCTCTCCAACAAGTTCTGTATTGAGCAACACTTGTTGATCGTATTGTTCTTCAAGGATTTCGTTCACCTTGCAGTCGCAGTCTTCACCCATTCAAATCACCAACCTCTACATCGGTTATTGTTTTGGAATCATACTGATATTTCTCATACATTGACATCAGGTTCTCTAGACACCTCATAAAGTTGGACCACCCATCCCGGTCTGACAAACCAACAAGCCCGTTCGTGGCTGTGACGGCGCGGGAAACCTGCCCCACCGACCATCGGTATTCAGCAAGTTCTTTTTCCAACTTTTCAACCTTGTATTCAAGGTCTTTCATTTGGCGAAATGTTTCCATATCCATTTTTGCTATCACTTTTTTAATCATTGCAGTTTCCTTCTGGAGCCCGAGGTGGGAATCGAACCCACTGTCTCCTCATTACAAGTGAGGTGCATGGCCGAATATGCTTCTCGGGCCTAAACCTGTTCGCTATCTGCCATCTCTTCGTATGCGTTAAGCGCAGACACTACCCGTAGTGTCAAGTCATCTTGTTCAAACTCTTCCTTGAACACGGTTGAAACATATAGCGTGTTGTAGAGAACCGTTGCGACATGCTTCCATGTTTTCTGCTCAGATGTCTTTTCCTGTGATATCACTTCTGGTTGCGGTGATGAGTCGTTCAACTGTTCTGATGAGTCGTCTGAGGTCGGGGTGATATCTTGCACTTTTGTAGTTTATCCGATATTCGTACCGTCCGGACACTTTTGTTCTTGTAATCATTCTGTCTTTTCCCAGTAGGGCTAAGGCTCTTATTACTGCTGTTTCCGAGCATCCCAGTGTTACTGACATCTCACGGACTGTGAGCCCTGGGCGCTCCACAAGCATCACCAGGAGTCTTCCTGCTGGCGTGAAGAGGTTTACCTTGCTCTTGGCGGCGTAAGTAATCAAGTTCTGCTCGTCAAGTTCCAAAAGTATGGATTCAACTAATTCTTTTACATCTGCATTGTTGGCTATTGCCTGAGCAACGACCTTTTCTAATGGTTGCCTAAGCACATGGTCACGTCTGTTGTCGTGTGCTGAGGTCATAGTCGTGCATCGTATCACTGTGATAGCACGCATGTTTTCCAACAAAAAATCAAAACATCGGATTTATTTACTTTTGTATTTGCAAACACCCAACCGATGCTTGACAAAACAATGCACATCATAGAAATATGTCATCATGGATACAAGGAGAAATCATGACTAGTCAAGAGCAACCAAGAAAAGCCTTGCTTGGAAAACTCACGGAACTCACCGAAACAAGTGTGGATGCACCATGTCGAATCGGCGAAATCCACAAACAACTTGACCCGGAAACAGCACAAGCATTACTGAACGCTTTGCGCTCGGCGGCATCAACATCCGCCATCCACAAGGCAATCAAAGACGAAGGGTTACCACTCAGTAGGCACACCCTCAACCAAAAGAGGAAATGTTTCCGCCCACCCACAGACGGGGAATGCCTCTGCTTCCCCAATAACACAGGAGCCTAAATGTCTCTCCACGACAAACTTACCTCAATGACCCTAGATGCAAACGGCACCCCAGACGGCGACCGGGCATGGGCACAAGTAGAACTAGACGGAGGAGAGTTATCCACAGGAGCCCTCGCCATCCCCCTCACAGGAGACTGGGACGGCATACTCCGCTCATTCGGACTAGACCCCAACGTATTTGAAATCGTAGACGACACCGTCCGGATGTCCAAATGGCAAACATCCAAACGCCTAGAAAACGGAGAAAGAGACCTCATCTGGCTCTACTCCTACAGGGCACGCTTCCGCCGCAAAAACATCACCGCACTCCCAGAAGACGAAATAGACAAACTCCGCAAAACTGTACAGAAATGGAAACCTTACAAACCCACACTCAAGAACCCTGATAGCAACCCATCAACCTTCGTAATCTGCTGGGCAGACCAACAAATCGGCAAATCAGCAGGAGGCGGCGTAAAAGCCACAGTAGACCGAATCCTCCAATCCTTCACAGACTGCGAAACCCGCATCAAAGAACTCCGCAAAACTGGGCGGAACATTGAGAAGATTGCCATCGTCAACATGGGAGACCCAGTAGAAGGCTGCGACGGCAACTACGCCAGCCAATTGTTTACAGTTGAATTAACCCAACGACAACAACTCCTACTAGCACTCGACCTATGGGCACAAGGAGTCCGGCACCTCGCCCCACTCGCAGAATCCTCAGAATTCGTCTCCGTACTCTGCAACCACGGCGAATGGATGCGCAGAAACGGCAAATCCGTCACCTCAGACTCAGACAACGCAGGAGGCTTCCTCACCGACGCCCTACAACGAGTATTGGAAGGACGACCAGAAGTAGAACACCTAGAGTGGCGAATCCCCCACGACGAGTTCACCACAACAACCGTGCTATCAGGCATCAAAGTCGCATTCACACACGGCCACAAGATCACAGGCAAAGAAATTGAATGGCTCCGAGGACAATCCATCCGCATCCTCCGAGAAGAAGGACAAGAACCCGACATCTGGGTAACCGCCCACAAACACCACCTCAACGTCCAAGACTTCGGCCCCTGGTACCGCTTCCAATGCCCATCCAACGACGGCGGCTCCAAATGGTATACGGACATGAGCGGACAATGGTCAACCCCTGGAACCCTCACATTCCTCGTCGGAAACCACGACCCACGAGGCTGGTCAGATATGGCAGTCCTATGACCCTCACCTGCCCATGCCGATACACCAACATCTGGGGACACCGCCCAGTATGCGACACAGAAGACGACGATGAATAGACGCAACTTCCCCCATAAGCCCAACGATACCGATAGTTGCCGTCAGCGTCAACTCTACGCATCGCAGACACCTTGTGTAAAGCAACGCCGCATAATTCCTTCCACGATTCAAAAACGGGTATAAGCATGACGACAGTTATCGGAATACAGGGAGACGAATACTGCCTCCTAGTAGCAGACACCCGCATCTCCTCCACAACAGAAGACGGCATCCCCACCCAAATCAACACCCTCCGCTCAGACACCTCCAAAATCGCAGTAAACGGCAAATACCTCATCGCCACAGCAGGAGACCTCAGAGCCATCAACCTCCTCACCCACACACTCCAACTCCCCACCTGCCCACCCACACTAAAAGGCAAAAAACTAGACGAATTCACCACCAACAAAATCATCCCCACCATCCGCCACCTCTTCGAAACACACGGCTACACCCACACCCCCACACAAGACAACCTCAAAGCCGGACACGACTCAGAACTCCTCCTCGCCGTCAACAACACCCTCTACATCATTGACGGCGACTACGCCTGGTTCACCGACCAAAACAACACATACGCCATAGGCACAGGAGCCCCATACGCCCTAGGAGCACTCAACGTACTCCCCCAACCCAAAAACCCCATCCAAGCACGCAAAAACGCCCTCAAAGCCATCGCCACCGCAGCCAAATACGACCCCAACACAGGACACCCATACCACACCCACATCCAACAAAACAGAAAAACTACAACAAAATGAACCACCAAAACCACACCCCACACCCCGATACACAAACAACAAACAAATGGCAACAACACGCCAACTGCAAAGGCAAAACCAACCTCATGTTCCCCCAACACCACAAAGACATCACCTACATCATCAAAGCAAGAGAACTCTGCTCCACCTGCCCAGTCACAACACAATGCCTCAACTACGCCCTCGAATACCACCCCATAGACATGCACGGCGTATGGGCAGGCATGACCAGCCGACAACTCGCAGCAGAACAAAAACGACGAGGCATCAAACCAATACGCCCATCCATATCACAAATGTGGGAACTACTCTAAAACCCAAAAAAGTTCCCGCGTGCGTGGTTTTTTGTGGTTTGGTGTGGTTTTGTGTTTGCCCCTGTAACTCAGTGGTGAGAGTGGCACTCTTATAAGGTGTTGGTCGCAGGTTCGATTCCTGCCGGGGGCACGGTTAGGTGAGGCGGATTCCGCAGGTGTTGCAGTAGGTGTTTTGGTTTAGTTTTGTGGGGGTTTTGTTGCAGGTGGTTTGTCCGCAGGGTTGGAGTGTTTTTTCGCCTGTGAGGTAGTCGAGTACGGGTTGGAGTGGGTTGGGTGGGGTGTTGTTTTGGAGTGGGGGTTGGTTGTTGTGGGTGCGGGTTGCGTTGGTGAGGGTGCGCACCACATATGTTTGTAAACTTTCTTCACAGTTTTGTGCTGTGGTGATGAGTTGGTTTTTGAGCCAGCCTGGGATGGGGATGGTGAGGTGGACGGTGTGGTCTTCTCGGGCGGGTTTAGGTTTGTGTGGCATCGCGTTCTATGAGGGTGGTTAAGTATTCGGTGATGGACATGTCGTATGCTTCGGCTTGTTCGATGAGTTGGGTTTTGACGGTTGAGGTGATGCGGAGGGTGAGGGTGGTGTTTCGGGTTGTGGGGGGTTTGGGTGGGCGTCCTGTGCGCTTCTTCATAGGTTTACCGTAGCATTGTAGGTTTCTGTGAAATGTAGTCGATCTGCGTTGGTGTGGAGGTTGAGGCCGACTTGTTGGATGATGGTTTGTAGTTTGGGGTGGATGCTGGTTGTTTCTATGGTGCCGGCGTTGACGGTGTCTCTGATGTGTGTGTATTGGTTCCAGGCTTGTGCTGCTGTTGGGGGTGCGTCGGGGAGGCTTCGCAGGTATTCGGCTTTGAGCATTCCTGGGGTGGGGAGGTATTGTTCTCTGGTGGCGAGACGGTCTGCTGCTTGGAGGATTCCGTCTTTGGGTGTGTCGGCGAGTAGCCGATGCCATGCTCTGTAAACGTTTTTTTGGTTGTCGGGGAGGTTGGGGAGTTCTTTGTTCCACATGGCGTAGATGATTTCTACTGTTTCGGTGAGTTCTTCTTTGTTCATGTGCCGCTTTCCGCTACCGTCGCCTGTTGGATGGGGTTACCAGTTGGGGTCGTTGAGGAATTCTGTGCGGGCGTCCCGCTGTTCGCTGAGGGTGATGAAGCGTTCTACGTTGTCTGCGTGCCGGAAGATGAGTTCGATGTCGTTATATTTTTTGTTTCTGGGGTTGTGGCCCATGTGCCAGGGGGAGTTTTTGATGCCGTTGATGGCTTGTTTGCAGGCTTCGATTCCGTAGTCGTGGATTGCCCAACCGATGCGGATGGTGCGTTTGTCGTCTAGGACGGCTTTGGAGGTGGGGTTGATGGTTTCTTTCCAGTGGGCGAACACTTGTTCTATGGCGTGTGGTGATACTTTGCGGGCTTTGGCTGCTTGTTGCCGGGTTTGTATGTGTGTTCGATCGGATTGTTTCACGGTAATCCCCATGATTGAACTGTAACCGATAGTTTCAGTAAAGTCAAGTGATGTGGGAACGCTGGATATCT